ATGCAGTCATATAAAAAGAACCATTTTACACCGCCATAGTTTACAAAAATTCAGTTCTTGAATGGCATGGCTAAACAACCAACATCAAAAGCAAAAGAGAAGGCGACCAAGCCAACGGTTATTTCGTTCCGCATCACCAACGATCAGGAGAAAATTTTGACCGAGATTCAAAAGCGTTCTCCCGCCATCGGCGTTCATTCCACGCGACAACTTTGTCGAAAAATCGTGGTGGATTATATTGCCGGGCGGCTGTCCTACGAAAACCCGGCGGACAAAGAATGCGATTTAGACCGGTATCCGAAGACGGCAGGTGCCGCCGCTTGATGGATCGAGGGTAAATTTTACTTCGGATAAAAAGGTTGCGGGTGATTCGTGATCAAATAGCCGACAGGGAATGCTGCACTGTATACGCTCCGCGCTGACGGACTCAACAATGACCAGCGCCGGATCGAGAATTTCTTCCTGCGCCTGACAAAAGCGCCGGACACACCCTTCAAACTGCCCCTCCCGGCATTCGGCGGTGATCCACGCCAATACCCCACTGTTGGGCGCGGCGTCGTCCCCCACGTAAGTTCCGGCAACTCTTTTGGCAATCTCCGAAGGCATCAGTAAGCGTAGTCGTAAGCGGTGCCGGGCAGGTCTTTGGGAGTTACTTCGATTTCCAGCCCGGTGCGAGCCTGTCCATTCTTGATGTATTTCAACAGATTGTGATCCTTGAAGTAATCCGTAGACAAAAGCTTCTCCAATTCAGGCAAAATTTCCTTGGGCAGCTTGATAAAATCCAGTTGAATTTTGATGCTGTTGTCCGGTCTGCCGGTGGGTATAACCGCCGCGTCGGCGAGATACGCCATCAAGGAAGGCACTGAAAAAATCTGAAGCATCATGCGCGTCGCCAAAACCATCACCTTTTTATCCAGATGATCGCCGGATGATTTACGCGCAGACATACGACCCCCCATGGACGCATCCGCAGGCATACGACTACCCGCCGGTGAGCCGCTGGTTGATGGTTGTCCACTAATGCCCAGCGCCGAAGGCAGGTCTTCAATTAAAAATCGTGCTGCTCGTGCTTCTGTCACAACCTTAACTACGGCGTCAATTCAGACAAACGCGGTCTACCGCTGCGCTGGTACGCGGACTGAAGTAGTTTTTAAGGGTCACGGCAACGAACGACCGAAGCCAGCGATGATTCACCTGTGGCGCAATCGGCAGCCATCTGGGAGCGTCCACATCCACTTCCAAAAGCGTCTGGCCGTTGACCGCCAACGTGTATATTCGTGTCATCAGTGTAAGTTGCACACCTTGTAGAACCAAACTGCGTTTTCCGTCAAATTGCAGCCAAGACAGTTGGAAAATAACTGAATTGGTGAAAACTTTGGGTTCTTAAAAGCATGAAGTTGCTTTGCTACGCGGATTTGCACGCCACCGATGGCGATGAACTGAGTTTTACCCATCCGACCACCACGCTCCAGCACTATCGCGTCGAAAAATTCTTTCGCGATTTACGGGCCATTTATGACAAATACGAGTGCAACGGTGTCATTGACCTCGGCGACATGACCGGTGACCGCTCCTCGATTCCGGTACCCACCATCGAAGTGCTGGGCAATGGCCTTGATCTTATACCGGATTCCACGTGGAACATTAAATTGATCGGGAATCACGAGCAATATCTTCGTAATGCTTCCGTCAACGTTCGGCGGCTGTTCGACCACAAATTCACGGTGATCAGCGAAAACAAAATTTTCGACTTCGACGGTTGGAGGGCTTTCTTTTGCTCGTACCCGGCCAGCCACGACGTTTTGGCGCGCTGGATAGCCAAGTATGCCTACCAGTATCGCAACGACGGCAAAATCCTCTTTGGCCACTTTCAGGTGGCTGGATGCGCACTGGCCACCGGCATTGCCTTGCAGGGCATTCCAGCGGACATTTTGAAACCTTTTGAACTTTGCCTGTTGGGCCACGTACATCTTCCCCAAACCATCGGTAATCACATCCACTACATTGGCTCACCTTTCCAGCAAAACTGGGGCGAATCTGCCCAGCAAAAGCGCGTCGCCGTGTTGGACACCAGCGACCCCATACAAATCACGTGGGTCGCGCTGCCGGGCTACCCGGAATACCGGCAGGTCAGCCTCGAACAGTTCAAAAAGATGGCCAAAGCTGACGAAGAACACCGCTATAAGGTGGTGCTGGCCTCACACGAGGAAGCCGAGGAGTATTATCACCATCCGCTTTTCAGCCGTCATCCTGCTGTATACAACTACAGTGAAGTGGAAAACCCGGAAGCGACCGTGGAAAAAGACTGGTCACTGGAAGGCGTCTGCCAACGCTGGATGGAGACGCTGCCGCCCAACAAATCCGGGATCGAGCTTGAAAAACAGGAACTGCTTGAAATCGGCTTGTCCATCGCGAACGGCAAATTTTGAAAACTGCATCAAATACAGTTGATCTTCAAGTCTGTTAAAAACTGTTGGTGAAACGTGTGTTGTTATGCGTGAACAACGCTGGTCGTGTGACCGGCAACAAACAACGATAACATTATGAACCAACTATCTGCAATTGGCTTCGGCACCGATGCACAAGTGTTTGCTGGTTACGCGCAATCCGCGAACGACAAGTTGGGGAACATTGACTTCGTCTTCGAGAATACAGGCCCTAATCAGGCTTATATCAAGTTGATGCAGTACGATGGCTCGACTTCCCCTTCCGGCTACGCTTTGGTCGGCTCGGCCTTTACAGTGGTTCCCGGCGGTGTTATTACCAAGTCGTACGTCCTGCTCTCCAAACGGGTGGCGTTTTTCGGCTCTGGCAGTACCACGGTCAACATCTCGGCTGTCATTCGCAACAAGGCCGACCTGCGCAACGCGCAGATCGACATCGTGGCGGTTGGTCGTCGGGGCTGGGGCTACGACGAAGGCTTCAACAAGCTCGAACTCAAGAAGAAATGGGGCACGCCCGCTGGGCCTGCCACCACGGCTTCTGGCAACATCCAAGCCGGTTCGGGCAACATCGACTTCACTGCGGAAGGCGTCTAAAACGTTTTCCCGTGAGCACCAAAGGCCGCTCGAATTTTCGAGCGGCCTTTTTGTTCTTGTTGATATGGCGTTTTTGCAACTTTGGAATTCGGATAAGCAGGCTCTAGTAGACGACGAAGACCTGCCGTTAACCGTAAATTTACGCTGGCGTTTAGCTCATCATGGCTACGTAGTCAATACCCGCAGCATAAATGGAAAATACACTGCAACCTATCTGCATAGGCTCGTGATGAGAGCTATCAAAGGCATAAGAATTGACCACAAATTTGGAAACAAACTTGATTGTCGAAAAGAAAATCTGAGGCCAGCTACACAAACTCAAAATCTCGGTAATTCTATTTGGAATAAAACCGGTAAAACATCCAAATTTCGCGGTGTTAGTTGGCACAAGTTTACACAAAAATGGAGAGCAAGCTTACGTACTTCACACCCACGTAATACACTTCATTTGGGAGTTTTTGTTGACGAAACAGAAGCTGCACGGGCATACAACACTGCCGCGATTGAACATTTTGGGGCTGATTTTGCGCGTCTCAACGCAGTATGAATCCTCCGCCTCAGATCGGCTGGATTGTCGCCACCGATGGCGCAGTCACGAAGTATGAACCACCCAAAATTGCGCCGCCCATCACCCGGTCGGAGCGAAACGCTCAGTACCGTATCGGCCTGAGCAAGGTGCTGGAACTTTTGAGCAAGGCCGGTTTTTACTGCAATTCCATTGTGCAATCCAACACGGCCATCAGCCTGCAACGCGGCCCGCTGATGTTTGATGTCTCCTTGAAGGCACCCGGTCAAATCGCCTATGTCACGTCCCACATTGGCTATGATCCCGAAAAACGCAATGCCACGATCATCACCGCCGCCGATGTCATGGGCTGTGATTGCGTCATCCAAGTCATCGGCTCCCGCGCCTCCGGGGCCAGCACTAATCCTGTATACATCCCGTTACCACACGCGTTGCCTGATCCCGCGCAGTACGTCTTTGTGAATGTCATCCGGGTGATGCAGACAATGGTCGGGCACAGCCATGAACTGAGCGGCATCGATTTGAATCAGGTCGGCGACCAGAGCCACGCGTTCATTGATATAGGATTGCCGGGAAACTGATCGGGTTCAAATTCCTGCCATTGCCAGACGCGTTTTATCTGCATCCAGCGCTGGCGGCGGCCACAGACCGGGCATTCCCGCCGGATTTCCCGGTGCCACGGTGTTCTGGTTTTGCCCCACTGATACTGTCCAAGACAATAGGTCGTTGTGTCAGGCTTGAAGTGCATCGCCGTCGACCACTCCGTGAACGAAGTCTTTGAAAACGTAGCCGAACTCTTCCTGTTTGACCGTCCCGTCTGGCAAATGCACCGGTATAAAAATCGGGTTGACCCGGCCATGGTTGCAGATGATTTCCTGATCCACTTCAAAAGGCAAATCGACGGTGCTGCCCTTTTGGACGGCAATGTAGTGAATCATTTCCGCCTGCTTGATAGTGTCCGGCATCACGATCTTGCTCTTGGGCTGGCGAACTTCGGGCTTGACCAAAACGTAATCACCGAGGATTTCAAAGGTGGCCAGATTGACCTGCTCGCCATTGATCCGGGCGATCAACTCGGTCTGAAGCATGTGCAGCATGTCGTCCTCCAGATGCCGGTAAATCTGCGCCCAGCGCATCACGTCGTTGATCTGGAACATGACCAGATCACCCACCTTTACCAACGGAGGAACAGTGTCGATTTGTTTCTTGTAGGGATCGAAGACGCGGCCATTACCGAGGAACTGGATACGGCCCGTGCGGTGCAAATCGTGCTTGCCCGCCACATCGGGAATCAAAATGCCGCCGATGCTGGTGGTTTTCAGTTTTTCGTATTTCAACAGGACGCGATGACCAAACAATTGTATGCTCATGGCCATTAAGAACGCGCTTTTGAGAAGCTTACCCCGCGCATGTCCATGACGGCGGTTTTGAACACGTGCCGGGCAAAAAAATCTTCGCGTTCCTTGATCACCGCCATGCCGTAATCGTACTGTATACGCTGATTGATCGCGTCCAGAGCGGCATCGGCATTGTCGTTGGGATCGAGCTTTTTATTGCCGTCAAGCAACGGCATCTCCGCCACGGTCAGGCCAATTTTACGGTTGGTCAAAGAGCCGACCAGCCGCCACGTCGCCTCAATGGCGTCGTGGTCGAACAGCAGGCAAATCTCCTTGAGGGCCGGGCAGCGGATCAGCTTCACCAGTTGCACGTTGCTGACGTGATGCTTGAAGACGCAGACCGGCACCATGTTGGTACAGCCAACTTCGCGGAATTTCCGGCGCAACGAAAGCACGTTCAAAATCGATTCCACCACCACGGCGACGCTGGCTCGCGAGTTGCGCAGTTCATCAAGGTTGTATACCCAAAAAGCTGCACCGTATTTCACATCTGAACGGCTGGGAAAAAGCTTGGTCGATTCCTCCGGTTCGTCGATGTAGGTGCGTCCTTGGTAATACACGTCCAAGTTATATTCCCGCACCGGAAAAATGGCGAACGGCTCCCACTTGGGTTCAATCCGGGTGAAGCCGACACCCGCTTCGACAAAGGCGTCATAATCCAGATTTTTACGCACCGCCATGTCCGTGATCAACTTGGTGTATACAGACGTAGGCTCCTTGGTCAACGGCGTAAAGCCCCGTGGCAGTTTAACCTTGCTGATGACCGGAATCAGCGTCTTGGGCGGCACCGGAGCCAGCAGGTCGCGCAAAGGAATGCTGGAAAGCTCGACCTCATTAGCGAAGGTGTAGCCCAGTGCCGTGGCCCAAGCCAGAAAACTGCCCTTGTTGTGCTGGCCTTTGTTGCAACGGAAACAAAAGGTCTGGCCGGTGCGCAGGTTGACGGAGCGGTGCCCGGTTTTGTCTCCACACTCCGGGCACAAAAAGACCAGTTCCTCGTGGCTGGACTTATGGGGTACAACCTGAAAGGTGTGCTCGATTTCCTGCTTTAAAAGAAGACCAATCATGGAAGCACGACGGGGGGCGAGGGCGGCGGTAGCGGGGCGGGAGCCGGAGCCTGCTCCTCGGAGGACGGAGGCTGCTGGGCGTTCAATGGTGGATCAGTAGGATACGTCGCCCAGCCTCTTTGAACCGCCTTGGCAACCAATTTCCTGATCTCGGCTTCATCAAGTTTCATACCTTCAAGAACCTGTTTGTTTTTGCCTGCGTAGTTAAATCAGCATGAATTTGAACAACCAAATCGACATCGCCTCGAAGTTTACCGCGCCGCCACAGGGAGTGCCCGTCAAAGATCAATCCGAGCAGATGCGCGTGGGTTTGGACTGGGCCAAAAGGCTCGAATCCCAACCGCCGCCGGAACCTATCAAGACCCTCGTGCCGATCATCCCGGTCGCCAATTAAGGCGGCGTCAACCAGTCGATGCTTTCCACATAAAAGCTGGCTTCCACCGTGGTCAGCGCATTCGTCGTGTAATTCAAGTCGGAAATTTTAAGCCCGGCGATCCACATCTGCTGCAACATAACCGTCTGCCATACTTCCAGATCGCTGAACAACGACGTGGCGGAGGCTCCTTGATTGTTGCCCCGCACGAAATACAGCGCGCAGTCGAACCGATAATTGGATTGAAAATTTTCGTCCAACAACAGCGGGTCTTCGCCCCGTGCATTCAAACCGTACCCTGAACTGCGGAAACCGCGCCCGGCCCGGCACAACTCCAGCCAGTTGTTTAAAAACTGGTAAATGCCCGAAACTCCGGCGCTGGACGTATCGAGCAAAAAGGTCATGCGCACCGTCTCCAAGGGTTCGTCCCACGAAGGCATCTGGTACACCCTCGAATCCCGGCGGAACGGTTCCACTTTGACCTTGTTCTCAGGTAAAGACACCGACTGCACCATTTGGGGCGGGATGTAGTTGACGACGCTGTCAAAAACGTCAGTCACACCGCTGAAGGCGTTGGTAAAATCAACGTACCAGAGGTCGCTACGCTGCGGTTCGAGCACGCCCGTCGGCGCGTTGGAACTCGAACCCCACAGGTTCCGTTTAACAAAGTCGTTGATCAACCGTGACATGCACATTAACTACTGTCCGCCAGCCAAGCAGAAACTGTAATTAAATCAGATGAAACTTTTCGGCACATACGCCGGGATCGTGGAGGCCAACAATGACAGCGAAAAACTTGGTCGTCTCAAAGTTCGGGTACCTCACGTTTACGGTGCCGCTACAACTGGGTCGGGTTACATCGGCACCAATGACTTGCCGTGGGCACTCCCCGCTGGAATGCCTGCCGGAGGCTCGCCTGCGTCGGGCGGTTTCTCCCAGTTGCCCGAAAAGGGCGACAAAGTCTGGGTTCGTTTCCTCGACGGGGAGCCGGAGAAACCGATTTGGGAGTGGGGAATGCAAAGCCGGTCTGATCTGGGGGGATTGACGCTCCACGCCTATGACGAAAACAACGGTCAGATAGGCAAGCCCAACCGTGCTTTCTGGACACGCTACGGGCACAGCATCGAGATCACTCAAGCGCTTCTCGCCGAGACCACCCGCGCTGGATACCGTTTGGTGCTGACTGATGCCAGCGTTGTTGGAGCCAATGACGGCAACATCCTGTTGTCTACACCGGCTGGAAACTTCCTGAAACTGGACGACATTGACAATTCGGCTACTCTTAATACCAATGCCGGTTGCAATCTACTCGTTGGTTCGGACTTGATCGGGCAGTCCGACAGCTTTAGCTGGACTTCCGCTTCCCAAGGTTTCTCCTTTACGTCTGCCTCTTCGTTTGATGTGACGGCAAGCAGCGACATCAACTTCACCACGGCAGGTAGCCTTGGCATCGACGCCATCAGCGACGTGACAATTTCCGCGTCGGGAGGCGACATGACACTGACCAGCAAAAGTTTCACCTTGAACTGTGCCTCAATGCTTTTTGGCACAGCCGCCGTGGAACCTTTCGTGCTGGGGCTGCAATTGACCATCTTTATCCAAGCCCTGTTGACCTATTTGGACAGTCATACCCACAGCGACGGTAATCTGGGCGCGCCCACCGGGCCACCAATCACCCCATCATCACCTTCCTTGTCGCCACAAATTCCCCTCCTTATTTCGTCTACCGTCTTCGGCAGCGCTTGATTTTTCACTATAACACGCTTCAATCCACTCACGCTTCATTGCCGGATTAGCTTTCAGTGCTGTAGCTAAACGGTCATACACTTCTTTATCTGGAATGCTTTGTCGCACGACTTCCGCCTGTGGAAGATTAAGATCAGTGGGTTTAAAGAGGCATAGAAGACTTTTTTCCTTGTTATAGTCGACTTCCGCTACAAATCCGGCCAACCAATTTGAATCATCGTGCTCGAATACATACTGGCCCGAACGGGGTAAGTCGTCTTCACCCCTTGGGTATGCAGTCCACGACACCCAATAAAGCTGCATCATACTCATATAATTCAAGAACTGTTCTTTTACAGCGTCAACTGCCAAGCTAATGTATACACTTATTTTGGCACATTTGTTAAAGTTAGCATGTAATTAAGAAGTGTGAAAACAACATTTTTACCTATTGATCACGAAGCTTTCGACAGCCTCACATCGGAAGCCCGTTACTGGGTGGGATTTTTGATGGCAGACGGCTGCTTGACACTGGCAAAACGCACGCGGAAAAGCGGAAAAACTGTGTTCTATAAGATGATTGCGCTTAACCTGAGTGTTAAAGACGTGGCCCATATTAGGCGCTTTCGAGAATTTTTAAAATCGAAACACAAAATCACAGTGTATACTTACAATACCAACTTTGGCCGAACAACGCAAGCGAGGTTTGCTTTTATCAGTCCTTCTATTTGGCACCGGTTACTCAATCTAGGTGTTAAGCCGCGTAAATCAAAAGGTTGCTCAATTGATGACTCACTAGCCGTTGACCGCGATTTTTGGCGTGGCATTATTGATGGTAACGGATCAGTTTACATAAGTCGTAGCGGAAAAACAAAAGTACCCTTCATTCAATTGTGCGCGTGTTCTAAATTAGCGGAACAATTCAAAAATTATGTAAAAAAGCTGACTGGCTGCACCTATGCCATATCAAAAACTTCAAGTCAATTTTGCTTCACTGTGAAATGCAACGGTTGGAACGCCTATTGCGTCATAAAAACCCTTTATAAAGATGCAAACGTTGCTTTAAAACGAAAACAAAAAACAGCCAACCAAATTATGGAGGTATCCCTTGTCGATTAAAACAAACATGAAGAGCCTGACCCCCCGGCGGCAGGCGTTCAAACGTGAAATCACGCTGATCTCCCACGGCTTCTCCAACCGCACGGCGTGGCCGGGCGGAAAAATAACGGTGTACCCGTGGGACAGCGAAGTTGACGAATACCTCGTGGAGTCGGCCCGCAAAGCTTCCCGGCAGCAAATGGTCTTCGGACTGGTCGCCAAACTTTGCGAACTGAATGGAGCCAAGGTGGACGACTTCGTGGCCGATGAAGTTCAAACCATTTTGCTGGTCGCCCGCGCCCTGTCCACCGAAGGCATCGTGCATTACACGTCCCAATGCCCGTTCTGCGCCCACAAAAAGCTGGAGCAGATCAAAGTACCCGACGAACTCGAAAAGGCCGGGGAAAAAGCTGATGGCTATCCCGGCTATGACGACATCACCCTGCCGGAATGCAAAGACATCCTCCGTATCCGGCCTCTCTTGGTGAAGGACGAAAAAATCATCGAAGATCGTCCCCCCGAACAAAAACAGCGCATTTCGGACACCCGGCTGCGCCAACTGCTGCCCATCGTCACCATCAACGATTCCAAACCGGACACGATTGACGAATTGATCGCGTACGTCAAAGCGCTGCACCCACGGGACGCGAAATTTATCGAAGAGGAGGAAAGAAGACTTTCCCCGCACCTGAACACCAACCTGCCGCACATCTGCGATGACTGCGGCAAAGAGTTCACGCATTTGCTGAGCTTCGACCAAGACTTTTTTCGTTGAGGCCGCGCTGAACTCGCGTGAGGCCCGGTATCGAATTTTATTCGACCTCGCATGGGACGGCAAAGGTCTCATTTTAGATTTGAGTCGGATACCGGATGACATCCTCAAGCTGTTTGTAGCGTGGCGCAACGAGAACGTGGAAGAAGAAAACCGGCGCATAAGAGTACGATGAATCCAGCGGACGACATAAAGCCCAAAGATTATTTGCTCAGCGTCACACCTGATTACAAAGTCACTTGGGATGCCACCCCAACACCGACCGGCGTAAGTTTTCAGGCCCATAAGTTCACCATCTTGGACGCCGTAGAAAGGTGCAGCGCCGCCCTGCGCACTGATCCGAGCGAGCAAACGGAGGAACTAATCGTGGGATTCCAGTTCGCCCGTATCCTCGCCACCCTCCCGCATTTTATACCCGAAGCCACCAAAAACGGCCTGCTCCCTAAACGAGGAGACTACGTTTTGCTGGGAGAAGTAAGCCGCAGGAAAGTCCTGCTCGACAGGGACAAAGCAATGGATTTTCAGGGCTGTCTCCAAAACGGAAAACCTGTCTGCGCATGGATCAAGGTCATTAACTTTGAAGCTTAATCATACCTGTGCCCACCGACATGATCATCGACGCGAACTCGCTTTATGCCCGCTCGTGGTTTGCCGCCCAGCGCGTCGATCCTGACCCGCCACAGGCTCTCCGGCTGGCCATCAACACGATCTTGCTCCTGCTCAACCCCAACACTAATCGGATTGGCTCTCACTTTGACCGGACTTTATTTTGCTGGGACGGCGCGCAAAATCCCAATAAAGGTCGTTCGGAAAAACCGCCGGAGTATCACCAGACCAAAGAAGTGCTGAAGGAAATTCTCACGCTGTTGCTGGGAACCGCCCATGCGGAACATCCTCATTACGAAGGGGATGACCTTGTGGCAACGGCTGTATACGCGAGCAAAGCCGACCATATTTATATTGTCTCCGGTGACAAAGATTTGATGCAGTTGCAAACCAACGAGCGCATCCATTACTACTGCCTGAACAATAAAGCCGTGTTGTCTACAGCATTCATTAACCAGCGCTGGCACATCAAGCGGCCCAGCCAAATCTCGGTGGCGCTGGCAATCATCGGTGATCCGGTCGACAACATTCAGGGCATCCGGGGCTGGGGGCCGAAAAAAGTTCAGCGCCTGTTCGAGGACATCACACCCGACATGGATTTTGGCAGCGTCGTGCAAGCCATCGACGCCAAGATTCCCGAAGAGCACAAAGCTTCGTTTTACGAATCACTGGAACGCACGCTATTGAACTCCGACGTGCCGGGCGTGCCGGAACCGGCCCCGCTGGTGCTGGTTGATCCAAAGGAAGTGGCTGAAATGGGCTTGACCAGCCTTCAAGGGGCCTACCGCGAGGTCTACCACATTTACAATGTGGAACCTTTTTAGAGATTCAAAATGGGAAGCGCGCCGCCAGATGTCCGATTGAAATAGCGGGTAACGGTAAATTCCAAGAAAGCACCGCCAGAGGCATTGCCCACCAGTTGCACCTGCGGATAATTGGACTGCACCTGAAGCACAACCACTTGATTGGCCTGCAACGTGGTGTTCAGCACCGAGCCAGAAGCACCCAAATCCACCCATGCCGTGCCGTTGTATTCCTGAAAATCGTAATTCATGGTGTTGACACCGGAATTTTTCAGGATCACCAGCGCGTTGACCGGGCCGGTCTGGAGCATCGTGAACAGCGTTGAAAGCGTTTCGCCGACGACCTGTGAATCTGTGACGTTGATAACCATATAGCCTAACTACGCTCGGTGCATTTGAACCAACTCTTGGGCCAGCTTTTCGATCTGCTGCACCATTCGGTCGCGGCGGGCCATGGGCAGCATTTGTCCGAGCGCCGCCAGTATCTCCCGCCCGATAGCGACTTCCCGGCTTTCAGCCGCCGCGTGGGCTGGAGTAGCGCCGGTTACTTTTTCAACCGCACTCGGTGCCCCGGCGGGCGCTGGCGGAGGCGTTTTAAAGTCAACGGTACCGGCGTAACCCTGTGCCTCGCCCACTACTTTTTGGATGATTGAGTTCATTAGAAGCGCAAGCGCCACGTCATGGTGGACGCAAAATCAGAGGTTTTATTGATGCTGACCGAACGGATTTTTCGGGCGATCAGCGCGTTGTTTCCCGAAAACAGACCTTGCTCCGAAATGATGTAGCCGTTGGCGTCGTCGACTCCCAGCGTAAAACCAACCCGCACGACAAAGGGACTGAGAAAATCAATGGTGTCCACGTCTTTGGTCGTCTGGCTGTTGCTCAAGGTGATGGGCGCTTCCAGCGCTACGTCTGTAACCTGAGCCGCCGTGGTGCCGGTGCCAACCCCAAATTTCTGGCAGACGTAATCCTGAATGGGACTGCGAAAACCAAAAGCGTACGCCACCAGTTGGCGTCCTTGATCCACGAAGAGATTTTTGCCCAGAGGAACCTCATGCCGCTCAAGGCCCCACCCACGGGGCTGATGGCCTTCAGGCCGGGCGATCCAGCCATAATCAATGGCCTTCCACGTTGGAATTTCCGTGCCGTCGGCCAACGTGATCTTTGAAATTGTGAGTAATCCTTCAGGTCTCATACACCCAATAGCCTATACGCTTCGTGTTCCACTGCCCGCCGTTCATGGGGCGGCATCATTTTGGCACGGTGCCGCTGGCGTCGCCGTTCGTTCAAAATCCGCACCACTCGCTTGGCCCATGATTCCATCGCCGTCGGTGTAAACTCGTGCTGGCAGTCAGGGCACTTGGCCACACTGGCGCTGTCGACCATCTGAACCACCGGATCAACGCTGCCGCACTGCGGGCAGATGACCGCCACTCCTACATCGGCCTCCGGCATCGGAGGTTCGGTCAAAGGGATCGGTTCTACCGGCGTGCAGATGGTCAGTACCGCGTGCTTGTAGGGATTCATCAGACCACTACCTGTTGCTGCCGATACGCTACAAGCCGGTTAATCCACGCTTCAAATTCACGTGATGTCATAGTGCCTTTTGCAAGATTACACGTGCGACAAGCAGTTACAGAATTGTCAAGCGTATAACCTTTGCTGTTGTCAACCCTGTCGATACCGTTATGTATGTAACCGCCGTATCGAGCTTGTGGTTGAAACACGTCCATCGGATCAACACCACAATAAACACACTTTTGCTGCACCAAATAGCTGAACTGTTCCTTTGTTAGCGAAAATTCCAGTTTTCGCTTCTTAGCCCCATAGTAATAACCCTTGTAAAAAGCATGAAATGACGATTCACCCAACGGTTTTCTCCTGCTCAAAGCGTGTTTGGAAACCCATTCTCGTTGCAAACAACCACAACTTTTTACAACGCCACGCCGAACTAAACCAAATTGTTTCAAGCAGGTAACTCCACAATCACACTTGGCCTTAACCATGCGCTTTGATTCCCCGTTTTTACCGACACGCTTACTGCCAGCATCAGCAACAATAGTTAAGCGATTAAAGCGTTTTCCAATTTCAATTGGGATAGTCATTATACGACAACCTGCATATCGTTAACGTTTAAAGGATAATACCGGTCGATTTGCAAATTGAACAACAGGTTCACGGCCCCGCTTTGTGTCATATCGGCATCGGCGAAGCGCAGACCCTTGATGATGCAGCCTTCCAGCGCGTAAATCAGGCCCTCGTTCATCGTATTCTGGCTGGACTGCGCGCCGCTGTTCATGTCGGCGATCAACTGGGCCATGTTCGGCACCTGCCAGCGCATGATGCCCTTGCCTTTGACCTGCGTGGTCAAACCAACACCGCCGGTCAGCGGGTTCGAGACGAGCCAGAACCATTTCTCCAGAATCTCCGCCGTGCGCTGGGCAAAAGCGTACCGCACGGGAATTTCAATGGCCGGAGTCGGCGTGTCGCCGCCGATCAGGTAGTTGGTCTGCTGCATGTACTTGATCTGAATCATTTCCCGACTGCGTTCCGGGAAAGGAAACTTTTCAAGGGCGAATTCGACGTTTTCATTCCACGCGGAACTGCCGCCCAACACCGATGGAAGTTCAAGCGTGACCTTCCACAGGTCGACGCGCTGCAAATCCAAGTTTGAGTTCTGCGCACCAAACGTGTTATTGAAGTTCATCCGTGCCATAAACTTTATGTCGTAACCGTGTTAAGCTGCGCGCCCGAAGCATTAACCGTCACGTTGATGAAGATCGTCTCGGCTACGTCCGTCGGGATGATCGCCAAATCAACGATGACTTGGTGCTTGTTGCGCGTCGTGGGCGTATTGTTTGTGCTGTCAACCACCAGCTTATAGGCTTCCAGCCCGCGCTGGTTTTTGATGCCGTCCAAGAACTGGCCAAAGGACAGGTTAATGAGAGTCAACAGTTGGCTGTCATTCGGCTCGAACACGAACCGGCGTCCGATGTTGCCCAGTCCAACCACGATGTTGTTGACGAGGTTGACCGCATGGATTTCCACCAGCTTGCTTTCAGCAACCTGCATCGTGCGGTCGCCCCACACCATGATCTGGCCGTTCTGGCGGAAGATCGGATTGACTGAGTTACCATTGCCATACATGGCCTGTCTGACATCCGAACTGATCTTGCCGTATTGGATGTCGACCACGTCGGGCAGCAAACCTCGCGTCATGCCTGCTGCGGCATACCACGGGAAGTCCGCCGTAAACGTGAAGCCCAGCGCCCGAAGCGCGCCGATGGTCGGCGGAGCCAGTTTTTCCAGCCCCGTGAAGTTGTCGAGAATCGTGAGCCAGTTCCAGTAGATGGCCAACCGGTAATTGTCGATGCGGCCACGGCCCTGATAAACGCCCTTGCCGTTGTGCCAGTCAACCGCCTGACGCGCCGTCAAACCAGCGGGCACGTCTGCGAGGGCGATGGCGTTGGCCACACCCGCAACACGGGCAAGTTCCTGCTCGACCGTGATGCTGATGTCATTCATCGGTGCGGCGAGGATGTTGACGATAACATCATCGTTGGTGAATCCCTGCAAACCAGTATTGGCATCGTCCAACGGATTGATCGTACCCACAAAGTCGCTGTCCTGTGGATTTTCGCCGTTCGCCCCGCTGACAAACTGACCGCCGGTGTTAACCGTCGTATTGGGCGGAAGGGTGAGGATACCCACGTTGACCGCGCCTTCAGGCATCGACACTGGCGAAGCCGACGGATTTTGGCCGTAGTAGGCGGAATCCCATGGGGCCGCTGTGTTGGCCACGTGGAGCAATTGGCCGCTGCCCGGATCATTGACTTCAACGATGGTGATAAACTGGCTGATGCCGTTGATGGCGTTGGTGTAATAGTGCGGATTGGCCGTGACGTTGTCTGCCAGCAGTGGGTTGTCGGACAAATTGTCGAAGACCTCGACCAAGCTCGAATTCCAGTAAATGTTGAATTTCTTGCTGTTGGCGGCGGAGCCGGGGCTGACTTGAACAAACAGGCCCAAAGTGCTGTTGACTCCGTTGGCCCACTGACCGGCTTCGGTCGCATTCAAATACAGGAACGGAGTAGTGCCAGTGGCTTCATACAGCGCGCCAGTGTCGTAATTGTCCTGCAACGGCAGTGCCTGATAACCGACCCGCGTGAGATTGGCCGTTTCCAAATACACGATGTTGCCGACAACCTGTTTAACTCTGATTTCCTCGGTCGAAGCCTTGTTAGCCTCGCGAATCTTGTAGACAGCGCCAACCTCGATCTGCGTACCGGCACTTTGAACGGTAAACTGAAACAGATTCTTGGTGCCGGTGATGGAACCAAACTGAGTTAGCTCCGCGTCAAACACGCTGGTCGAATCGGTTCCGTACGTGTAGGCTTTCAATACGCTCTCGGCCTTGTTGGCGGCGTCGGCGAAATTGGAATAGCTGATGGTCGCCGCCCCGTCGTAAGTGTCCTGCAAAGCCGTGCCCGTGGGATCGAGCGAAACGGTGCCACCGCCCGCCGAAACGACCAGCGCGTTGATGGTGCTGGCTTTGCCCGCTTCCTGCACGCGAATATAAACTTCCGTGGGCGAAACCGGGTTCAACTGCTCGGACTGCGCAACGGTCGTGAGCAGCGTGTAGCTGCCCGTTGTGCCTGAGCCGTTGGCCACGGGCAGAGCATTATATTGGTTGCCGACGCGGACGATGGTGATCGAGTTGCTGAAGGGTGCAGCCGTTGCCACGGCATCCGCCAAAAAGAAACCGTTGCCTACCGGATTGCCCTCGGCGTTGTAGGCCGTCGTGAGCGGATTGCCAAACTTGCTGACAAAATCCTTCAGGGAAGTAACCACCGTGGGCGTGTCGAACGGCCCTTTCGTTGCTGCGCCGATCAAGCCCGGCAAAAACGGACTCGTGGTTACGGGCACAAAGCTCTGATCAACGACGGTAGTGTATACTCCGGGGAATGTGAGATTATTGTTGGCCATATACTAATTACTTTGTAATACTTCGCCACGCCGATTTAACTGTCTGAATTGGCTGATTACGTCGGATTGAAAAGCATCCTCGGCGTTAAAAACTGTCGGATGCTCGGAATACTCAGCCAAGCCAAGCATCAACTCAGCTTGCCGCTTTTTAAGGCGTAGATATGGAATTATTTGTGGTAACAATTTTGGCAAAGATTTCATTTGCACTTGCCAAACGTACAAAATCTTCGCTTTTTTAGACCTGCGACCTTTACTGGCCATACTGCCAGTACCCACCAATTTTCTCAGTGATTCCAAAAATTCTTTGTTCACGCTTCCCACTTGAAGACTTCCGTTTACATAGCCTTTGTGCAGATAAGCTGTAATGCACCCCTCACCATCAACGATGCCCGCAAGATATGCCGCTTCCAGCGGCATCAACGAGTTAACTGCTTTGTTTAATTTTGACATCGTCAAAGTGCGTTCTATTTCACTCGCTTTAACTACTGCGGTCATCGAAATACTTTTTGCGATCCGGCTGTCCAGCACACCCAGTTCTCGTATACGGTGGCGCTTTACTTCGAGCATTTGTAATAACTACACCGTGCTGATTGAAAATTGGCCGAACGTGTCTGCATTCGACAGACCGGAAAGGGCCACGTCTTGCGCCGTCCGGTTTCGCTTGGCTTTAAGTTCCACCTGACACCGAGTGTCCGGCGGCACGTTCGTCCGTTCGTTGAGCGTGGGGTTGTTGTCACCAAGGCGCAGGTCGTCGCTGCCGAAGAAAATGAAACTGCGCTGAAGCGTAACCGGATCGATGGTGGTCTGGCCGTAGACCAATTCCCACACCGCCGGATAAATCTCATAGTTGAGATCAACATCGAAGCCTTCCACAACCACCGTGAAGCTCGTGCGGAATTCAACGTACTTGTCCGCTTCCGGTTCCTCCGGCGTCAGGCTTTCGATTTCGCCGTCGATGTACAGGCGCACCAGACGCGGCCCCCAACCGGGATAATGCACCCGTATCCATGTTTGTGGCGTCCCGCCGGTGCGCCAGAATTCGCGCATCAACTGCTCGATGTAAACCGCCTGCGTGTCCGGGCGGTTGCAAAAGTGATCGATCTGGAAACGGTAATCCCACGCCATGGGCATCCGGGACGTGGTGACGTTGCCCAGATCACACCGGCCAAGCTCGGTGCCATTCTGGGTGATGCCGTAAATGGTCGTGCCCGTGTCGCTGACCGTAGGCCAGTTGATTTGCCGCCAGCGATGAATCGAGAAATTTTGATAGGCGCGGTATTTCCAGCCCTTCCTGTATACAGAGAGGATGGGATACCGCATGGGGGACGGGAACGGCTCGTACAGCGGTGTGCCGTTGGCGTCCTTCAGGTCAAACAGGTATTTGAAGGGGTTGTTGTCCTGCTGCCACAGTTGCTGAAACTGGCTGAAGGCGTCCATCGGGGCCGCGAAGACCACCGGCACGGGATAACCGACACGGACGAAGAAAAGATTGTTGAGCCAGCCCTGAACGGCAAGCTCATGGTAGCGCATGGATGTGCTACCTACCGCGCCTGCCTGTACGTTTAGTGTGCCGTCGGCCATACCTTAACTATGGCCGACGAAAAATTAAGTGCGTACGTTGACAAGCAGGCTGGTCTGCATGGGCATCGTGGTGCCGTTTTCAAGCTCCACGTCGACGAAGCCGCTGCCCTGCCGCGACTCACCCTTCACTTTGCCCTTCGCGCCAGAATAACCGTAAATCGGATCATCGACGACGGCTACGGTGTCACCGCTTTTCACGTCGCCGCCAAGCAGCATGTTTACGGCTTCGCTGATGTAGTTCTTGTTTCCGTTTTCCACGGACTCGGCTACGATTTGCTTGATGTCTTTCATTTGTGATAACTACCGGCTTCGTCTAAAAGACCGGCGAGTATTCGTTCAATCGCGTATTTATCCGGCTCAAACCAGCTACTGCCCAAACGGTACAGCCGCCACGTTTGCTCTGCTGAACCGGCAACCTTAACTACGAGCTTCCCGTCCTCAATTACGACTTTCATGTCCTCCACCATGTCCTTCGTCCGCTTCCGCATATCCTCAATGCGTTTGTCAAGGTCGGGGATTTCCTTTTTGCGGGCTTCTCCGGTGAGCCACACCATCAGCCGTTCGACGATTTGATCGCGTTTTTTGCGGTCATCGAACTCCTGCTCGAATATCTCCTCCATGGCCCCGGAGATGGGCTTGAATAGGTCAATCATCGTATACAGTCAGTTTTTATGACGAACACCACGTCTTTGACCGACAATAAAATCTTGGGCAACACCACTCCCAAATTACCGTCGCAATTTTTGAATCCCAACACAGTGGCAATCCGCTCAGCCATGTACCTCGCCCAAAAACTGATGGTAGACTCTTCATCGTCGTGATCGTTCACGAACCACAGCCGGTGCTTCCAACAGGTGCTTCGCTGCCAGTTTGAGGTCGGCACATTGTCAAACGGATAAGCGCCCACGTATCTCGCGGCGATATAACCGCCGGATTCAATCCACACTTCGCATCCCAGCTTCTTCAACCGCCGAATAGTTGGATATTTTTGCTCGCGCCACAGGACATCGATGTAAGCCCGCAGGTCATCAATGTCTACGCTTCCGGCAATGGACGTGTCTGGATGATCTCCGCCGGAGCCGCCGCGCCCAAGTTGACCAACGGGCGGGCGTCGCCTTCCGCCGGGATGATTGTCTCGCATACCATGCCGAGCCATACGTTTGTCTGCTGCCAAAAGGCGTTGGGTTCCAAAACCGTGTTGATGATCATGTGCCGGTACCCGTCGTAATACACCATGTCGCCGCGCACCGGAAAATAGTCTACCTGCTGAAGCAGCAGGTTAGCCACCCAAAACTTGTGCTTCTGCTGAGGCACAATACCCACCCGCGTTAATCTCCAGTCAGGACGCTCTTTAGTAACGATGGCAGGAATGTCCAAAACCCGCGAAAATACGGTTCTGTCGTCCAACGGAACATGCCAAAGCGCGTCATACTTTGTGGCCCGGCGATCCACTTCCATGAATTTAGGCCGGGGATTGGGGCTGAACTTTTTGACCGCCTCCGCATGGATGCCGAGCGCAGTCTGGGTATCCGACAACCGGAAGATGTCGGGATCGTACAGGAACTGCTTACGCTCGATATATTTCACACTGTAACTATGTTGATGCAAAATGAAAAAGCCAAATAATCTGATGCAATTGATCGAGGAACTTCAGGGGGAAGCGATTGATTCCACCGTCGAAGCGACCAAGAATTCGGAGGTCGTCATTTACCCGAACGAGCAGGCCGCTGACGACGCGGATGGCATTGTCCTGAATCAAGCCGAAGCGGAATTGGTGCTGGCCAACGAGTCGATTGTGGAACGCCTGTACGAAGCACTGGGCAGCCCGCCCACCGCCTCGGTCGTGCTGTGCAGCATTACATTGCCCAACGACGCACTGGATGCTTTGGAAAGACTTTTTGCGGCGGTGGATGAAGAAGACTAACCCGTATACACATGGCTGCGTCCATTCAACAGGTCGACGGTCAAGCAGTCGTCAATTTTGAACTGACCCTGCCGCAGCAGCCGACCTTGCCCTTGACTCCGGCGTTGGTCACCTATGTCGAAAGCCACTTGATGGAGGACGTGTACGGCAAGAAGGAATACCGGCACACTTTTTCCACCCTGCTGCCCGATTTTGTCAACGATGTCCTGCGCACGGCGATGACGAGCGGCACTCCGGCTTTTCGCTTTCGTCTCGGACTGGGCCAACCCCAGCAGACCATCTGGCTGCCGTGGCAAAATCACTACATCGTCCATTACGGCGCAGTTTTGCAGGGCATCAGCAAGGCGGCGGGCCACCGGCTGGAAATCACCACTTCGGACGCCTTGTACATCATTTCCCGCGATAAGAAAACGGTCGCCCGCAAAGGCTCGATCAGTTCCATGATCCAGACCATCGCGAACGAAAATAATCTGGATGTCGTGGTCGAACCCACCAGCGGCGAGTATCTTTACATCCAGAGTTTTGAAGACGACGTATCCTTCATCACCCAGCGGCTGCTGCGCCGGGCGGTCAACGCCAAAGGCCGGGGCAACTATGTGTTTTTCATTCTGGACAACGTCCTCCATTTCCACAGCCCGGACTATCAGACGAGCGTCAAAGAGCTTCAGTATTTCCAGCAACCTGCCGGACAGTTGATTCAGTTGGATCGCAGCCAGCAGTTGTGGAAAGAAGGCGTATCGGGCACCCATCTCGTTGTATACGACCCCTTGACCGGCGAAACCAAGGACATCCTCAATGATCCCAACAAAAGCCTGCGCTTTGCCAAAGGACTGTACCAACTGAGCAGCGTCACCGGCGGACGGCGGCGCATCATGTACCACTTGAGCGCCAACCGGCCCGAAGAAGCGATTGCGCTGGCCCAAAACACCTACGAAAACGCCCGGATGAATACGTTCGAGGTCAACGTCGACTTCGACAAGAATATCAGCATCCGCACGGGCGACATCGTCAACTTGGTGGTCAATCAGCAGTCCGAAAAAACCTCGTCATGGTCAGGTTTGTATTTTGTGACCGGTACGGTGTATACAGTGCTGAATAACGCCGTGACCATGAAGCTGATCCTGCGCCGGGGTGAAATCCAGCCCGATCTCAACAATGTGTCCGTTCAGGCGGCTGACCGGCAACTGGTACCCCAGACCGAAGCGCCGGGGCAGGACATCAACGTGGGAGAGGCCAAGAGTTCGTCTTTGACCAAGGGCGCGGGCAGTCAGTCGTCGAGTTCGCTTTTTTCGACCGTGGCCAACCCGAACACGCCGCTCGATTAGAGCGGGCCGGGAACTTCTTTGGCTTGGAAAAGCTGCGGCGGGTAAAACGGATCGAACTTGTCGAAACCCATCTCCGTCCAGCGGCGCTGCGCGTCAATCTGCATCCGAATGTTGCTGTCACCGTTGGTGCCGCTGCAATACAGTTCCAGATAGGGCAGATAGCCTTGATTGACGTATTGGACAGACTGGCCGCCGGGCACCAGTGTCACCGCGTTCATGACGGTATAACGCGTGCCGGAGATGCTGCGGTCGCTGGTTTCCTGCAAAAGAACAGCGGTGGTATTTACCCCCGTGTTCTCCAAAGTCACCAGCATGTTCGTCGCCGGAACACCCGAAATGGCCGCCGGAAAATAATCTTGGGCCTGCAAGCGGGCGGTCACGTAGCCCGAAATGACGGGCACCTGAACGAGCATCTTGCGGACTAATGGCTGTACATATTCGCCGGGATACATAGTGGCCTTTAGGACATTGTCATTGGGTTACTTTTCAACAGGCCGCCGGTCGGGAAGCTCTTCTTCCTCGTCCTCGTCCTCCTCTTTTTCGTCGGCAGGAGGTTCGGGGGGCATGGCTCCTTCGCCACCGGGGACTTCTTCACCTTCGGGAGCTTCGGGAGTTTCTTCCGGGGCCAAAGCGGTTGCCAGTTGGGCGAGAAAATCACGCATCTGGCGCAGCAACCCCAGCGCGGTGTCTTCCTCCGTGTCGGCTCCGACGGCGGAGTCACTGACGGGCGGTTCACTGGGTTCCATTGCGCTGTCCACCGGATCATCCAGCGCGGCTGCGGCTGGCGCGGCGGTCAACTCGTCGGCTTCCATTTCTTCGACCAGTTTGATTGCTTCGTTTAACGTAGTGCTCATAGAATCGCCATTTGCATTAACTACACACTCCATCAGATAATTTTTAAAATCTTGATTATTGGCATCATCCGGCAACGCGTACGCGCCGTGCGGCCACGGTTTTGTTCGCGGTGCCGGTTTTATTTTTGCCGCTGGTTTTGGCGGCACGGTTGGTTTCGCCGGTTTAGCCGGTTTGCCGGAAATCGGTTTGGGTAACGGCGGCGGCTGAAGCGCTGTAAACGCAGCAGTGGATTTTTCCGGTTCCGGCACTTGAGTTCGACCGGCAACACTGGTGGGCCGATCCGCCGGAACCGCCTGTATGGGCAACACCGGGCCGACAACGTTGCGCAGGGCCTGCCGTCGACGAGTTTCGGCGTCGCGTTCCTTGGCGGCCCGCATCTGACCCGGAAAATCCGTCCAGCGCTTCTGTGCGAATTTGGTCAGCTTGTTCAGCTTGTCCGCCGTGTCCGGTTTGTCACTGGGGAAGGCCGCCAGCAATCCGTAAATGTACTGGCGCGCCGCCAGAATGTGTTTGCACAAACCGGGCTTGCCTTTGGGATTGGTTTTACGCGGCGCACGGTTCCACGCCTGATTGAGCGACTGCGGCCCGACTTGGCTGGAACCGCGCTGCTTGTTCGCCCACGCCCAGCGGTACCGATAATCCGGGCAACTGCAATCGACAACGCAATCCACGTGCTGGAGCGGCGTATCACGGCCCGTCTTCGGTTTGATGAACTTGACGTAGCCGCGCCAGCGCAGTCCCGTCGTGCTGGGATGACTCTTGAAGTTGAACGCGTAATAAACCGCGTCCTGATAGCTGTCGATCTCCAGCGGCGGCCCGCGTACCGTCAAGGAGCGTGTCACTCGTTTAGGATCGGAAATCCTGAAGAGTTTGTCGTAGCTCAACCGCTCTGCGATAAAAAGTCTCATTGCTTTTCCGGCACCATAGCCAGCTTCATACTGCCATCCCCTCGAAGAACGCCCAACGGCACGGGAACGTCAGGATCAAGTTCGCCCAGCACGTGTTTCAAATCGTCCGCCGTTTTGAGACGGTAATGGCTGGCCTGTCCCTGCGGCGACAGGGATGACGTATAAGGGCCGACCGTATACAGCACGTCTCCCGCGACCAACCCGGCTCTCGACGCCGGGCTGTTGGGAGTGACTTTCACGATCCGAATGCCGTCCGTGCTGCCCGTGTCGTAATCGAAGCCCAGTTTCACCCGTGGCTGATAGCCTCCTCCACCCGGATTGGGCGCGGGCTGAGTTCCCCCGGTGGGGGGCGCGGCCCCGGCGGCGCGAGTCACTAACTCGCGTTGTAGCTGGTGCTGTTTGTCCAGTTCCCGCTGCTGGCGCTCCTTGACCGTGCCGAAAACTTCGTTGGCGGGTTTCTGCTGGGCCGTTGTCCCGAAGTCCCGCGACCATGCCACGCTACTGCTGTCAGTGTTCACGCCGAACAAGGTCTGGATGCGCTCCTTGCCCTCCCGATCCAGCGCTAAAGGCGTCGAGCGGCTGTATACATGAATGTCGTTGGGATTCTTTTGAATCACGAAAGCCGCATTCTGCTGCTGGATCAAATCGTTGACGGCTTGCAGCGTGGGAGCATCCTTGCTCACCAGATTCAACTGTTTGAAGTTGGTCACCACGTCATCCAGCCGGTTCCCGTAAAAACCGGTGGCCGGAGCACCGTAGCCAAACGCCAAGACCGCCCCGTTGGGAGTGGCCTCAAGCATGAGGGATACCAGTGTTTCTGCGCGCATCAGCTTAACTACGTTCTATTGGGTGTGGCCGACCTGAAACTCAAAAAAGCGTCGTTCCGAAACTGGATGAAGTTCGGTAACGTTCAACTCGATTTCCCTGACCGTGGCCTTGTAATGGTCACCGGCTTAAACAGCGCTTCCGGCGGCTCGCTTCAGTCCGTGGGATCAGGCAAAACCGGCGTCGGTGAAGCCATCAGCCGGGCGCTGCTGGGTGTGCCGGGTCGCTTTCAGTACGTCAAACAGTTCAGCACCGACAAACAAGGTGACACCTACGTCCGCATTGACGCCCTGCTCCACGACAAACCGCTGGTTGTGGAACTGGGATACAAATGCGAGGAAATGAGCAAGACCGGCGAAGCCCTCCGCTTTCATTACGATGGCAAAACCATCGAACGTGGGCTGATCGCCGAAACTCGTACCGAATTGACCCGCTTGATTGGCGTACCGCCTTTGCTGGCCACGTGGACGGTGTTCGTGGACGGCGAAAACCTGAAATTCAACAAACTGTCGCAAGCCGACTGTGTGGAACTGGTGATGACAGCGCTGCGGCAACCGCCGTGGAACGAATATCACGAGCAGTCCAAACGGGCGGTCGGGAAATTCAAACAGGTGCTGGCCAAGGACGAAAAAGCCCACGAGGAGGCCAGTCGACGCGCCCGCGAGACGGAGCAGGACTGTCTGGACGCCAAGGAAGACGTGACTCGCGAACAAAAGGACTATGCCCGGCGCAAAGCTGAAAACGAGCGCTTGCTGACCGAAGCCCAGACCGGTATTGACCAAAAACACAGCACCATCAAGCAATACCAGCAGGAGCAGGAAAAAATAAACCGGAAGCTCAAAGAGATCGAGCAGCGCCAGTCCACGGACTATCACAATCTTGAAATTCAACGCAATGAAATCGCCGAGCGTATACATGACTGTGAGCGCCATCGTACCGCCCGCTTGGACAAACGGGAACAAGCGCTGGAAACCCAGTTAAACGCCAAACGCCAGTACCAAAATTACGAGGACAGCGGCAAAGCCAAAAACTGCCCGACCTGCGGCAAGCCGATGACCAACAAGATTGATCCTGCCCGCTTGGAAACCCTCAAGCAAAAATTCCAGCAAGCGGATGAACAGTTGCGCGCCGCCCGGACGGAGTACGACGATAACGAAGAAGCCATCAAAGCCCAGACCAAGCTGTACGCCGAGATAACGGAAAAGCTGGAGGCCCTGTCTACCGAAAAAGAAGTGCGCACCCTGAGCAAAGCTTACGAAGATTTTGAAGACGGCATCCGCGACATCCTCAATTCAATCCATCAGGCTGAACTTCGCCGGGAACAGTTAAAACGCGGTGCATCGGACGAAAAACTCAGAAGCGTGGAAGCCACCTTGCGGGAGCGGGAGCGCGTACTGGGTCTTGCCCGAAAAACCGTCGAAACTTCGACCACAACCTTGTTGGAGTCACAGGTCACGATGCGCGTGCTCGATTACTGGAATACGGCTTTCAGTCCCTACGGCATCCCCAACATGGTGCTCAAGGATGCCATCCAGCCGTTGAACCGCGAAGCGCGCCGGGTGTCGAGCATGATGACCGGCAACACCATCGAGGTCGTCTATGGCACCCGCCGGGAACTGGCCAGCGGCCAAGAAAAGGCGGAACTGGTCATCGAAGTCAACAACACCCTCGGCAGCAAGGAACTGGCCGGAAGCTCCAAGGGCGAATCGGGCCTGACCAACTTGATCATCGCCGAAACACTGGCGGAAGTGGGACAGGTATCGCGCCGGATCGGTTTTAAATGGCTGGATGAAGTCTTGCCCCATCAAGATCAAACTGTTTGTAAAAGCATCTATTCCCATCTTCGTGAACTTGCCAACCAACTTGGAATTTTGATATTTTTAGTGGATCATAACCCAACAGCAGCTAACTATGCCGATCACATGCTCGTTGTCGAAAAAAGTCGAGAAGACAATCGCGTATTTTCCAGTGTAAAATGGCGATAATCGAACTATCCAGAGGGAAAGTTGCAATCGTTGACGACGAGGATTACGAACGAATCATTGCAGGCCCAAAATGGTCATGCGATTCAAAAGGCTACGCCGTCAGACATGTATACGATGCGGACGGCCATCGTCACATGGAAAAAATGCACCGTGTCGTCATGCGCGCCGCACCGAGTGAGCATGTCGATCACCGTTTTCATAATACACTGGATAATCGGAAATCAGTACTCAGGAAGTCCAACTGTAAGCTAAACGGAGCCAATAGATTAAAACAGAAAACGCAGGCAGGAACGACTCCGAAGTCCAAATTCAAGGGTGTTTGGTATGATCCAAAAAGAAACCGCTGGCGCGCCACCATCAAAGTAAACGGTAAAACACTTTTTATAGGACGACACCCAACAGAGGAAGAAGCAGCGCGGGCCTACGATAAAAAAGCACTGGAATACTGGGGTGAATACGCCAGCTTAAATTTTTCATTTAATCGCTGAAACCACGATAATTAGCCGCCACAACTAAATTCCTAGTGTTGAAGAGTTTATCTTTGACAGTATTTGCATACGCCTGCGGCTGCTGGGCAATGGCAAGACCGCCCAAAATTTGTGAAGCGATATTGCTGTTACCATGACCCGGACGATGGACAAAGGTAAAGGAAAAATCCCCCGACGTGGGCAGATTGAACCCACCAGATGCGCTACGCCGCCACGGCCCATTGAGTTTTACCCCAACTTCCTTCACGTAACCGATGCACGAAATACCGGGTTGATTATCGTCAATGAACATCAAGTGCAACCAGCAAGTAACGGGGTTAGAAACACTGCTGGCTCCGGTTATAGGTGTTTGTACATCTGCCGTCTTTCCTGCCTTTATTTCCTGTGCATTTGCGTCTGTAGTTCCACTCTTTGGAATTTCGGCAGGCACATTTTGCGGCGGTGTATCGTCAACAAGTTGAGTGTCGCTGGCCGGAACTGCCGCGCAAGAAGTATTTGAATTTCCCAAGCTAATTGGCAAAATAAACGAGTGTAGACGTGCTGCTAACTGGAGCAGTGTTAAAGCTCCTTGCGGACAAAAATCCGAATCTTCGGCATGTAGTCGAAATGAAAGCGGGATTTCAAGTACGTTGGTCTTCATGTACTGGTGTACGCCGTCCGGCATAACCATATTAGTCAGTACTTTGTACTCCGCCGAGCGCATCAACTCAATCGTATCCGGCATAGCCGGAAAATCTATCGAAACTGCGTCTTGATACGGTTGTGAGGTCAAAGGGTTTTTAACTTGAAACGGCGAACGTGTGGTTGAAAGTGCAACAAGCCTGCCGCAAAGCAGCGTATCATCGCGCTGGATGACGGGGTCAATGATGGTTTCAACAGCCATAACTTACTTACGTCGATTAAGGTACTATTGCTGCCCAGTTATACCGGCCTACTGCACCGCCATCGCGCAAGTAGCGCAGTTCGCGAGCCTGCTGGTCAGCCTCAGCCTGACGTTTTTCTTCGTCGATGGCTTTGCGCGCTTCTTCCAGCGACCGTTTGGTGTTATCGGCAATTTTCTGCTGAAATTCCAGATTGTCCTTGGTTTGAGCCTCTCGCTCCACCGGGGTCAGATTCAGCTTGCCAAACTGGGTGGCTGTATACTGGGCCAACCCCACCACCGTTTTCAATTGCTCACTAAATTTAGCTTTTTCAATGCCTCCTTCCTGCTTGGTCAAAATACCCTGTTTAACTTGCCGATCAATATACTGATAAGCCATGGCCATCACTTCTTGCGCCCGTGCTTTATCACCTGTACGAGTAGCCATGTAAATTTGCGCTTTGGCAGTATCCAAATATGTACGGCGCATATCCGCCAATCGGATATGCGTCTGCATCTGATTTTCGAGCATTTTGGTTTGGGTCTGCCACGTTTTCACTAACACGAAGGTCACAGCACCCAGTGCGGCAGCTATAAGTCCTAATGGGCTAAGCAGTAGTGAAATACCCCGCAACAACCAAGTAAAACCACTTAGTAAAAAGCGTCCCACAGTTGCTATTAAACTGATTAAGCCTGTTTTAAAAAAAAGACCAAGTGCTCCAAAGCCCTGTGCCAGTCCGACCCAGCCCGCTTTCATGGTAGCTGTCAATACTTGTACACTTCTACCAACCCAACCTACCTTAGTTCCTAATTCAGTGGTGCTTCTAATCGAAATACCTTCCCACCTTTTTAACCAACCACCGAAGTTTTCCTTCCACACATTTCCAAACTGCTGACCGATGGAAGGAGCCAGCTTTTTTTCAATTTCCAAAGCAAATTCACCTTGTTTTAGTGTTTTTGGCGCGAATAAATCACCTTGAATTAAGTTTGGAATTACTTTTTGTTCCACCTGTTTTAAACCGCCAACTCCCTTCATAAGATTGGTGGCCGCAGTCTGAGCTACTTGCTCTTTTGCATAATTTTTAAGGCTGATCGCTGCAATCTGAGCCGCCAAAACAACCTCATAAAAAGCCTTGGCCGCGCTCCGCAACTTCAGCACCGTCATCACGATGGCAATATCTATAGCTATAGCTGCCGCCACCGCCACAGGCTTATACTTCAAAATCGTTTGCAGCATGTTGGCAATGAAATTAGTCAGCAGGTTGATGCCCACAATAGCAGGATACAAAGCGCGTTCCAGCAACGCAGTAACGCTACTGTATATGCGCTTAATACCTTCGCCCGCTGTTTGCATCTGCTTGTGAAAGCGCTCCTCCAGTGTGATTCGGCCATTTAACTGAGCGTTGGCGTTTTTAGCCGCGTCAACCATCAAGGACATCTGCGTGTAAGTTGTACCGAACATGTCCGCAAGCGCCTGCATACGTTGTGCTCTTTCCATCGAGCCTTCAGCACTCCCCGCCAGCATTTGATCTGCATAGCGGTTAAACGCATCCATTGCCTGCTGGATACCTGTTGCCTTTAAAAGTTGTCCGGGATCGCGTATACCAAGTATTCCAGCCTGCAATATGCCTTCAGGCGTAAGCATCTTGGCGATCATCTGGGTAAATTCATCGCCCATGCCACCCAAACGCTTGATGGCATCTTCGTACTGAGCAAGCGCCTGCACGATCTGAGGAAACGCCGGTGCTCCCCTTGGTTGAATGGCCAAAATCAGTGGCCCCAAGGTTTTAGCGATCCGTTCCACTTCATCTGCTGCCAACGAAGTCTGGTCAACCAATTGCGCCACCACATCCACGGTCGATTTGAAGGAAACTTTTACTTGGCGCTCGGTGACGATAGCCAGATCAGTAGCCGCGTGGACGGACATGCCCAAACCTTCGCGGAGCATGACCGCCGTCTTGAGCACATCCGCATAATCCTGTCGGGTCTGAAATCCGTAATTTACCAATTCGCGCTGCGCATCAGCCACCGACCGAAACACAATGCCCGTTTCCTTTTGTACCTGAAGATTGGTGTAAAACAGATCACGACGGCTTCTCCAATCTGCATTGGCTTTGATGGCCGATTCGTTGAAATCCTGACTAATGTAAAACAGCCGCCCCATAACAGCCGCCGTAGCCGTTAGGATACCAAAACGCAAAGCACCAACCTTGTTGATTTCCTGTTCCAACTTCAACTGAGCGTTCAACAGCGGCAGTCGACCTCTGGTTATATTTTCAATGCGCTCAAGTTGGGCCTCCGTTATCTTGCCTGCCTTGAATTCCTCCTGCGCCGCATTCAATTGAAGATAATGCACCGCCTGAAGCTGATCTCGTGTTTTTCCCAGCGTGGTAAACGCTTCCTTGAGGTTGCGGGCCATGGGTGAAAAAATGGATGCCTTTTCCAAACCCCTGAGCGTGACATCCACCACCACCAACGTCTTCAACAGGCTACCAAGTGCATCCGAAGTCTGCTTCGACGCTGACTGGCTTGCTTCCATGTCGTGAGCAATGCTGTGGACATGGTCTTTAATTTTGCCGAATTCTGTTGAAGCTTCAGGCATACTTGACTTTCAGATTAAAACGTATACATTCATCTCATGGATTTAGTAACACTGCTTCTCGCAACGCTCTGGCTGGGGCAGAGAAAACAGATTTCCATAGCAGAACAGTCACAGATGCCCCAAGCTGTGCGCTATCACATGCTGTACGGTGTAAAACCAGAATTGCAGGCTGTTTGCCGTGACCGGCGTCTTGACCCTGTACGCACTTCCGCAGGGCATCGTGAAGAACCGGCCCCCGCCGAGGCACGGATCGAATTGGCCAAATACCGAAAGGCTTTTGCCGCCGCCGGGCGGCGCTCCCCATGTTGAAATTTACTGCCAGTGTTTCCATGGCTTGGGCATGATGTAGTGCTTCGGTTGATATTTTTGGGCACCCTTTATCTGGATTTCTGGTTCCTGTTTTTTGGTGCCGAAATCAGTTGGAAGTACTTCGCCGGTTCTTTCGATCTCCGGCATCTTCGGCCATGTTTTGCGCTCAGGACTGCGGAAGTAATCCCGTGCTTTTAACCGTGTCCCGTGGAGCAAGGTACCCTTTTTCCGAGCCGCAGCTTCACGCTCACGCCGAAGTTTTTCCTCTTCGGCCATTTCACGTTCAGTTTCCAGCCCAGCTTCACGCTCTTGGCTTTGTAGTTGTTTCTGGTGCTGCATTGCCAACTGCTGCGCTATTTCTCCACGCTCGGCTGCATAATCACGACCCATTGGATCGGAATAATCCGGTACAAAGGCTTCATCCAGCAAACTGGCAATTATTTGACGTGCGTTCATCAGCCATTCAACATTGTGTCGACGACTTCCTGCGCCAGTGATTCGTTTTTCTTTTTGGTCAATCCCGGTGAAGCTCCCATCGATCCCCCGCTTGGTTTTTCAGCGGCGTCAAAATTCCTGAAGCCCGCCTTTTTGCCTTTTTGGTTCGTGTCCGCCGCGACCATGTTGACGTAATCCTTGGGCTGGCGTTTCATCGAGGCCAGACCGCCCCGGCGGGCATAATGCTTTGCTTCCGGCGACATGTTGAGCTTGCCGATGTCGTCCTGCCCTTCGCTCATAGGCGATTCCTTCGGCTCCTCCGGCTCAACTTCTTCTTTTTTCTTTCCAAAGCCTTTGCCCATGTTCTTACAAAACCCGCAAGTACAACCCACCTTATGGCGACCTTCGCTGATCATTGCCTTGATTTGCTCGACTGAGTCTTTTACGTACTTGGGCAGACTTGTTCGCTCAGTTTTAGCGAATTTGCGCAATTCACCTTTTGACATCGAAGTGGCCATTTGTTTTGAAGCTCCACGAAGCTCACTTTTTGGAGCGTGCAACGCAATGGCCGCCGCCTGTTGCTGTGATTTTGATAGTGCTGGCATATAATCTTGATTTAACTACACCGATGCTTTTCCAGATAATCCTGCAATTTTTTAAGGTGTTCCCCGCTTTCGAGCACAGCAAGATCACTGTTGCAGCCAGCACAAAGAAATTGTCTTGGTTTTCCTGTTTTATGATCGTGGTCTAAGGCTAATCTGTGCTTTCCCGGTGGCTTGTGGCATACAGCGCATAAGCCTTTCTGTGCTGTATAAATTTCAAAAGCTTTTTCGATAGTTAAGTTCATCGCACGTAGCGTTTCTAATCGAAATGGTAATGCGGCTCGTTTTTCTTTTTTCCTCTGGTGCATTCGCCGCAACCATTCAGGATGTCGGCTGAATGCTTTTAAAGAATTGGTATTATAGCATGGTTTACAACGTGATCGCGGATACTGCGCGCCGGTCTTGAGTGTGACCAGATAAAACTCAGAAATTGGCTTTGTTTTCTTACATTCTTTACACATGTAAGCGGCTTTAATCATAAACTAAATACATTATGGTTTATGTAAAAAGAACCAGATTTTCAAAAAAGGCCAAAAACGTTAAATTTTACTGTTGACAATTGCCTACCCACTGTATACATTATACGTACAGTTGGTAACGGAACCGCTGCCGGTACCGGCCCGTTAGCCGGATGAACAGACAACAAATAAACACTGTTATATGAAAAACAATAACCTCATGGTCGCTCACAACCAGTGGGCCGTTCGGCCTGCTGATCAACGTTATCAAACCCTCGCTGCTCTCGCTGCCGCTGTAACCAATCGGCGCAGCATCTCGGCGTCGGTAGACACTCCCGTCGACAAGCTTCACGTCAAAGTCGAAGGTGACCGCCTCCTGCTTAATGACACCATCCGGCCCACCGAACCTACCCACTGGAGCTTCGGCCAGCTTTGCGGCGTCTCGAAAGCTCCGGCATCCTATCTCCGCACTCTCTCCCCACAATTGGCAGCGGACAACCTCAATTACAGTATTGCTCGCGCTCCCAAAGCCCAGTTCAAGCTGATGACCATCAAAGACCCGGACGGCGGCATCAACACCTTGCAAGCGGTGACTTCCACTACCTACGGTCGTATTTGGGACGCCGACGTGGTGGATGCGGTTGGCCGCATTGTACAGCGCAGCAGCGGCAAGTTTCACAATCCACTGGCTTACGTCAAAGGTGGCAGCGGTGCCACTGAACCTAGTGGTCTCTATGCCTCCGATCACGACATTTTCGTTTTCATGATCGACGGCGGCTCCTTCCTCGAAGGTGGCGAACGGGCCAAGCTCAACCGTGGTTTCATTGTCTGGAATTCCGAGGTCGGCGACCGGACACTGGGCATTATGACATTCCTGCACAACGGCGTTTGTGGCAACCACATCATCTGGGGTGCCAGCAACGTCCAGCAGCTTCTGATCAAGCACACCAGCGGCGCGCCTGCCCGGTTCGACCGCGAAATCATGCCGGTTCTCGATGAATACTGCAACGCCAGCGCCAAACCGATGGAAGACGCCATACATAAGGCCATGGGCCTGCCGCTAGTCAAGGTGCTCGATGTACCTGACACCAATGTTCTCGAACTGCCTTGGATGAAGACCTTCGCCAAGAAGTACAGCTTCACCGTGGGCGAAGTCACCGACGCCATTGAATACGCCAAGCGTGAAGAGGGCAAGTGCGAAACCCTGTGGGACATGGTACAGGGCCTGACCGCCTCCGCTCGCGAATACGAATATGTCGACCGCCGGTTCGATCTCGAAAAACGTGCCGGTAACCTGATGAAACTGGCTGAAACCAACTAACCCTGAACGAACCACCGGGGGATGCCTTGGGGCATCCCCTTTTTATTAAACATGGCCTCTTACGTCGAAGATTTGGAGCGGATGATCGCCAGCGGCTGCCAAACCCCCGGCTGCACCCACAAAGACCATGGTACCTTGTTCCTGCACGGCAAGTGCCACTTCCGGGGCAAAGTCGAAGTCAGCTACACCAAAGACTCCGGTGAAATTCTCGTGGCCTGTGCCGAATGTCAAAAGGAAATCGCCCGCATTGCCGTCGCCCGGCGGACACTTCCTGATACCATCAAAAACTAATGGCCGCCAACGTCAGCAAAGGAGACTCTTCGGACACCTTCAGCGGCCCAAACTGCGCATCCGCCAATTAAAACGGCTGGCGCACCTGACGCTGGAAGCGGCTGCCGCTAAACTTGGCTTGGGCAAGGAGCGCACCCGGCAATTATATTTCATTTACAAAGTGCCCCGGCAAAAACATATTCGGCGGTGTAGACGAAAAGCCGTTCTAACCCAAACATGATTACACTGACTGACGAACAGGAAGCCGTCATTAGCAAAGAAGTCAAACCGGGGGAAGCCCTTAAAGTGATCGCGCTGGCGGGAACCGGAAAAACCTCAACCCTTGTCGAGTACGCCAACGCCCACGACCATCCGATGCTGTATCTGGCTTTCAACAAGTCGGTTGAAATCGAAGCCAAGGAGAAATTCGGCCCCAACGTCCGTCCTAAAACATGGCACGCGCTGGCTTATGCCACGCATGGCCGACCTTATCGAAATCTGGGCAATCTGCGCTATTATGCCGTAATGAAGTTTTTGAAAGCGGACGTATACGCCGCGACGCTCGTCTGTAAAACCCTCGAAAACTACCTCAACAGCGCCGACGAAGCGATCAGCCTCAAGCATGTCGCCCCGGACTTGTTGTGCAAATTCAAGGCGGGCTATGAAAGTCAATTGATTGACGGCGCACGGGCAGTCTGGGAACAGGTCAAGCGGGGTAATGACCCATTTCCCATGACCCATAGCGGCTATTTAAAGCTGTATCAACTGTCAAAGCCGGTCATTCCCGCCAGAACCATCCTGCTGGACGAGGCACAGGATCAGGCACCGGTAATGGTGGACATTGTACGCCAGCAGATGGCCAACGGCACCCGCGTCATATTGGTGGGTGATAAATTTCAGCAAATTTATTCGTGGAGGGGAGCCGTTGACGCCATGGACATGATTGACGCCCCCACCCTGTATCTGACTCAGAGTTTTCGTTTTGGTGACAAGATCGCCGGGGCCGCCAACAAGCTGTTGATCGACTGTCTGAATTGTGAAAAACCAGTAGTGGGCCACCCGGACATCACTGATGAACTGCCTGACACCCTGCCAAGCGACGAACCGTATACAATCATTTGCCGCACCAACGTTGAAATTTTCCGGCAAGCTCTCCGCTGTGCCGTGGCTCAGACGCCCATGTGCATGGTCGGTGGCGACGGCTTCAATGCCTTTTTGGAAGCCATCATGGATGTCTTTTACCTGTACGCCGGGCTGTACGACCAGATCAAGGAACGGCAGATTTCCTTTTTCAAGAGCTTTAACGAACTGAAGGCTTTCGCTGAGGCCCGCCTTGACCCGGAATTACAGGCCCGCGTCAACATCATCAACGAGTACAAAGACGCGGTGCCCAACCACGTCGAGAACATCCGCAAAAACATCACGGCGGCGCGACTGGCCAAGGTTTTCATCGTCACCGCGCACAAAGCCAAGGGCCTCGAATGGAATAACGTGATGCTGACCAATGATTTTGCCAGTCTTTACGACGAAGAGGACAATCTGTTGCCGGTCAGCACGGGCGACCCGGAGGAAGACGCCCGGCGGGGGTACAAAAAGACAATTCCACGGGACGAAGTAAACCTGTTGTACGTAGCCGCAACACGCGCAAAACGCAGGTTGAAGCCCAACCACGATTTGCGCGTATTGTTAAATTACTACTGATCGTTAATCGGCAGGCCGCCGCTGCGCGCCCTGCACATTCGGGCCAACCGAATCACGGGTAACACCGGGGCCATTACGCCCCATGAACAGGGTCTGGTGCGTCCCGTACGTGTCCTCACCGGCAAGCGTGCCTGCCGATGAAATACTGAGCGTGGGATCAGGAATGGTCGGCTTGCCCATGCCCGCCGCGTTCGGGCCGGGCCAATAGCGCGTGTTCAGGTCAATGATTGTATTCGTCGATGCCATAATTTTATCGGTTTTTTAACCTGACATAACTACACGCGTCAGCCCAGCAAATCCCAACCAGCCGGGGTACCCCGCGCCGGTTGAATCGGAGTTACGGTACACTCCGCTACACTGTTGTCTTCCGGCGAAAAACCGACATTGTTTGCATGTTGCAACAAAGCTTCTGACACATCCGCAATAAGATTGCGCATACCCATTTCGTCAAACGGTTCGCCAAAGCGGAAGACGACTTCCATTTTGACGATTCTCGGATCGGGCATCTGTTTCAGATAATCCTTGCCGCGTACAGCATCAGGATCATCCTTTGGCTGATGCTTTTGTTCGATCAATCTTCTGGCAGTACTCATATCATCCAAAAATAGGTTCCACTGGCTTAAATAGCAAAGCATTTGACCCGGCACTCGTCAAAGGGCCAACCACAACCGCCGCTGTGCATGTCGGGATAGGCGCACCGGCGCTATTGGCCCCGGAACCGGGCAGGCCGTTCGGCCCGTTGTTTCCGCTGGTGACGGGTGCAACGATGAAGTTGTATCGATCAAACACAAACTGTTGCCGTACCGGTGGCGGCATCGGGTGCGGCTGGGCCAGTTGAAATGGTGTGGGGGAAGCCATTATGGATTGCCGTGATTGTTTCCGTAGTCCGGCGTCGCACTCCCGGTAATTGTGATCACGGTCTCGGCTACTGCCAAAAACTTCGTTGGTGGCGGCGCGCCAGCCGCATTGGGGCCGCAGGCCGGGATGCCTTGCCAGAGACCGGAAGCAAGAGTCGTGCTGGCTCCGGGACGGGCGGGCGGCTGCGGAAAATTATACGGATCGTAAGTGTATACATTGGTCACGACGACCTGCGGCGCTTTCCGGCTGGCCAGTTGAAATGGTGTGGGTGTTGCCACACTCTAAATACCAGCAGGCCGCCGGGAGCGTACCTGACCGCCCAACACCCGCTTTAATTCCATCAAATACAACGACAGGTCGGACGAGGCAATGCGCTTTTGTCCCTGCTTCGTACCCGTGACAAAATACTGCTCGCCCATAACGTCGGCAGGCCAGTAAAAAATCCAGCCATCGGCACACTGGATGGTCTTGAGCCTGCCTCTGCCTTCGATTAACTGTCTGGCCTTCACAGTTTAAATACGTTGTACTGCGGTTATATTGGTTTTTAGAATGCGATAACTGTCTACGTTTTTAAAGTCTCGTGCAATCTTTTTATTTGTTCGACCTTCCTCGTAATGTAGCTTACGATGACAATTAGCGCATAAAATATCGCATTTTGCTATTTCACGCATCAAGTGTTCCCAAGAATATCCTAGCCTCCAAGCTTGCGAAATGTTCATTTCTTTTTGTGCCGGGTTACGGTGATGAAATTCCAAACAAGCTGGGTGATTTTCAGGACAACGACAGCAGTGTTGTTGAGCCTTCCAAGCTATAAATCTTTGGCGATTTAACTGCGCAGCAGATTGCACTCGCGCTTTATGTGCTTCTTTATGTGTTGCATACCAGTGCTTGTGATACGCTTTAATTTGCTCCTTATGCTCTTCACGCCAACGTTTACCTTTTGCTCCAATCTTCTCCTTATTACGCTGTTGCCAAAGCACAGTTCTACGTACGCGACAAACTTTACAAACTTTCCTATTCTTAACCAGTTCTTCTGGATTTTTAGGTTCTTTGCATTCAGTACAAATGATTTTCATGCAATAAGTACACAGTGTAATCTACTAAAACTAAAATATGCTGAAGAACTACACCAGCGATGTCCCGGTGTCACGAACCATCAGCCGGATAGAAGAAATCATCGCCCGCGCCAACGCGACGGACATCACCAAAGCTTACGATAACGGTCGTCTGATCGCCCTGTGCTTTGGCATCTACCTGCCCAACAAGAAACTGGTGACGATCCGCCTGCCTGCCAACACGGACGCTGTATACGAAGCCTTGATGAAGAAAATCCACAAGCCCCAAACCGGCACTGAAGCCAGAGTCCGGGAGCAGGCCGAGCGCACCGCATGGAAGCTGGTGCAGGATTGGATCGAGGTTCAACTGAGTCTGGTCGAGATGCAACAGGCTGAATTGGCACAGGTTTTCATGCCCTACCTGTGGGATGGCAGGCAGACGCTGTTTCAGGTCTGGCGCAGGGAAAACTACAAAGAATTGCCTGAAACTTGTGGGTAAGAATATGCCATTTACACCTGAGCAAATCAAAGAAATCGAACATCGTGTTGTTGTTGTGCTGGAAAACGAAGCACGAGCACAACAACAACGAATGATCAGCGGCCAACAACAATACGCAGAGCAACAACTGACTCTAAATGCGAACGAATACAATCGAGCCAATGACTATCTAAAATTTCGCAGTAAATTAGATAGACTTACTATTGTTATTGCTGGAGCAATCCTTGCATATACGATCAATGTCTCACTTTTGTCTCCGGCTAATTCGTGGATGTCAATGCACCTTTATTTACAAGCGGTATCTGGTTTCTTGGCACTGCTATCTGGATGGAAAGGACTGCAAAGCTGGGATATTGTTTGCGGTATAATTTCAAATAGAATAAAAGCAATCAGAGCTTCAGAAGAGCTTCTCAGTCCCATAAAAACAAAACCAGAAGAACTTCTGACAGCGACTACACTGTCTTATACAAGAGAAATAGGTAATGACGTTACCAAAGCTGACGAAGCGCACAATCAGCACCGGTTACTACTCAAAATATCCGTGATTGTATCTGTTATGGCTTTCTGCTGGAAATTTACTGCTTGGATTTTAATTTCACATGGGTCTTGATTCCGACAAAATTCCCTATCCTGACAGCCCCAAGGTCAAATGCACCAAATGCGGGTTTGAGTTCGAGTGTGATCCGGGCTGGCTGAAAGCCACTACGACCATCGGTTGCCCAAAGTGTGGGGCATGGATAAAAATACCAAAGCCGCCTGTGGAGTAACTGTGGACAGCTTGTGAATATGTTCTTATAGACATAAGCATTTTGTGCGCTGTATACACATTATATGAAAACAATGTCAGCTTTTGATTTAACGGAAAGGAGCGGCCATCTTCATGATACGAATACGGTTCAAGGCCAACTTTATCAATATGCTATGGAGCGTGATTCAGAGCGCAAAGTAATCTGTGGTTGGCTGCTCTATGACTCAAGTATTCCTGATGTAATTGGATTGCCTGATCCTATCCTCGGCGAACCCGTGCCGATCCTGTGCGGTACGATGGAGGAGATAGACACTGCTGCTCACAGGTACTTGGAGCAATTTAAAGATACAGATGAAGGAGCACTGTACGCTCTTGAAATGACATTCGGCCAGTTTATTGACCAGTATCTCTGCTGTTATCCGCATTACGCTACTGTTGCTGCTCTGAAAAAACTGCAAGCATCTGCCAAGAACAGCTACGAAGCTAAGCTAAACAAGCTGACATTTGAATGTAAACTGGAAAAAGACACCACCTACGTTCTTTTAGAAAGTTTGGGCTTTGGCCTACCTGACACCGACATGCTGCGCAAAATGGAAGAATTAAAAAACAGAGGCTTTAAAGACGAAAAATGCCAGTGTCCATCATGCTGGCCACGATCTGGAAGCGTATCCGGCGATGAAAACCATTGAATAAATCAACAGTTTATATGCCCTACGAAAATCTCAATAAGTTATGGCCCGCCGAAGCTCCAAATCGATCTGATATACCGATTGTAGGAGACGAAATTCGTCACAACGGTCTACTTCTGGAAGCCAACGGTATAGAAGTAGTATTTAACAACTTTGAAGATCGACTGGTCGAAATGATCAGCCAATCAAAAGCTGTCATTGGCTGCGTGGCGTGGCTAACCAATGAATCTATTCTTGAAGCGCTGGCTTTGTGCCCGGAAACTGCTATTGTAGTGCAAAAGGAAGACTTGTGGCGACCAGACATTGACAGCCACAAACGCTCGGACTGGAAACAGCATCTGGCCGACTTATATCGCCAAATTGAAGACCGTAACTTGGGCTGGATTATCCGCGTAGGTCGTACACTGTCGGTCTGCGGTAGTTGCGATGGCGGAGGCATCCGTTGCATGGGCAATTACAATTCAACACGCAAGGCTGCCTTTCCACGAATGCACCATAAATTTGCTCTTTTTGGTGATATAGTGGAGCACAAAGCTGACCACAAAAGTAGTGAATTTGTACCGCATACTCTATGGACAGGCAGCTATAACTGGACGGTCAATGCCGGACATTCACTGGAAAACGCATTGATCGTGGACGCCAAAACACATCCTGTAATCATAGACGCTTTTTACAACGAATTTATTCACATTTTTTCCCTATCTGAACCACTGGATTTCGAGTCAAACTGGGTAGCACCTGAATGGAGGATTGGAACATAGCTTATGCCTCGACAATATCTCAAATTAACAGCCGAGGAAGCGCTTACCAAGTACGCACACGCGGATCACCTGACCAAGCGTTTTATTGCAGCGTGGCTTAATCCGACTTTGGAAATAACGGTGCGCAATAGCTGGGAACTTCTTCAACAGGACGTTAAAGGCATAGACTTAGCTGTTTTGTCAGAATGTATACGTAGCATGGATTATACTAAATTTCTGCATACATCCTATTGGGCGACAGTGTCAAAATTTGTTGATGCTCGCGACGGACATACCTGCACACGCTGTAAGCAAGAACGTCCAATCGTACTTGATACGCATCACAAAACTTACGAACATCACGGTCTTGAGCACCAATTTACCGATGATCTAATTTCACTTTGTAGAATTTGCCACGCATTAGAGCATGGTCATTTAGCTGAAGCCATCTGTGCTGAATTCAGCGAAGAAATTCATTACTCTGAAAATAAAAGTGAACTTGAAACGTTTGGTGTGCCCGAACATATTCGTGACGGTATTGCATGGTGGATAACCAGAATTGGTATCAGTATTGCACGACGCTTAACCGGTGAAGATACGTGCGATCTGCGTGGCATGAGTTTTACAAAAAAATCTAAACGACCACGCCGCCATGAACTTGATTCCAGTGATTGGTAATTGATTCTGAAATTGATTCCCTGTGCGCCTGCGTGAGCTTTTTGCCCAGCTTGGCAGCGCACTGCTTACGGCGGGTAGCTTTTGATACGATCCGGCCTGCACCGATGCCCAACACCCGCTTGGGCATGTGGGCTGCGGCTTCATTGAACCAGCCTTCACGCTTGGCCAGCCGGTAGGACATCTGGCTGTTGTCGATCCATTCCTGCTTGGTAGTGTACTTTTTGGCCTCGGCAAGGATAGCTTCTTTCGTCCACTTGGTGATCTGGACGGTGCCAAGGCTTCCACCTTCAGCTTCGTTGAGCATCTGCCAGTTTTGGGCCTTGTACTGGGTAATCCACTGGCGCTCGCACAGGACGGCTTCCTGCGGGCTGCCAAGCGCGTCCTGAATCACTTTATAGGTATACTGGGCGCAGACCTGCATGTGATTGTGAACCGGGCCGCGCTGCATGTGCTGGCCATGGCGGGTTTTGGGCAGGAAGGTCAGGCCGACGTAAACGTGCCGGTCAATAAATTCGTAGGCATAAACGATGTAGCTGCCGGAATAGGGGTGCGCCTGCGGCACCATGTGACTTGCAACCTTGTCCACAAGGCCCCGCCTATGCGCCGCTTGATAATAATTTGGTTCCGTAGTTTTCCAGTCATTACGGTGTTTGAACTTAGCAGCAGACGCTGCAATTTCTTCTTCCGAATACTGAACAGGCGTAAATTTACCGCGCATACTGGGCATGTGCGCACAGCATGTGCGTATAAATTCACTGCCGCGCTTTACTGCACAGCCATAATGACTTTGGTGCCCTGCTCCACGTTCTACTTCACCTGCGGCCCGCCAATCAGCGCGGGTTCCAAATTGTTTGGCATGTTCAATCAACTGTTCATTCGTGTACTCGCTCTTCATAAACAAAGGATAACATAAAACAAAACGAGGTCAACATTTTATTGTTGACCTCGGTGAAATTACTGTGTAAGTAACTGTTATCCAATGGTCTGACCAAACGCAGTAGGACTGTTCTGAATCAGGCCACGGCAGTACATTTTTGAATTCACCATCTTCCGGGCGAAGCTGGTCGCAAACCCGCGCTGGTGGATGAAGTCCGGCAGGACGATGTCGGGCGTTGTGTACAATTTTTGATACTCGGCGAGCACATAACCGGTTGTCAAAAATTGATCCCCCTTGTGCCCAACGAGGAACTCGTTGTTGGGATAGTGAGGATCAGCAAAAACCTTCTTGTTCCCAAGGTCGCCGATGTAGGTGATACCCTGCATCTGTGTCCGGTTGTTCTTGGGTACGAACTGCGGCAGCGTGGCAACGACCGTCGCGGCCTGAAGGCCCAACAGTAACCAGTTACCGGCCACCATGTTCGTAGCGCCGAAGATGAAGTTACTCGCGGTTTCAAACGCGTCGATGATCGAGAACTTGTGCGTCTGGTAGTTGACGCTCGTCGGGGGAATCGCATCCCACACAACGAAGCCAGCGTCAGCCTTGGCGCGCAGGTCGAAGATAACCTGACGGTGTTTCTGGTACTGCAACGCATTCGTCAAAGCATTGAGCAGGACGCTCTCCGCCTTGATATTATACATTGCTTGCAAGTTCTGATCGGCTTCTTCCGACCAGAGAGTCTTGAGCTTCATCACCTTGGCCGTGACCGGCGTGGACGACAGCTTCATCTCATAATCCTGAATGGCAAGGTTGCCTTCAGAGTTGAACGCGTAGTTGATGTCGTAGCTCGCCGAGGTCAGCGTGCTAACCGTGACCGTGCCCGCGCCGGTACCCTGATAAACCACCGTACCGATTGTCGCGTTGGTCGACGTGTTGATGATGTTGCCGTTGCCATCGTCAGCAATGTTTGTCGTGCTGACGCTGCCGGTAAGAGTACCGGGGCGGATCGGCGTCCACTCCAAGACAATGACGCCGGAACCATTGCTGGTTCCCGTCTCGTCCTGAACGATTTCGTCACCGTCATCGTCGCGGTCAGTTGCGCCTTGCAGAGCACGCCACATCGGAGCGCCTGCCGGAGTGCGGCCTTTGCGACGGCCAGTCACGATGTCCATGTAGACGATCTGGCTGACCGGGCCAGCCATCGGTTGCAACGCAACCAGTTGATCGATCACGTCGTTCTCGGACATGTTCGCGATAATTGGAAAAATCCATTTATCGAAAGTGCCGAGAGAGGTCGTGCGCGTCACTTCGTCCAACCGGCCAAAGCGGCTGCGGCAGTTTTCGAGCATGATCGCCGCCAGAGGCCGTTTGTATTCCGGCATGTGGGCGACAAACTCTTTCCAGCCGCGAGCCTCCCAGAGGCCGCGAGGACTTTTTTCGGGGACGCCGACCGGCGTTTCGGCCAGTCGATAGCCCCACTCAAGAATGTCGGTAAAGCGGCTGATGTGACCGCCATCCGACGCCAACATCGGTCTTCCCGATTCATTTAGAATAACCATAGGTTTTTCTTATTGTTGTTTTGTTGATGGTTGTGGTTTTTACTTGGCGGTTGTGCTCAGCCGTCTGACCATCTCATACGACTCCGTGATCCCACGAGGGTCACGTTCTCTGAGCAGAATTTTCGCCTCAGCCACGGACGTAGTAGCCGGGGCTTTATCAGCGGTTGCTGAATCCTTTGGAGCATCCTTGGACTCCGCCACCGACGCTGTCGCCGGTTGGCCGCCCTTGGATTCGTGTGCCACATTGCCGGGTTCCTTGGCGACCAGATCGCCCTTTTCGCCGGTGCCCTTGCCTTGGCCCTCTTTCTTGACCGTGGTGGCTTCCTCGCCTTCCTTGGGCTGGCCCGCGCCAGCCAGTTTGCCCTTGTCACCTTCCTCGGTGACCGGCTTTTTGCCTTCCAAGGTCTCGCGAATGGCCGCGATGTGACGCAGGCGCGTGGCTTCCTTCAACGACTTCTGGATTTCGGGAGTCTGCGCCTTTTCCTTGAATTCGAGCACGATGATGCGCCGACCCAGTTCGGTGACATCTTCGTGGTAGCGATCCCGCATCAGGTCAAGGGCCTCGCAGGAAGTATTGAAATCATCCTCCAGCGTGGCGTACTTTTGCTTGCGGGTTTCGGCAAGTGATTGCCAGCCCTGACCGCGCCGGGTCAACTCCTCGATCATCTTGGTGTTGCTGGTGACGGTTTTGAGGGCCTCTCCAAGCTTTTTCTTGTACGTCAGCGCCGTCTGGGCGACGGCATTGATGACCTTCATCAGCTTGGTGTTGTTCTCCGACAGCCTCTTGGCTTGCTTGGCCGGAGCCGATGCAGTCTCGCCCAGCTTGTTGCTCAGGCTGTCGAGTTCGCGATGCAGCTTTTGTGCATCCCAATCATTTTTGGCCGGATCAGCGGCACGATACTGGGAAACTTCCCGACCGATTGAGTCGATGTCCTCCCGCAGCGCATTGATGCGATTCGGGTCAGACGGGCACGATTCCACAGCCGTCCGCAACGCCGATACACGGCTTCTTACTTCGTTGATTTCCATAGGTTTTGTTTTTGTTTGTGCGCTGGCGGCAGGGGTGATTTCTGCACCAGTTGAAGGAGATTCCTTCAAATTCATTTTAGTGGCGGCTTCAGCCAGTACGGTTTGATCGCTCGCCTTGAGACTGTTTCTGGATTCCGCAGCGACTACTGGCTGATCGCGTACCGGGGTGAGTTCCGCTGTCTCGAAGGAAGGCTTGATCACCACGTCCCATCCTTCGCAAATGTAGTCCTCACACACGTTATCCACGCCGTCCGTCCCTTTTTCGAGCGAGCCATAACCCCGGCTGGAAACCATCGGGTTGTAGCCGCCCTCGATCAAAGCCCGTAGCTTGCCGCCTTCGGGGGTTTCAAGAAGTTCGATGGTGCCGTGGACTTCGTAGATCGTTTTACCCGTGATGTCTTTGGTTTCTTTGAGGTCAGCTTCAGTAACGTGGTGGGAAATGGGGGAAAGCAGGGTGACGATGCCGTCTTTGGGATGCTCCAGAAGGCCAAAGGCCGCATTGCGCTTCATCGACTCCCGGAGCACCGAACCGTTTTGAAGGTTCTTTTCCCAGACCTTCTTGGAATAGCGCCGATTGTTGCCGTTGACGCAATCACAAATGGAAAAACGACCGGGAATTCTTGACGTGGACGCGCCGTCCGTGCGGGTCTCAAATACAAACGGTTTTGTCCTGTCTACAAAAAAAGGAACAGCACCGGTCGCGCCTTCAACAAGATATTGTCGCATGTCGTGTTACGGCAGAAAACTGCTTGCTGTAAACACGCATAAAGCTCCTTGGCCGGTGTAAACATCGAGGAACTGCATCTAAGACACTTGAAAACTAACTGAAACCGTGAAATCCCGATGACACAAAAAACAAAGCAAAATTGAAGTATACTTGGCATAACTAACTGATTACAACAGGCTTATACTACGTATACAAATCGAGGTTGCGGGGATGCTTTTTTAGACCTTCGGGGCGTGCGCCAATTTGGGACGGGGCGGTTCCTTGGGATTGACGATATTGATCTCCGCCCGGTAAAAATTCCAGACGTGATCCATCACCTTGTCCAGCTTGTCCATGTTGGCCCCACGTTCCTTAAACCACTGTTTACACTCTTCCAGTTCAAGTTCCTCCGTGGTGCCATCATCGAGTGTCAGGTTGTAAAAATCCATGAACGGCTCACGCGTAACCACGACGTGCAGGTTGCTGTCCAGCTTAGGAGTTGGAATTTCAGTTTCTGGCATAGCAGCAGGCGGGCCGTCAGCCCATAAAGTGCCGGAAAGCTTCGCAAATCCTCTTGCCATCACCCGGCGTTGGTTCCGGCATCGGTGTCCCCGGTACCATGGCCGCCCCGACAGTTTCAGCCATGCCCGGCGGATCAACCTTTAAAGCAGCGTACGCAGCAGCCTCAGACGTAATAGCGCCTGCTCTTTGGGCCTCAGCGCGGTCAGCAGCGGGTTTTCCGGCCCGTGTGCGGCCCAAGATCACATCCATCGCCCGCGTGGCCTTGTCGACGCCCGGCCCTTCAATTTCTTCCGGGGCAACCTCTTGTTCAGGCTCGGCTTTTTCCAGTTCGGCTGCCGTGAAGCTCTGGGTGGTACTGCCGGGCACTTTGGAAGGATCGAGCGGAGTCATGGCCCCCGGCGTGGCATCCGGGGCCGTCAGCGCAGCGTAAGGCGTCATCAGCTTTTCGCGGTCGCCGCTGGGATGCGAGGGTTCCTGAACCACGTCCTTGATCGGTTTCATCGTTTTGGGCAGCACGGAGAGACCCATGTCGTTGATCTCCTCGGCATTGTCCGGGATGATGCTGGTGTCCTTTGCTTCACCAACGACCCGCTTGAGCGCGGTGGAATCTTCGTCCTCGGCCCGCCGTCCCTGCCGCTGCTGGATCATGCGGTCACGATACGTGCGCCGGGTGACTGCGCCCGCCGGTACCGGCACTGCGTCGTCTTCCTGTATCCGGCCTGTGACTTTGGCTAAAAACGGATTCATTCTCTTTGGGTAACTGCCGCCAGATCGTCCCCGGCTGAGCGCTGAGGAACTTCGCCGTCTTCGGCTCCGATACGCTGTTTTTTGAAACCATCCACGCGGGACAAGATGTTGTCCGCCGGTGGCGCGCCGTCGCCGCCCTGTCCCTCGACCAGATCGTCCAGTATTTGGCCCAGTTCCAAGGCGCTTTCAGGGCCAATGGCCTGCACCAAGCCAATAAAGTCGGTGTACCTGACCGGTTCGGTCAAAAGCTTGATGGCCACGTCCATTTTGCCGCCGCTTGACCACAGGGAAGCGAGGACTTGGACGGGATCGCTGACGTGATCTGGCTCACCGGGTTCGGCAACGGCGGCAGCCGTGTCTGCATCGGTTTCGGGCGCAGGTTCCGCCTCGGCGGCTTTGGGTGCTTCCTCGGCTTTGGGTTTTTCCTTCGGCTCAGTTTTTTCCTCTTCTTCTTCTTCGCCGAGCACCTGCTGCAAAATCGAGGGGGCTGGTTTTACCGGCGCGGGCGGCGCTGGCGTAGCGTCTTCGCCGAGCACTTTGCCGATCCAATTATTTTTCATGCCATAACTACACCAAGTCCGTCACCAACTTGCAGTCAGACTCCAGCAAATCATCGACGGAGATACCGCCGCCGGTGTAACCATTGGCAAATTTGGGCCGCAGGAGCAGATAGGGACGATAGTAGTGCCGGTACTTGTAACCATCAGTGCAACGACGCATAATGGTGGCAGCTTCTTCGTCGGCGCACTTGCGCACGGTGCCCTGAACCGAAGTTTCCACATCCTGATGCCGCAATAGCTTGTGCTCAACGTCAAGGCAGTTCATGTCCTGCCCTTCGAGCTTGATGCCTCCGGCCAAGCGGCACCGGATGGTAAAGTCACTGTGCTCTTCGCCGAATTTGCCAAAAGCCGCGTCAAAGTAACCCACCTTTTTCAGCAAGGAACGCGTGATGGACAGCATGATGCCCGTAAAGCGAGGCAGCAATTTAACCTTGTACCCGCGCCACGGATAAGTCGTCCACTTGTACGATTCAGGATTGCCGGAAATGGCGGGTGAGGCTTTGTCGAAATCACAAAAACAAAAAAGGCCGACGCTCAGGTCGTTGTGCGCACTGGCGTAGGCTTTCACGAAGTCGCCGTCTACAAACAGATCGTCGTTGCACAGACACAGATGATCAGCATCCGTTTCGTCCATGAACCATCGAATAATACGATTAGTATTTCCGGTGACACCGAGGTTCCTGTCACCCATGAATACTCGTACATTCGGGTAATTTACGCCCATTGGAGCATCAGGCACAACGTACTCTGTTGCCAACAGGTCTTTGCGTGGTGACGGTTTTCGGCCTTTTTGCAAAAAATCTGCGGTTCCATCACGTTGACCACAGTCTTCTGCAATAGCTGTTGGATATTGTGCGCAATGTTTTTGCAAACCTTCCATCATGGTTTGAAGCGCGCCCAAACGTCTGTATGTTAAAATTCCAACGCAAGAAGTCATAAACCAGTGTAGTTAATGATAAACCAAATGAAACGCATAAATTTAATCGGCAAAAAATTTGGACGATTGATCGTAGTAAAGCCCAGCCAGTCTGTCCGAACCAAAACAGGTATGTATACAATGTGGCATTGCATTTGCGATTGCGGCAATAAAACAATAGTTAGGACGGCGCATCTTACAGAAGGAAGAACCAAAAGTTGTGGCTGCTTATTCATTGAATCTTTGTCGAGCAAACCACGTGGCAGAAAGCCAGAAGGCTTGGCGTACATGCGCTACGTCTTCGGCTATTACGAAAAGAATGCCAAAATACGAGGCATAAATTTCGAGCTTAATTTTGACGATTTCTGCAAAATTACACAGCAAAATTGTTTTTACTGCGGCGCGACTCCTGTTCAAGGAAACAACAAAAGCCGTTTAAACCGACCCAACGTTTTTAACGGCATTGTAAAACACAACGGGATAGATCGGATCAACAACACACTGGGTTACGCAGTCAATAACTCCGTTCCCTGTTGTAAAACTTGCAACTACGCTAAACGACAAATGCCACAACTTGAATTTTACACATGGGTAAAAAGAGTGTACGAGTACCGCGTGTCTTCAGTGCTCAAAGATTAGTTTAACCTTTTCAGACGGTTCAAAAACATTGAATCTTTCGCACATTACAGTTAAAATATCCTCCAATGCTTCCATCGGATAATCTGAAATCGCTGTAACAGCCACACAGACGACCGGGCAATCGTTGTGGTCTTCGTCAATAATCGCCCATTCCTTACCCAATTCTGGACGTTTTAAGTTCGTCATCCAATCTGTTTCAAGCTGAACTACTTTAAGTTTCATACGGGTGTATACAGCTTACGTTTTGGGTGGGCGGCCTTCAAAATAACCCACAGCGATGCGCGCCGCCGCCTCTGGCAAAAGCCCGATGTCGGAGTGCGCGTCCAAGATGAAGACGAGGCAGCGGTAAACGAGCACGATCAACCACGCCAAGGCAAACAGGCACGAGCACAGGAGCAGTACCGCCGCCTTGATCCACGTCAACTGCCCAGTGACGGCAAACGCCCCGATGGCCAGCAAGCTGAAAAGAATCAACGCAAACATGATCCAATCGTGCGTCGCGAACAGACCCAATTTGATCTGGGCCTGAAAACGGGTCAGATTGGCATCCTCTGGAACGGGGTCAATGGGCTTGGCCATAAGAATTACACGCGTGGGCGTCACTGACAGCTTTCTTTAGCGTGCTGGTCAACCAAAGCGAGTGTTTCGCGCAAGGTCAGATTGTCCGGGGCAAACCAGTAACCCCTGCCGCCCGCTGTCAATTTGGTTTTCAGTTCCTCGCTGGGATTGCAGAACCGCAGCTTGAGCGGTACGGGCTGCGCGCCGGTGCAAAAAATAAAATGCCGATCTTTGGTCTCGGACTCCACCGGGCTGAACCATGTTTCGCCCTTCCACACAATTTTGCGGAAGGTCTCTTCGAGGTAGGCGATAACTTCGCTGTCTTTGGAATCGGCTGCCGCAGGCGTCTCGCCTTCCACGGCGGGCAACATGGCCGGTATCCGAATCTGGCGCGCTCCCAGCAGCTTGGGGCTGATGGTGATCTTGGTCAGCCCGACGTTGGCCGCCTCGGTGGCGCAGCTAAAACGCAAACCGCACGAATTACAGATGCGGTGATTTTTCTGATACAACACGCCGTAGCACGAAAGTTCATGGCCGAGGACGGTCGGGATTTTGGCTCCCACTTCTTCGAGCATCTCCGCCACCTGCTTGTTGACCTTCAAATACTGATCCCGTGCCGCCAAAGTCAGCAACCGCCGCGTCAAGATGTCATCAGCCACCGGCGGGATTTGCAGACCAAAAACTTCTTTCAATTGGGAGAGGATGGCGCTGTGCCGGGAATTTTGTTCGTGTTGTTCTTCGCTCATACTGCGGTAATTGTTGATTTTTACTCGTATGGATAGAACAGCTTCTTCAAAAAGTTCGGGCGCTAAACCGATGCCCTTGGCCATGTGCTCGTGCTTGATCTTGACCGAAGTTTTTCCGGGTTTCTTGTGGAAGTAGGCATCCAGCAGCGCGTAACCGTAGGCCAGATCGTTGGCCTGAATCAATTGCTTAAAAACCAATTTCTCTACTTCGGTCAGCAAGACGGCATATTCATCGGCAACCTCATGCAGCGTTTCGTGAGGGCGGCTGCCTTCGTCAGGCACCTGCAAATTCAAATCGGGATCGTCGAGGCTCAGTTCGACGCTCTTGTGGTATTCCGGCACCGGCGGGGCGTCATCGTCGGGATCGACCACCTTGGGCAGAAAGCGCTGTCCCCGTGGCGGTGGTTTGACTCCAGTGCGCTTTTCGGTGAACCGATATTTTTGCACCCGGCTACGGGCCTGATTGTTGATGGACGCTTTGAAAAATTTGAAGAAGTCGGCGCGACTGTGCTGGCGATCCAGTTCGCCGCGATGCAAAAGTTCGGCCAACTTTAACCGGCCCTCGCCCACCATTTCGTCAAATTGCAGGTGGGGTGACGTGTGGTCGGAAAAGCGCTGGGCGACCGAGGCGATCAGTCGCGAAATGTCCGGCATCATTTCATCCAGCACCGGCGGTCGCAGCGTGGATTCTTTAAAAATCAACGAATATCGGCGGATACTGGGCCGCATCTGCTCGAAAAGTTCAGATGTCATTATTCTCGTCATAGATCGAGTACTCTCCATAACGCCGGGGATCGAGCGTGTCCACCATTTCTTCAAAAATTTGCTGCGCCGACCGGGGCGTCTTTTTGAATTTTTTGGCGATCTCCGCCACGGCATCCGGGTCTTGGTCGCTCTTGTCTACAGCGTGATACAGCGCGTAATTTTCCTTGAGCTTGGCCAGATGGTTGATCGTGGGAATCTTCAAGCGCTTGCCGCCCCAGATGGCGATCAACTGCTTGATCTGCTCCCACGTGAGGATTTCCCGCAGGTCAACAATGTGATCGTAACTCTCCGCCGCCACAAACAAATCCTGTTCCGTAAATGGCATGTGGATGCGGTCGTACATGGCGTGCCGCAACGCCGACAGCGCCCATGAATAAAAGAATTTGGACAATTCGTGGCTAATGCCATAGGCGTAGGCCGCTGAACGAATGGCCGCGTGCTTGTCGTGCTCGTCGTCGTCAATTACGCACTCGATCAGGTAGCGAATGGCTCCGATCTCCTGTGGATCACCCCAGCGGCAGGTCATGTTTTCAATCTTGTCCCGGACTTCCTTGGCCAAATCATGCTTGTCGACCTCGTGATCCTCGACGCCATAAAACTTTTCCAGATGCTCACTGGTGACGTGGAAACGTTTCCGATACTGGTTGACCTTGACCAGTTCGGAGCGGAAGGCATTTTTGGCACACTTGCTAAACCACGAAAAAAGCCGTCCTTTTTTGGGCTGCCACTTGATCAGCCACTTGACGACTTTTTCCTGCGCGGCTCCCACCAAGATCGGCAAATCAACGGTGTAATGAAAATCCTCGTACTGGGCCAACCGCTCGAACATGGCCGTGGAACCCTCCACAATCTGCTCCAAGACCAGCATGGCCTCCTTGTGCCGCCCGGCGGCGGATAGTTCCTTCCACTTTACCGCCAGTGGCGTTAATTGCGAGGCAGGAAAAATGTGCTCGTTTACGTCTGCTTCTTTTTTAACCCTCGGCATATCGATTTCATCCGCTACAGATGCGTTAACCTCGGCTGGCGCTGGGAATCACCGTCCGACGATTGATTTCATCGATAATTTTGTCCAGCCGTTCTTTGATCTCCTTACCTTCGAGTGTCCGGTCATGAATTTCAAGCAACTGGGACGCGCAGATCAAATTGCTGTTGACCGCGCAACCAACGGCAAAGGGCACCACGCTATTTTGCGCCTGCGTGGGCGGTGAAGCAACCGTCACCATGATCGGCTCCGCCTGATGTGGCTTGGGGCGCTTGGGGCGTTCCGCTGGCGCTTTTTTCTCGGCGGGCGCTGGCGGCGCAGGCTCAACTTTCGGTTTTTCCGCCTCCACCGGTGCCGTTTTGGGAACCTCGACTTTGGACACGGACTGCCGTTTCCTTCCCGGCTTTTTTGGTTTTGCAGCGGTGGTTTCTGGAACGGCAGCCTTTTGAACCGCAGGCTTTTGAACTGCAACTTTGCGCCGTTTTTTTCTTGTCTTGGATGCGGCGGGTTCAATTTTCGGCTCAGCCTTGGGAAGTGCCGCCATACTGCCGTTGCCGCCGTGAAGAATCATATCAATTGCCAGTTGGACGATCTTGTCCTTGCCATAGAAACTGGCATCGTGGCCGTTGGCGTGAATACGCTCCGTCACGTCCACCACTTCCTTCGGAAACTCGACTTTATCCCCATTGGGTTTCAGGACTACCTCGGTTTTGCCGCCCATTCGTGCTTTGAGTGCAGGTTCGGTTGCGATCACGTCAGCCACCCGCTGGTATCGCATGAAGTTGGGTTTGGTCTCGTCGCTCATAAAAAATTTATTGCAACAGTGTTACTGTCGTTTGTAACTGGGTTAAAAATTTTCTCAAGAAATTTCGTGACGTATACATGACAAATTTATCCACACCTATTTACTAATTGTCCACCGAGTTATCCACGGCCTCTTCCGCAACCTCTTCCACGGCCTCCACCGTCGGCAGAATGCGGTTGACTGAATTGCGAAAAGCTTCACGCAAATTAAGCAATTGCTCCGTATAGGCACCGAAGCGCTCCACCGTGCGAATAAATTCGACGATTTCCGGCGTGCGCGTACTCAGATGAATGCCGTCGTCATCTTTTTCAGCCACGAGTCGCATCAATCCCCGGTGCAACATGATCTTGCGCCGCTGTTCGTCGGCGGCGCTCCATGCGCCATAATCAACGACCAGTATAAAATGTGGTTTCTTGGACATGAACAAACGCTCCACCGGCCCAATGCGCTTGACCGAAACCGCTTCACCTGTACACGGTTGGCTTTCGCCATCCTTGTCCATGCGTATGCGCATACACGGCAGCACAATGATGCTCAGTTCCCGCAAAGCCTCAAATTCGCTGAGGGCCGCGTCTTCGATCATGCTGGCCACGTCGTGTTCCAGTTCCTTGTCCATGTCGTATTCGATGTTTGCCATAAATCAGGTCTCCTCTATGTCTTCCACCAGATCATCATCCGCGAGGACGGCCCCATCCAGTCCGGGCGTGTTAAACGTATAGACGACAGCCGCTTGCCAGAGTTTTTCAATGTCGTCCTTGTGCTCCGCGTAAAACTTGGGCCACTCGGAACGGTACTTGAAACCGGGGTCTTTGCGGCTGGCCCGCCGGGGCTTGACCGCGTCGTCGTCTTCGTCGAGCGTGGTTTTAACCTGCGCCTCGCCAAAGGTCGTGGGCACGATGCCATTCTTGGCAAATTTACACGTGAAATCCGTGCCCTTTTCCTTGCTCACTTCGATGAAGCCCGTGAAGATCAGGTTTTCCAGCAAGCTGAATTCGTTGTTCAACCCGCCGTGATCTTTGTCGTAAAGCAGAACCATGCGGCCATCCCTGTCCTGCGGACGCAGCCGGTTTTTGACCGAATGAAAGGCAATGAGCAGCCCTGCCGGAAACTTGGCGTCGGGCAGCAGCTTGTATTTAGACGCCAGCGCTTGCACAAAAATCCGGTGCGTGCTGTAAAACTTCAAAGCATAACCGCCCGGACTCGAAAATTGCCAGCTTTGGGGCGCGCCACTGCCGCTGCGTCCGCCCGTGACCGGCGCGCCTTGTTGAAATTTGGTGCGCACCTGATTGGTGCAGATCATGCAGGCGTTCATCACGTTCAAGCGCCGGACGATCTTGCTGAAGCCCTTGCTGATTTCTCCGGGTACACGCGGGAAGTCGCGTTTGCCCCACGCTGCCGCCAGTTCTTCGCGGGAACTGGTGCTGGCAATCGTGTCAACAATGATGACGAGAAATTGCAGTTTGGGTTCCTTGCCTGATTTTTCGGCGGCGTCGGCATTGGCGTCGGCCCTTGCTTCGGCACCATCCAGAAAATCGTTGGTCATCTTGAAAACCCCTTCGATGGTGTCGCAGCGGCCCGTGATGACATCCAGTTTTTTGCCGTCGACAATGAGCTTGTTGTCCTCGTCCAAGGAACCTTCGTTGTCGATGTAAAGCACCGCCACGTCGTAATCGTCCGGGTTCAGCGGGTGGTAGCTCAAAGTGCCGTTTTCATCCCGGACGACCTGACTGATGCAACCTTCACGAGCACGGATCGCCGTGCGGATCGCCATCGCGGTTTTGCCGCTGTTTTCCAGTCCGATGTATTCGACAATCCGGCCAAAGGGAAAACCGCCCGATACTTCGTCGAATGACGCAATGCCCGTGGTCAGGACATACTTGATCTTCGACAAAATGAGTTTGTTACTGGCCGACACTTCGTACGTGCCCCATTCAGCACTGCTGGGGGCGTGTCGATTCATGCTGGCCAGCACGAAGTCCTGCAAATCTGCTGGTACTTTTTTGCTCATGCGCCACGCTTGGTTAAGCTGTCAATTTTGCCTTTGATTTGCGTGCCCATACCGCCTCGCCGGGTAACAGCGGGTGGTTCTGGCGCGCCCGCATCAGCTTGCTCCACCGGCGCGTCGGCGGGCGGAGCTTGATCGGTCGCCTCTTCCGGCAAATCTTCCTCTTCGCCCACTTCTTCGGGCGGCGCAGCCGTTGCTTCGGAAGCGACGGCCCGTGTCCGATTGGGTGAAGGAGCCAACTTGGTTGCCGGGGCCGGAACCGAACGACGAACTGGCGGAGCCGGAGCTTCAACCACTTCTGCCGGGGCCGCCGCAGCCGCTGGACGGCGCGGAGCAGGCTTTTCCGGGTTTAATTCGGGATTGGAATCGTCTTCCGGCGGAGCTTCCGTGGATTCATCAACTGCCGCCGGTGCCGACGTGGGCCGCCGGGCGGGACTGGCTGTTGTCCCCCGTGGACGAGTAACCGGCGCAGCCGGTTCGTCGTCGTGCTCCTGATAACCACCTTCACCACCCTCTTCGGCTTCTTCCGGTGCGGCGGATGTGCGGCGGCGGCGTGCGCCGCCTTCAGGAGCTTCACCGCCTTGCAGTTTGTCAGCCCATTCCTGAATTTTCTGCGAAAAGATGTAAAGTTGGTCGTTTGTCGGAATCGTAACTTTGGGCAGCTTGATCCCGGCCTCGATCTTCTCGATGTAAGACTTGAAATTGGGTTCTTTCAAATCAAAGATGGGGCCGCTGTCCTGCTTGTCGAGCTTCATGCCCTTACCCGTCCGTGTTACAACAAAGTCGTTGCCCATGCGGTAATCGAAGACGCTGTCGGGGCTGCGCCGCAGTCCGGCTTTGTAAAAAGCCATCAATTCCTCGAAACTGCTTTTGTAGTGGGCAAATTCGTACGGCAGCAAGACTTCCCGCATCATTTGAGCCACGCCGTCCTTTTCAAAAACCACGCAATAGGTCAACCACTGCGGCTGGCCGAACGATTTGAAACCAAACTTGGAAACATCCGGGTCAGGACTCTCGTTGAGCGCCGCTGCCACGTCGCAGCACGGGCAATCTGCATCCGGGTCGCCGCCAAAATCCGGCGATGTATTGCGCGGACAGATGATGGGTTTCATGGACAGCCAGTGCTGGGCAACGCGGGCGAACCACGTACCTTTCGGCCCCAGCTTGGCGGGTAAAAAGCGGATTAACCACATTTTACCACGCTCCATTTTAATGCGACGGCGTGCGTTGGATTGCGCCTGCAAAAATTGTCCCTCGTAGTCACAGGCTGCGAGGATGTCGGGATTAACATTTGTGCTCATTTTATGTATGTCTGGTTGATGGTGGTGTTGCTGATTTTTCGAGGACATCCGGCGGCACTTCAATCAAGCGTCGTCGTGTGGCCTCGGACGTACGTACCAAATCCAATTTGGCGATTATCGCCTCGATCACGCTGTTGTATACTTCGAGCCAGCGCTTGGCCGAGGCATACTCCGCCGCTGCCTGCGAAACCGACTGATCCAGAAGAACGGCTTTCTTCAGCGCCTCTTCGGTCATCTTGTCGCCGTAACCTTTTTCAATGAAACCGCCGTTACGCAACTCGAAATAGACGCGGGCCTCGGTCTCGTTCCATTCCTGTTCGGTAATGGTCAGCCGTTCGTAGGCATAACCCCGATGAAAACCCAGCCACGCAATGGCGGCGGGAAGCTGTTCGGAAGCCTCTCGAACATCCTCGAATTCGGAATTAAGCAAGTAATCAATGTCCAACGTCTCGTTGCCGACCTTGATATTTTTGAGTTTGGGTACGACGATTTTTTTCATTTGGCTTTGAACTGGCCGAGGGTGGCGTTTGCGCTTTCGACCATGTCCACCTTTTGTAGAACGTGCTTTGGTTCGACCGTGGCCAGAACTTCGCAAACTATTTGACCGCCTGCGCGGGGACATTTGTGGTGCGGAAATTCAGCGTAGGCAAAACAGGGCGCGTGATTGCAATCGTTCTCATTCCACACCGCCAAATCCATGTAAGTTTTGTCATAACCGATGCGCACCCCCGGATCAAGGTTGCCCCACACCGAAACCGCCGGAGTATTGAGCGCCTGTGCGATATACAGCGGCGCGGAATCCAAGCACAACACGCAGGTTGCCTGTTTGATCAGGGCCATCAACACGCGCAAGGGCGTGGCGTCAATGGCGTTGATCACGCCGCCCCCCAGATTGGCCAGATGATTTTGAAACGAGCCGAAACTCATGTCCGTGTCCGGGACACGCAGTTTTGAATTGCCCACCACCAACGTCGGCCTGCGCTGGCCAAGTTGCTTGATGATCTCCAGCCATGTCTTGTAATTCATGCAGCGCAAGGACGAATTGGCCACGGGAGCCACCACGTAGTAACCCATGCGCCGCAGGTCAATTTTGCGCTGGTCAAAGATGGTTTTGAACACCGCGTCCAGATTCAAAAAATCATCACTGATAACCGTGGCCGAGGGCCGTTTCCAGCGCGGATCAATCTGCTCGTAATCAAAACCCAGTTGTTTGAAAAGCGCGTCGTATACATTAAGTTGATCCTGCTCCTCGTCGCACTCCGTTACCGATCCCACCAGCCAGTGGTAGTTGTAAAATTTAAGATGGTCGTACTCCAGCGGGCCGCACAACACCGTGCGGTGGTACAACAGGGGAGAATGCGACAGGACTGCGCCCCGGTCGCTGTAGGCATAGAGATCAACCTTGACATTGCCGCCGGTAACGTGATTCAAATAGCCCAGCGGGCCGGTGAGAAAGAGCAGATCGCCGATGCCCCGTTCGCGAAACCGTTCGACCAGTATCTTGGCCCCGGTGATGTTCCGGCCCGCGTGCAATTGATTGTGCAGCGGGGCTGAGTCAAATTCGGAAACCGATTCAATATATTGGTGGATGGAAGGAATGCGCGCTGCGTTGATGATGTACCGGCGGTTGGGGTTCAACAGCCACGTTTCCTCTTCGGTCTGGTGCCAAAGCATCGGTTGATTTACCGTGACAATGACATAATGCGAATTAGACGGCAGTTTGGATGCTTGCATCGTCGTGAAAGAACGGAATTACTTTGTGATGTTGTCCGGCAAACCAAGATAAGGATGCAAAGACACGGGAAGCTGTTGAATTTCATCGGAGCGCCAGTCGCGCACGGTTGGCCAAATCTGGTACTTCTTGTACATGTGGGCGTTCTTAAGGCCCGGCTTGACGTTGGGCAGGATGTTTTTCAGCCAACCCTCGAAATCGTAATCAGGATCGTCGTAATGACCGGAACGCCGATGTTTCCTGATGGTTTCCTCCATGGTGCGGCGCGTACCGGTGAAGTGATAAATGCGAGGAAAAGGAATGACCGTCTGCCGGACGGTAGGCGTGCGGCAGGACTTGAAAATAATGGTACCACCGATGTATACGACAGCCAAGTCCTGCGCCATTTCAATGGGATAACCGGGCAGACCAATGACCGGAATCATGTAGGTACTGATCGCGGTGTGCCCCTGTTCAATGTAGGGTTGAAGCATTTCCAACGTCCCCCGCATCCAAAGTTCATCGCCGTCGACTATCAAAATGTTGTGATAACCAAGGCTGCGCACCCAAGCCAAACTGTCATTGCGCACGCGGGTTTCGACCGTCAGCCGATCATCGCCGGTAAACCGGTATTTTTTAACGTCAAAAGTCTTTTGATGCACGGTCAGGCCCAGCGCCCGAACCTGCTCGGCCACCTTGTCGACTTCACCCGTGTATACAGTGTCTATGGCCTCCCCCGACCAGTACTCGTTGGGCTGGGCAAAAAAGAAAATTTTAACCCCTTCCTCGGCCAGTCGCTTGCAAACTTCCAGCAGGCACAGGTCATCCTGCGTCACTTGCATGTAGGCCACGAATTCATCATTCTTTTTAGCTTCGGGCTTGACCTCCGTTTCCGCTGTATACACCGGCGCTTTGGGGCCGTCATCCAGCGGAAAACCTCTGGCTTTGCGAAATTTGAAAAGCATTTCCCCGGCATTCCAGCGCTCTTGGGAGGCGTGAGCGCGATCCACGTCATCCCGCTCGCGTTTGCCACAATCCGGGTGGATGTGCTCAAACAACAGGTGCATGGCTTCAATCACCACACCGTCGCGGTAAGCGACTTCGGTAAACTCGGTGTCGTTGAACATCGACTGATACTTCGGATACCAGAGATAGCCAAATTTGTCGTAGCGGGTGCGGGTGAAAATGGCCAAGGTGCAAAGATCGCGCACATAACCGTCATTGATGTGGATGACCCGGTCTTCGTCCAGCCACGTCTTGGGTTCGAGCGCCAGCAGGACTTCGTCCCAATTGGGTGGTGGCATGAAATCGTCGGCCACGGCAATGATAATCTTTCCGGTGGAAATCTCCGCTGCCGCATTCCACCCGGCATTGCAGTTTTTCGGCCCTTTATTGACTGTGGTTTTGGCCGAACGACAAGCTCCTGACAGGACGGCGGCATTGGTGGCTGAACTGGCAGCGGCCAACGAAGCGATGTCGCCATCGTCCACCGCCACGCACCATTCGATGTCATGAAGTTTGGAGCGCGAATTCCATAACTCCATTACTTGGGGGATCACCTTCGGTCTGACCGAAGTGTATACGAGAGAAAATAATGGGACGCTTGTCTCAGCCATAAGTTCGTTCTTAAAAGAACAGCAATGCGCGAAATTGACCTGACAAATACCGATAAAAAAGCTCTGATTGACGACTCCGACTTTGAGCGCGTCAACCAGTTTCGTTGGCTTTTGCTTAAAAACGGATATGTCATGTCGAATTCAGCAGAACATCTTTATCTACACCGATTCATTTTTGGCGTGAAGATAAAAGCAAGAGTTGATCACAAGGATAGAAATCCTTTGAATAATCGGCGGCACAATCTTCGGTCGGCAACCAACAGCCAAAATCAAGCCAATGCAGCGAAACAACAATCCTACAACAACCACGCTGTTACATCTAAGTTTAAAGGTGTTTCTTGGTATCCACGTCATGCCAAATGGCGAACAACCGTCGCAGGTAAACACGTCGGCTATTTTAACGAAGAATTAGAAGCTGCTGCGGCTTACAACGAAATAGCACTAGAAAAATTTGGAGAATTTGCACTTCTAAATGTATTTTAATATGCGCACTGACTTTGAAAAAGAGCAGTTGGCCCTGAAGTTTCAGGCCAATGTCATCAGCAACCGGGGCATGGCCCTGCTGCTGGCCGCCGAACTGATTCAGGAATATCGGGCATTGGTGCAACAACTGCTGGCTCACAACGAAAAATTACTGATGGCTTTGAATGAAAAAGAAAATCCTAAGCGAGATGGTGGAGCAGTACCAACAGCGCCAGCACAGGCTGCCTGAAAGGATTGTGATTCATCCGTTGGCGCTGGTGGCCCTTGGGATCAGGCGGTCGGTAGCTCCGGTATGGAATGGCATCCCGGTGGAATGCCGAGAAGTGTCACCGGCGGAAGGTAAAAAGGGAGGAAGTCGGCTGGGAGTATATTTGGAAGCAAAGAGGAAGGAAGCCGCGCTAGTTAGCTTTGACTGTTAATATGCGCGCAAAACAACTCGTAGACATCCTGCTGGAGGACAAAAAAGTCATCGCCGTTGATCTGGACGGCACATTAGCCCGCCGCCTGCCCGGCAAGTTTGACCGGGAAAAGATCGGCAAACCGGTTCCAGAAATGGTGCGGAAAATCCGGCGGGCATTGGAAAGCGGCCACGAAGTCATCATCTTTACCGCTCGCGCAGCGGAGCCGATCAACATTCGTCCTATCAAGGCGTGGCTGAAGGAGCACGATCTTCCCGATCTGAAGATAACCCACGAAAAGACGCCCGACATCGACGAATTCTGGGACGACAAGGCCAAGGGCGTGGAGCAAAACAAAGGAACGTTCAAACACTGATGGTCGAGTCACGCATACCGCAAAAAAGCTATCCGTTGTCCTACCTGTGGAACCATATCCACATGAAGCCCCTTGCGGTCTCCAAAGCCAAAAAGCGGAAGACCGTCCTCCTCAAAACTAATTGCGCCGATCCCGGATGAAATTCTGCGCAAACTTTTCGTTTTCCTGCTGTTCGTGCTCCGCTTCCTGTTCGGCGGTTTGGCCGATCCAGTAGGGTACGGCATAAGCCAGAAAATCGGGATCAAAACCTTTGGCCTCAAGTTGCTGGCGAAATTGCCCGTAATAGTCCTTGAGCATCTTGGTCTTTTCAATATCGGAAACAGGTCGCTGCATAATCTGGAGCGTCTGGGTGATCTGATCCTGATCAAGGATGCTTCCCAACGGCACCGTCTTCCAGCCTTTTGGCAATTTAGGTTTGGCCATATTATTCGTCCAGCATGGCAGGAGCCATCCGGCCCATACCTTTGAGCAGTTCCATCAATTTGTCCAGTTCCTGTTGTGCCGAATCCCGCCGCCCGGTGTCAAGCTGTAAATTTTGAAGGGGGCCGGGAATGGCTCCGCTGAACTTCATCCAGATGTCGGCCAGCTTGAACCGCGACAGCGCCAACGAGTAGCGTTTTACCCAATCCGCCCCGGTCGCGGTAAGCTGTTCTGTCCGGGTATGCGGCCAATAGGCAAATATACCGGCTTGATAACGCTCGATGGGATTGTGGATGTACAGTGCCTGCTCCATTTCATCATAAAACCAGTCGGGCCGAATACTGGTCACTCGCTGCCACGTCTTGCGCCAGCGTAGGAAGATGTCGTATTCATCGAGACCCAGCCGGAACAGCGGAGCCGGGTTGATCAGGTTGCCATAAAAGATTTCCGTCGGCACCGGGTTGGGTTCAACAAACTGGACGTTGGCAACACCCAGTCCTACATCAACGCCTTGGAGATATTTGAACTGACCCCGGACGAGGATGATGTTGCCAACTTTGATCTTGGGAACCCACTGAGAATACAACGACATCGAATCCTGAATGGCATCCAGAATCTGCTGGTTGGTAAGCTCAACATTCCACACCGGCCCGCCCAAACTGCGGATGATGTAATTTTTTAACTGGTCAACCGTATAGCCACGAAGGGGCAGCGTATCCGGGCTGTCCTGACTGGTTTTGACTGGTTCACTGGCATTGCTTGTGGCCATGCCCTAACTACTTCAGGTTGTCAGCGGGTATGGAGCCATGATGGCGTCGACCTGATCAGGATGCTTTGATTCCGCGTGCTGTTTAAGCTGTGACCGGAATTTGCGTTCAATGTGGCAGATCGAGCACACAAATGGCTGATCAGTCTCTGGCGCGGGAGCCGCTTCATCCGGCGGAACCGGCGGCGTTTCATCCGTGGGCACCGGGGGCAGACTTCCACCTTCTGGCACTTCGTCCAGTTCCGGTTCCGGCAGGGGCACCACTTCCGCAACAACCGCAACTTCAGGTAGCGGGGCGGATTCGGTTATGGCCGCCGGTTTGCCCGCCACCACCGGCGCGTTGGGGGGAGCCGTGCGCACGATGGTATTCATAAAGCCTGTCTCGCTGTCGAGTTGAGCGTTGGTGGTCTCGGCCTTTTTGAGTTGCGCCAGCAATGGTTGTCGCTGGGTCGCAATCTCCGACGGCATCTGGAGTAATTCTTTGGGCAAGTCGGCGGGACGCTTGGTCATCGAGGAATCGATGGCATACTTGATCATTGGCACGTCCGACAAGCGCGGCGGTGTTCCATCTGTATCCGTCACGCCGTAATTCTCCGGCACTTCCCTCGGCTTCTTGATCAAACCGGCGCGCCGCGCCTCGTCCATGGACATAGCAACGACCGAGGGCTTATTGATCGCCTGTTCCGGTATGTCTCTCGGCTTGGGCATCACCGGCTGACGGACACCGTGTTTGTCCTGCGTAAATTCCGTCACGGCGTGTACGGACAAGCCATCGCTTCGAGGAGCCACGTTCATGGTGGCCACGGGCACCCGGATCACGGGTACTGGTTTATCGGACATTTCCCGATGCAGTTGCTTGTTGTTGGCGTAAAGCTCGAAGAACGGGTCATTGATTTTTCGTCCTTGCCGGTCGAGGACATATTCGCCGGGCTGCAAAAAAAGCGTGATGCTCAATTTGGAAATCACCAATTGCATGGGCCATTTATTGCCGTTGTAATATCCGACGACGTTGGTCGTGGGCACGGTTGCGGGCACAGTTTTGCTCATGCTTTTTAAGAACGTATTTTCGCAGGAGCAAATTGAAAAAATAAAACGGCGGTCGTTCCAACTACGACCGCCGTTAATCAGACTAACCACCAAACCCTCTATGAAACACTTAAACGGTAAGCCTGCCCTACCAAATCGTCAAGACCATTTCCGCGTGAACCACGCCAGCGTTGTCCGTTTCCGCGTTCCGCCCATGGGATAATAATGCGTCGGATAACGGTTGTCTTTCAAAACAATGCCTTCATACATCGGGAGATTTCTGGCCCCGCGCAGCAGCCACGCTCTGGTCGGTTTGGGGAACATCCAGCGATGCTGGATGAACCTGACCATCTGGAACGCCATGACCTCCCGCTCGTCCACCGACCGATACAACATAGATTTTCCGTCAAGGGCCAACAGGTCAAAAGGGTGAAATTCTTCTTCGTACACCACGCCGTCAAAAACCGTCCGGTTGGGCAATTTCAGAAAATCGTGCGTATGCTGGAGCGGCTTTTTGTACCACTTGCCAAAGCCATCCTGAACGTAGAGCCTCTTGTCGACGACCGCCAGACAGGCCCGTTCCCCGGCCAGCAGAGGCTGGGCGCACCACAAGCCCGGTTTGCTGATTTCTTGGTATAAGTCCTCGATCAGACGCACAGCCCGCAGCGTGCGGCCCGTAGCGGGGCGCACCGGCTGAAAAGGAAACACCACGCCCGAAACGATGACAATCTTTTCCTGCATACACCCAAAATGTATACCGAAAACACCACTTGTCAATAGCAAAATTTAATAGCGCTTGGGGGGCGGTTCCGGGAGCATCGCCACAGGAATTGGTTCAAAACGAACCACCACTTTGTTGGTCTTCGGATCGACCGCCTTCAAATCCTTCCCCTCCCGGCGCAGGGCCAGCCCGCGACGGCGGCAAAGCCATTTCAATTCGTGATCCGAGTAGCGTTTGCTCCGCCGCCACACTCTGGAAAATTCACGATTGGTTAGCCGGTAATCCATGATTTGTAGAACTGTTCCCCGTGGAACATTTTTAAATGCCGCCTCCAATGTTTTGCTCGCGCTGTTTGAGCGCCCGGTCGGCGTGCTTGTAGTACAGACGCCTGCTCGGCGTGGGCCAGTCACGTTCCCGCGTGCTGTAGACATCGGTCGCGCCAAAAGACCGGCGGCGCAAATTCCGGTTGGTCGCCAGCGTGTGTGATTTACGGGGATAACCGGGCGGCTCCTCCGCTGCCGGTTGAAACACGTATTTGCGCCCGCCCTGAACAAACCAGTTAACGCCCAACCGGTGAGCCTCCGCTTTGGTCGTGGGCGGGTTGTTACGCAGTTGGTATCGTTGATACTGCGGGCTGCCGGGCTTGAAAACTTGGGAATAATCCCAAGGTTCGGCCCCTTCCAACGAATCCAATGAGTCGTCTTCCAGCAACGCGTCTACGATGTGCTCGGCTCTGGTCACAATTTAATTACGAAAATTTTCTTGTAAAAATAAAAAATCCAGTTCTGTAGTTACGTCGCGCACAAAGCGCACACCAGCGGGTGGCCGCCGTCGAGCCGCCCGGCTGAGAAAAACATCGACGAGAATGAAAGACTGAAAGAGCATGAATGAAACAAACTGGAACGACCGCATGGCCGCTGCCGCTGCGGTATTGGGCCTCACCCCGGCTGTATTCGAGGAGGAATTCAAAAGGTTGACACGCATAACCACCGTCGAAGACATCGACGACGATGACGTGTTCAAATTTGGAGACTTCCGGGAAATCTACAAGTCACTGCCGGTGCCGGTGCTCCGCAAAGTGTTCAAAGCCCTGCGCGGCGGCAAATCCACCGACAAACAAACTCCGGGCGGCGAAGGCACTGATCCCCGGATTCAGGAACTCAAAGCACTGGGCTTCAAAACCCGGCTCGAAGACGCTGATCCGGCGATCCTGCTCAAGTATTACCTGCCGGACAAACCGGCTGACCCAATCAGCACCGCGCTTAAAAAGCGCTTCGGCGACAAACCGTTGATCGCCTTCAAAGACGACGGCACCGTGGCGCTGACCGAAACGCTGCAATACCTCGCTGATCTGGAGCAGCATTACCCGGAGCAGGAAACCATCACCGTGGACGGCAAGCTGGCCAAATTGTGGCCTATCGGAGCCAAACCCGACACAATGGTCGAAGAAGACCCGCTCTTCCCCGGCCAACCGTTGCGGAACGGTTACAGCCTTGTCAACCACCGGAATTGGACAAAAGTCTCAATGGAAAACCGGCAGATGTGCCGCATCATCCTTGAGCGCGGCGAAATCGATCCCGACAACAAAGAAGCCGTCCTGCGGTTTCTGGAACGGGCCGAAACCAAAGACGGCCTCAACGCCGCCTACCCGGAAGCGGAACTCGAATTCCGCGAGAAAAAGAAAAAAGACGAACTGCCCAAACTGAAAGTCCAACTGGGTGCCGCTGGCACCAAGCCGAACAATCCGTTTGGCGTCCGCCGCCAGTACTAACCAATCAACCGGAGGAGCGCGGCAACGCGCTCCCCTTTTGCCCATGAATTATTTCGATACAACCGTAAATTCAACGGATTATCTGATGACCATCAACGGGTTGTCCGTTGGCCTGAATCTGCCCGAAGCCCTGCATTCCAAGGGCGAAGGCGAAGAGGAATTGACCCATGGTCTGCCGCCCTACCGACCACGCCGGGCGTATCTGGTCGACGAGTATCCGGCCTGCCCGGACAGTTGGCTGCGCAGCAGCGGGCGCATCAAAAGCTACTTCGTGCCCATCATGGCCGATACGGGCCTGTGGCTGGATTTTAACGCCTGCTCGCGCCACGCCAACCACACGGCCATTGTCATCTCGGTGCAGGGCATCAATGCCGTAACTGGATTGCCTTGCAAAGATGCCCAACTGGAGCAGTACAAGGATCAATGCCCCAAGCACAAGGAACCGTTTGGCCCTGACCGTCTGTGCAAGAAGTGCAACTTCAAGTGGCCCAAACAAAATTACCTGTCCAGCACCGGCACTCCGTACGGCGCGCTGTGGTTGGATGGCTTCCGGGCGGAAGACGGCAAGGTGCGCCAGTACGTGTTTACGGAACAAAAACTACGCAGCGTGGCCAAGGCCATCATTGGCGAGGATCGCGTCTTTGCGCTGGGGATCAGCTACTTCCTGTCAAAGGAACCACGCCCGGTCACTGCTCCCAGCGTCACACGCGGCTACCACGGCATAAAAATGAACTACCTCGCAGGGGGTGATGAAATTGGGGCAATTGAAGGTGATACTAGCATTGAGGCTGATACTTGCAGTTTTGGCGATATGCCACTCAACTCCGATACCTCGGTCAACACGGCAGACATGTCGTCCGTCCATGTATACAACATGTCAATGGGCACACCAACCGCCTCGCTGGGGTCGAGTGGTTCCAAGGGAATGAGCGCCGGTAAACTGTACTCTGGAAGTTTGAATGCAAACACGAGGAAGTATTCCGGCGGCACACTTGCCAAAAAGCATTTCTTGTCCGCAATGCCCAAAAGCTCATCGCTCGATGCGCCAGTAACCACAGCGGCTTTTCACAAACTCGCAGCGGTAAAACAAATGGAAATCGCCGCCGGGGCGCGCATTGACCAGCAAGTGCATGACGATCCAAACGATCTGGAATTCTGGCAGAAGGAACCGGAGGGATTAATCGTGATCAACTACTGCACCCAGTCCGAGGCAATGAAGATCATCCGGGCGGGCAAGGTCGACGTGTCCGGCAGCAAGGAAGGCTTCTTGCAAAACGTACCCAAGGGCAACCCCTAAGCGGTCGTGAATGTCCGCTTCGTCTCAGCCGACAGCCGCAAGGAAATCCAAGCGGCTGTCGGTTTTTTGGCCAAACAATCCTTGGGTTATCCCCGATACAATGACTGGGTGGGCCGGGCGGAAGCGGAACTTCATACCGGGTACAAGCGCGCCATACTGGCGTTCAGCGAAGACTGTCTGGTGGGTAATCTGGTCTGGCAGCCGCACAAAGCCATTCAAGGTGCGGTGGAGTGGAAGAACCTGCGGGTGCATCCCGCCGTCAAACGGCGGCTCTTTGGGAGATTCATTATCCGGCAGGCTGAAGAAATTTGTGGTTTTCCGGCGGCCATCTGTGACGTGCGCTCGGATCAAAAAGATACCATCCAGTTCCTGCTGGTTTGTGGCTACACCATCGCCGCGACATTGCCGCTTTATGATTCGGAAAAACCGGACACGGTCATGGTGAAGTGGCTACGGCCATCAACTCAGGATTTGAAAACCGCTTTTACCTCCGCCGCTTCAAAGTCGTTATTTGACGCCAAGTACTCGATCCGTCGAGATTGACGACGTTCCGCCCGGTGCGTCCATACCTTAGTAAAGCGTCCCGGTGAGGAGCCACATATATTGCCGGGCCGCCGCGTCCAGTATTCGTAGCCCGCTGCTTTCGTCTTTTTGATCGTTTTGGACATCGGGACGTGGTGCTTCAGCAACATCACCCTCTAAACCCAAATAGTGATTCGGGTGGCAAAACTCACAACTGCATGGATGTTGTTCGATAACGGCTTCCATGCCGCAAACCTAAACCATGTTGTAGACGCCTACAAGTAAAATTTGTAGGCGTCTACACGTAATCAGCCCCGGCCAAAAAGGAACGGCTTCCAGTCCTCGTGCAGCGGACGAATCCGCGTGCAGGCCGGAACCGACTTCGGGCGAAACGGCTGCCGCCGGAGCTTCAGGCCCGCCTCCTGCGGCGTCTTGTTGCCCTTCCGGTGGTTCAAGTCCTTCCGACTCCAAGAAACGTTGTCCCACGCGTTCCGGCCACCCCGGCTGCGGGGAATGACGTGATCGATGGTACCGTCGGGCGCGTATTCGCCCGTGTACTGGCAAATGAAACCGTCCCGTTCGCCGACGCCCCGCCGGTTGAACTTGGGCACCCGCTTGGGCATCTGGGCGTAGCTGGACTTGCAAATGACCGTGGGCACCCGGATGGGGCCATGGATCGTCCGCAGGAACCGGTCGCCATCGCGAATGGGCAGCACGGCCCACTCCGACCACGGCACGGCGCGCATCTCGCCCATCTCAATGCCCGTGGCGACGCCGCGCACCATGTCGCACATGGCCGTCTGGACGTTCGTCTCGTCAATGGCCTGCCACAGCCGGTTGACCACAAGCACTTTTTGTTTCAGCAGTTTCATAAAGTAATTAGGTGTTTATTCACATTGCTTCTTAAATAACGGTAAATGCTGCCATTGGGTTACACCTTCTGGAGTTTCAGCATCATAAAATCGATCCATAAACCGGATAAAGACATGGCCTGATAAAGAATCATTTGGATCACCCGTCAGATTGCCGGGATCAAGGACTTCAACATCGTCTTGACCTGTTACTGCCTTGTAGCGTCGCCTGACATCTTCGGCCCATTCTTCGCACAAACCACAGTTAACATCGTAAGCATCAACTGCTCGTCGTGAATCTGGCCGCCCACCGCCAAATAACTTCACGGCGGGGTCGTTTAAAATAGCCGCCGTAGCATCTCGCATGGCTTCCTGAAAAGCATTTTCATTCATCTCAAGAAGACTGTATACAACTTGTTTAGCGTTCACAAACTAATTACAAAATGGCACCGGTGGCCCGAATCGGACGGGAACTAAGCAGTCCAAAGCTGCCTGTGCTGCCATTACACCACACCGGTATAAATTGGTACCTCCGGTGGGGCATGATCCCACAACTCCCGCATTAAAAGTGCGGTACTCTACCAATTGAGTTACGGAGGTATGAAATGGTCGGCGCGGGGAGAATTGGACTCCCAAGGCTCACTCCCTCTCAAGGAGGCCGGTCTGCCATTCCCGGTAAACCACGCGCCGTTGGTTGGCCCGGTGGGGTACAATCCCACGACCTGACGATTATGAGTCGACTGCTCTATCAACTGAGCTACGGGCCACTCTTGAAATTTTCCAGCCTTTGCGTTTGGCGTACAGGTATACATCGTCGTAGGACTTGCCCACCATCCAATGAATGATCGGGGCCGCTCGCGTGCAAATCAGCAGGCTGCCTTCAAATTCGGCTCCAGCGCAAAAATAACCGCTGTCGAATTGCAGCATGAACATAAAATGGCGGAGGGTGCAGGCTTCGATCCTGCGCAGGTGTTACCCCGACTTCTGGTTAGCAACCAGATACTTTACCAGACTCAGTCAACCCTCCAAATACACTTCAAAACCACGACGCTCACCGTCCTCAACCCAGATGCCGTTGATGATGATTTCCTTGCCGATATTTTTTTGCGTCACTTTTTCCAGTTCGCCGTCTTCGCTCCCGACGTATTCCCATTTGCCGTGTCCGGCACCGGGCCACAACTGCGCTTTATAGCGTCGGGGGCCACGGGTGCGTTCGTCCAGCTTGTCGTTGAAAGTGATGGTGACGCCGCTCGGCAAGTTTTCCGCCGTCTGCAAAAAGATAATCTCGTCGGGCCGCTTGTTGTTCAGGTCTTTGAATGTGATGGTGTTCATGCTCATGTTCCCAAGAACACGATTTTCAAATTTTGAACGGATGCAGCGGCGCGCCTTGTGCCATGCAATCATGCGCCCAATTTTGCGTATAGTCACAAACCGGACACACCCAACCTTTTTCTGTGGCGATTAAAATCCCGTGATCGCCTTCATGATGTTCTTCAGCGTATTTGTGGTGGGCGTCATCGTTGCGGTTGCTACAGGTGAAGGGATGCACCCAGTCACACTGCTGCCACGCATTCAAACCCTTTACTTGCTGTTTATCCCATGGCGCGTAAATTTTGCCCATAAGATCATCGGGTTACCCAAAGCCCCATTCGCTCACAATGACGTTCGTTCAACGGAAACGGCCCCGTCCAGCCAACCTGTTTCAAATCCGAAAGAATATGCTGCCGTGCAGCTTCAGCGGCCTTCGGCCCCCACAGGTGCGCTACTTCGGCGATCCCGGCTTCATGATGGCGTTTACGCCGGTGAGCAACGCCGCCACAGCCGGGCAGATCGTGGCAGGCATCCAACCACACGTGGACTTCGCGAAAACCTTGACCATACGTGCTGATCGATTCAGCGCAATGTTCTTCCAAAGTTGGCATAAATTAAGAATACCGGTCGGGCAGACGGGCGCGCCAGTTGTCCTCCCAGTTTGCTGCTGCTTCAAATTGAGCGCGCACTTCTTCCAAAGTGGGCGGTGGTAAATTGCGCAGGTTTTCCATGCGTTGTTTCAGCCATAACGGAGCACCGAGACCGTCATCATAGTCACCGGTGCTGAGCGCTGTCAGCGCACAATGCTTAAAATCTTCATGTGTGCCTTCTTCAATTATCATCGAAATAAAAGCGGCTGGACGGAAATATCCATCCAGCCGCCGTGATTGTCTACGCTAATCTTCGGCTTCGTCGGCAGCAACCTTGCGGTCGCCCCGGATGAAGTCGGCGATTACCGGCGGAGCCGACGCGTCGAAACCGACCACGTCCATGCCCCACTTGTCCTCCGGGTCGTTGACCGTGAAGTCGTTGGCGCAGGTACCCACGAACACTGACCGGGTATCCGGCACGAACTTTTCACGGTACTCCCGCAGGCGCAGAGTTGGATGCGGGCCTTGGTTGACCTCGCCGTCGGTCATAACGATCAGACCGCCGATCTTCAGACGGTTTTGCAGTGCGTACTCGATTGCCAAGCTGATGTTGGTCGAACCGAAGTTGTTCACCTGTGCCCGACGGCACGCCGTTTCCAGCGTCATGCCCTTGCGGATGCCAAGCTCGCGGAAGGTATCCGCGAATCCGAAGATATGGCATTCCGGCTCGACGCTGGCGTGAACCAGCGACAGGGCGGCGACGGCCTCACACGAAGACAGGGGAGTTCCTGCCATCGCCGAGGACATCGAACCGGACACGTCCAGCGCGATCAACAGCGGCTTGCCGCACGGTTCAACGTTCGGGAACGCCGCGTAAAAGGCTTCGTCCAGCGCCGTCATGATTGACGGAACCGGCGTCCAGCTTAGCTTACCCTTGTCACCATGGCCTTGACCGTAAATCTTGGTCGCGATCAAGACCTGCATCGGGTGAACGCGTGACTTCTTCAGGAACGCGCCGTCCTGCAACCGCTTCTGGACGAGCTTGGTGGCTTCGCCCAGCGGCTTCAGGAGACCGAGGCTGGTCATCTTGCCAAGATTACGGATCGTCGCCGTCAACGGCATCTTCTGCAACAGGGCTTCCCAGACCGCGAGGCTGTTGAGCTTCTCGGTCGGTACGGCCTCACGCGGCAGGTTGTGCTCGGTGATCAGCTTGACCAGCGCCTTTTCGTCGGCAGTCTTGGCTTCCTCGAACGCGCCGATGATGTCCGGCAGATACTTTTTGACGGAAGGATACTTCCGAATACGCGGGATGTCCGGTGCCATTGACTTCGGCAGGTTGGGAAACTTTCGGGTGACCTCGCGGGCACCCAGCGCGTCCTTGCCGCCGATGATCCAGCGGAAGACGGCCTGCTGTGCCTTGACCTCGGTGACCGGGTGGGCCACGCGAAGCACGTCACGAGCCGACCAGCCGTCGCGCTGCTGATACTTGACGACCTGCGCCGCCAAACGGTCAGCGGGCATGTCCGTGAACCAGCGGGCGATAGCGCGCCGGAAACCAGAGCCGCCGCCCCGCATCGCCGAACAGTACTGCATGAAGTGGTACAGGTGCGTACCAATCCGGCAGACCTTCGGCAGCGCGGCATAAGCTGCCTGCCGGGCTTCCGCGTCACCGTGGGTGGCGACCAGCGCCAGTGCAAAAATGGCCGGGTCGTTCTTGTAGGCGCGTCCCTTGACGGACACATCTACAATCTCCTTGACCGTCCGCACACCGCTGGCCTTGATACACTGCAACACCGCGTCGTGGCCCTGCTTGAGCAAGTCCTTTTCGTCGATGTAATAGGTGCCGCCTTCGGTACCGAGAATCAAAAACCGCGCCAGCTTGTCCCAGATGCTGACCTTCCAGACGTACGCGCCGTCCGAGTCCTGAACCTGATTCTTGCCCGGCAACGGAGTGTATACAGAGGTCGTGCGCGAACGCTTGGCTGACCGGGTGTCGAACTGCTTGGTGCTGATGAGTGCCATATCCTTGGAATGACAATCACACTCCAACTACGATGTGTTTTCGGGTTTTCACCGTTGGCCCATGCCATGGGCCTGATTCTGTTTTTGTTGGACGCAGGCAAGTTGGCGGCCTGCGAATGTCTACATTGCTGAGAACTGCATTTTTTAAGATTTGTTTACGAAAAAATTACAGGTTGACGTTGGCTCAACCCTGAACCGGTGTAAAAGGCATCTTGGCGGAAACCGATGCCAACCTTGTGCTTTTTTATAATACACACAACAAATACATCCTAGTACGTCGCCCGGTGCCCGTTTTCTACTGGAACTAAGATAACCAACTTCTTCCTGTTGCCCGCGTTTGAACAATCTTTTGACTGTGCCGACTGACCGCTGTTGAATTTTGGCTATCTTTACCCACGAAACTCCGGTTCTGCGAAGCTCGATAATGTAGGCCCAGCGCCGCCGCATCATTTTTCGGCCATTTTCAGGGGAAAGAATGCGCAGAACTTCTCGTTTGCTGACAACGTCTGGATCAAACATGCAGTAAATAAAAGCGGGCAAGGGTTTGGGTCGGAGATGGCTTTCGCCAAACCACTGCTCTGCCAATTGAGCTACCCCGGCATTTGCGCCGGAGGCTGGAATCGAACCAGCAACCAACGGTTTTATGATAACCAACCACAGTCGGCCCGCTAAAGTTTATGGCCCGCGCAGGCGGTTTAACCGCCAATCAGTTGGTGTCGAATCCGCAATCTCTTCACCGCTGACTGTGCTGATCGTGCCGTCTTCGTTATGCACGGTTAAAATTCTATTTTCGTAATCCCACTCCCAGCTTTCATCCCAATTACCGGTAGCACTACTGCTATCCCTGACCCAACGCGCAATGCCGTCCAATTCAACCGCATGACTTGGCATCTGATTGTCCAGATGCTGAAGATAATCCTTCGGTCGAATCACATCAGGATCATCTTCCAGCAAAAAATCAACAAGCTGTTTTGGTGCCAAACCCACGCCGTAACTACTAAAGGCACAGGCGGGGCGTTCTCATGGGGGTGGGAGCCACCACGCCCGAATCTCAGTTCCACCCTGAACTGCTTTCAATACCTGTGCCAAAAATGGTGCCAAGGGCTGGTTTCGATCCAGCGACACCGACCTCTTCAGGGTCGTGCTCTACCAATCTGAGCTACCTTGGCAATGGTGCTGTCTTGGAACCTTCAGCAGTGGGTCGCAGTTCCGCCGTTGCTTAAATAAGCCGCAGTACTAACGCTAATGAGCGTCTGGAACACACTGCGACCCCCAGTCACGCTATTGACGACAACTTGTACTTGTCTCCCACAACCGGGTCAGCGCATTCCGCTCAAGATGGTATTGGTATCAAGCCGTGGTAGTTTACGTGATTTTCCCACACTTACGGGCAGATTTTACGATCTGCAACAGCACCAAAAATAACGTCCGGGAAGCCCTCAGAAAGGTCGGTGCGAACGACGCACCGTGATGTTAAAAACGAGCCACCCGGACACATGGTGGAGGCGGCGAGAGTTGAACTCGCGTCTTTGACTCCGTTGCATGTTGCCACTACACGCTTATCCCGTTTTGTACAAGCTCAGCCAGTTGGGCATCTATGTGAAAAAATCTGAGCAGGTTCGGTTGATCCAACCGTAGAAGCGCCGACATTGCTCGGCACTCACACGATCCTGCTGCATCGCTCGACCCGCCGTAGCAGGCATCCAGCGGCGAACGGTGTGGCGCTTTAGGCCACAGCAAGTTCGGCATTCAGGACGGCATCAGGGTTGGCGAAAATCGCTTCCGCCTGAGCCAGCAAGCCTGCCGGACAATCATTTGCTTCGTCAGCATTTGAGTTTTGATCCGAGTTTTTAGCGAGGCCAACGAATCATCCTCGGCGTGCAACAGCATACTTCAGTTTCAAATCGAAACCAGTACGCCCCCATTTCAAAGATCAAAAAACGATGGGCAAGGTGGTGCAGGAAGGGTTGTCCAAGGATGATAACCTTCCAACTTCGGCCCATCAATTCGACCCGGCCCCGTCGTCAGTTCGTGCCGGAACGCACAAGAATGTCCATGCCCGGCTGATCAATTCCGGGCGCTGACCCAGTTGTACCTGTGCCAAATTGGTTGCGGGGGAAGGATTCCAACCTCCGACCTCTTGGTTATGAGCCAAGCGCGCTTGCGGACTGCGCCACCCCGCGATCAAAAAGAACACGATATTTGTAATCCTGCTGATTAAAAACGTCAACAAAATTTTCACAGGAAATTGGTCGGCGCGAAGGGACTTGAACCCCCAAGGATCACTCATTTTGAATGAGGTCAGTCTGCCATTCCTGATGAACCACGCGCCGAAAATCAATCTTCGCCGGTGACCTGCCGCAAAAGTTTTTTGGCGTAGTCCGCCGCGATCCACACTTCCGCTTCGTCGTCGTCGATGTAAACTTCAAAACCAACGTCGTTTTTATTGCAGTAGTCGTAGACCGCTTTAACCTCTGGATTGGTTTGGGCAATGTATTCGGCTACATAATCGGCAGCATAATTCCCGGCAAATCCGATTTTGCGCAAATCGATTAGTTGGTCATACGTGGCCTGTTGAAACCACGGTTCAGCATCGAAGCTAACCTCCATGGCATTGTCATCGGATATGATTGTCGCCGGGATCATCGTCTTAAATACTGGTCGCCGGAGCGGGACTCGAACCCGCAAGGCTGCTGGATTTTAAGTCCAGTGGGTCTGCCAATTCCACCTTAACCACCCGGCGAATACTCCAAAAAGTTTCTGATGAACGGAAGTAGTTAAGCCGTGAGAACAAAACACAAGATTCTGTTCATCCTGAAACGGCATCACTATGGGCCGTCCTACGGATTGCTGAATTCCTGCCAGTTCGTCGCCGAAGCTCTCCGCAGGGAAGGCGTCGAGACCAAAATCATCGAAGTTGTAGACAACAACAGCATTGACCGTGAAGTCACGCGCTATTTGCCGACGCACGTAATCATCGAAGCTTTGTGGGTTGTTCCCCAAAAATTTCCCGTCTTGCTCCAACTTCATCCCGCCATCCAGTGGGCCGTTCGCATTCACAGTAACGCACCGTTTCTTTCCGGCGAAGGCATGGCGCTGGAATGGCTGTACGGCTACGGCAAGGTGGCCAAAACTTTCAGTAATTTCCATGTCGGAGCCAACAGCCGCAAAATGTCCACGGAACTTGATCTGGCGTTGGGTATGGACTCCCTTTATCTGCCAAACATTTACACCGACAGCCTGACCCAGAAACGACTGCCTCCGCCATTTGAAAAATCACATCAGGCGCACGTGAACATCGGCTGCTTTGGCGCGATCCGACCGCTCAAAAATCACTTGGAGCAGGCGCTGGCCGCGATTATTTTTGCCCGTTCAATTGGGCGGCCATTACGATTCCACATCAACGCCACCCGTGTTGAACAAAATTCCGATCCGATTTTGCGCAACTTGATCAGCCTGTTCGCCCACGGGCCAAATCATTTGGTACAGCATCCGTGGATGCCGCACGATCAATTCATCGAAGTGCTGCGCCGCATGGATTATGGAATGCAGGTCAGTTTCTCGGAAACCTTCAACATCGTGGCCGCCGACTTCGTATACAACGAAATCCCGTTCGTTGGATCAAAGGAAATTGAATGGCTGGCATCCCACAGTATTGCCGATCCAACCAACTGGGAAAGCATTGTTGACCGGCTAAACCAAAGCTACTCGCACCACATCATTCACGAAAACAAACACGCCCTGCATTCTTTCAGTATTCAATCACTGAAAGAATGGCTGGAATACATCGACGATTAAAATTATGGCCTTTAGACACAACACCAAATACGGCTGGCGGCGCGACCGCCCGGACATCCGCGACTTCAAATTCGAGCGCATGGTCACGCTCAAAACCCTGCGCACCACGGCGCTTCCGGCGCACGTTTATCTGCGCCGTTTTTGCTCACAAATTACAGATCAGGGCCAACTTGGGTCTTGCACTGCCAACGCATTGACCAATCTGCTGGAATACAACGAATGTGCCAACGGACGCGGCGGTAAACAGTTCAAGGATTTGAGCCGTCTTTTTGTTTATTACAACGAACGGACACTGGAAGGTACTGCTGGTCAGGACGCCGGAGCCGAACTGCGTGATGGCATCAAATCATTGGCCACCTACGGGGTCTGCCCGGAAACCGAATGGCCTTACGTCGAAAATAAATTTGCCATGCCTCCCACGACACAATGCTACGGCGACGCCATTCCTTACAAAATCCACAGCTACTACACCCTGAACACCCTTACTGACATGCGCGTTAGCTTGGCTAACGGCAATCCCTTCGTCTTCGGATTCACTGTATACGAATCGTTTGAATCTGACGAAGTCGCCAGCACCGGAATCGTCCAGATGCCCAAAGCGGGCGAACAAGTTTTAGGTGGTCATGCGGTCATGGCCATGGGCTACAACGACGCCCAGCAGCGGTTCCTCGTCAAAAACTCGTGGGGCAAAGACTGGGGTCTCAAAGGCGAATTGGGCGGCTATTTCACCTTGCCCTACGGCTATTTTACCGACCCAAACCTGTCGTCCGACTTTTGGACGGTGGTCAAGGACATCTGAAATTGGTGCCGGTGAAGGGACTCGAACCCCCAAGGCTGCGGCGTCCTAAGCGCCGTGGGTCTGCCAATTCCCCGTTAACCACACCGGCATAAATTGGTCGCGCTGAGTGGACTTGAACCACCAAGGATCACCGCCTCTGAAGCGGGCCGGTCTGCCATTCCCGGTAAACCACAGCGCGTAATTAAATCAGATGAAACGAAATCCAAAGCCGCTGCCAGATCGTGGCGATCCGGCGCATGATCCGCATCTCCCGCACACGACGCGGTATCAAAAACGCGACATTGAGCACCTGATCCCACCAGAAGCCAATGCCGTTATCGAGCAGCAGTGGCCGGAGGTTATTCGTACGTTCCAGCAATACGATGAAGGCGCTGGAATGCTGATGCTTTTTGGCCTCGTCCGCGACGCGTGCAAAGCAGCAAAGTGGCCTGACACCATGGCCTATCAGATGCGCGATTATCTGCTCACCAAGCTCAATGCCGAAAAAGTCAAAACATACACCGGGAGCGATGACCGCCCCGGTGACTGGAAGGTTTTCAACATGAAAGAGTCCGCCGAACAAATTGTCGACCGTCTGCTGGAATACGGCCTACCCAATACTCCCACAAGCGCCGATCTTAAAATCGAAAATCACGGCAGCATCGTTTTGGTTCGGCCCTTAACCGACGCCGGTAAAGAAGGGCTGCGAAGAACCGCCCCTGAAGATGCACAATTCATGGGCGACGCCATGGCGGTCGAACCCCGCTACGTCGAAGGCGTCACTGACGCCGCGCAAGAGGATGGTCTGACCGTTTCGTAGTTAACATCGGTATGAACATCGACGAACGAGAAGCCAAACTGAGCACCGGCAAACGCTTTGCCAAACTGGAGCGGCCATCGACCCGCAAAAAAAGCACCCAAGACACAGGTGCAAGCTGGATGCCACACGGCGGCCAAAAAACATCCAGCAAAGAACGCCTTCAAAAAAGTGGCGCAAGCTGGCTACCACATCACGAATCTGCCGCCCAGATCGTGGCCCGCCTGCTGGAATATGAAAATGTTGCCAGCACGGGAGGGCCGGGCAACACCGGTACTGGTTACAACCCGGAAACTCTGCACCAAACCATTCGCTATTTGATGCAGACGCTCGGTATCGACTATCCAGAAGCGCGTGATATTGCCATGCAGCATCACGATCCCAAAGCGGGCGGTACACGTGAACCAATGCAGGCGGCTGAACCTGAAGCGGCGGAACCACCGCCTGAACGACCGTTGATGACGCAACGGCCTGAAACTCATTGCGGTCGCTGTGGATCGAGACATCACCACACCGCCAATTGCCACTTGAGCGGCATACCGCTGTAAAATGGTACGCCCGACTGGACTTTAACCAGTAACCTGTGGTTCCGAAGACCACTGCTCTATCATTGAGCTACGAGCGCATGAAAGCCGAACAAATCGTTAACATCCTTCTGGAAGCCGGGCCAGATGAAGTCCCGCCCAAGGACTATCTTAAAAAAGTCCCTCCGCCTCCACGTTGTCCGATGTGTGACAGCTTTAACGTCAAGGTCGTGCGCCGCCCGGAAGACAATTCCATCGATTACGCGGAATGTTTGGACTGCGGCGAAATCGGGCTGTCTTTCTTTAGCGACGAGAATAGTTAAAGTGATGAATGCAAAACAGATTGTAACTGTGCTTCTTGAACTGGAGCACCCCATTGCCCGTTGCCCCGTTTGCAGCGGAAACAGTATGCACGAAATCATGGGTCTTGAACACGGCTGGCGTTGTAATATCTGCGGACACGAATTCCAGTGGCCACCACCAGAGCATCCTCCTTTGGCTGGAGAAAAAACCAAATCAAAAATCCCACCCAAAGCCATGATGATGGCCGTCACTGGCGGTTCGGACTTCCCGATTGCAGGCGGCGGTCAGGGCTGACGTAGTTAAGATATATGGCAGACAGCACAACAACCAACGGTGTGGTTCTTCAAACGCCTTACGCGTACCTGAAGAATTTCGTAAGAGTGCGCCCGTTTACGGTATCAGTGATCGGCGTCAATCCGCTGCTCAATCAAAACAGCGACAATTTGCGAGTCTTCCCCACCAACTACCAGAGCCAACTATACGGTGTCGCCAATGGCATCATTGTATACGTCGGTGACAAAATTCATTTCGACCTTCAAGCCCCTTGCAACGATGCCACGGCCCCTGCCTTTGACCTCATTCAAGTCAACCCATCGACTGGTGTCGAGACGACGCAGGAAACGGCGCGGTTTACCGCCAAATGGCAGCGCAGCATGGTCATCACCGTCACGGCCATCAACGCCTCAACGGGAGCCATTACGTACACTGTCGCTTATCGGTAAATGGTGCGGCGAGCAGGCTTCGATCCTGCGACTTCCACGATGTCAACGTGGCGATCTACCGGGCTGATCTACCGCCGCAAAATGGAGCCAGCAGAGGGCTTCGATCCCCCGACATTCAGTTTACAGAACTGACGCTCTACCAACTGAGCTATGCTGGCCTAAATTGGTGCGTTGGGTGGGCAACGATCCCACAATCTTCCGGGTAAGGGCCGGGTGCTCTGCCAATTGAGCTACCAACGCAAAAATGGTCGCTGTGGGCGGGTACGATCCGCCGACCTTTTCCTTATGAGGGAACTGCGCTACCAACTGCGCCACACAGCGTGAAAAATCAATTTATAGCGCTAAAAGCTTCGCTTAACTGCTCTCCAAGTTCCGGCGTGATTCTGTTCGCCGGAACAAACGCCTGTACGGCATAGCGCCCATTAAAAACATGCGGGCCAACCGTTATAGAAAATTCAGCTTGCGGAAACCGAGTTTCCAGCGCGCTCATTCTGTGCCAAAGGTCTCGTTCAATTTCCTCCGTCGTCACGGGGCCTTCCCACGCGTCGCGGATGGCCTGTTCATCGTCGCTTCCCTCTGGATTAAGAAATTTTTCTTCAAAAAGAACACCATACTGCCCGTCCATTATCCGCTGTACGATGAAATTGTTTTCCCAGCCACCAATACACCGCTGTAGACGCTGAATGATATTTTTTACTTTTCGGGATGCACCGGGAATTTTCGGCACACCTTCGCCGGATTCCAAATCTTGACCCCAACGATCACTGAGATACTTAAATTCCTCGGCGCGCTTAATCTTGTCCCGCCAACCGGGCAGCCGCATCACTTCCGCTTTGGCGGGCAGTTCATCCGGCCCAACCTCAAGCAGTCGATTCACTAACGCCTTTGCATTCATAACATGGAGCCTGAGACCGGGAATGATCCGGTGACCTCGTCCTTACCAAGGACGCGCTCTACCAACTGAGCTACACAGGCAAAATGGAGCGAACGACGGGAAACGATCCCGCAACATCCGCGTTGGAAGCGCGGTGCTCTGCCAATTGAGCTACGTTCGCAAAAATTCAAGATCATGGATGGCCTTCGTTGGCCTTTTTGGCGGCAGCTTCACGCTGCTGTTGTTCCACCCATTGCTCCCATTCTATAAAACTTGGGATATGACCAATGATTTGATCACCATTTCTCAGCATACCGTGACTAAAATCTTTGGTCACCGTTTTATAACCAACGGACGGCGTGGGCTGGCCAGTGAGGCTCATATCCGCCGGATAATAACCTGTAAAGACACCGTCAGTGACTGAACCATCGGGATGCTGAATTTTGATCGGAATTTCAAGATGCTTAATGCGTCCATATTCCAACAGCAAATCCACGATGTTGCGCGCATTTTCTTGGATGCGGGCGTTTTTTTCAGCACTGTCACTCATTACTTTAATTACCAAAGCAAATTGGAGACCAACCAGAGACTCGAACTCTGCTAAATCGGTTTTGCAGACCGTTCCGTTCACCCGCTCGGTCGTTGGCCGTTATTGGAGAAATTATGTTCTCCAATGTATGAAATTGAAAGTAAAAATCTTAAAATTAAAAACGCAAAGGAATTTGCAACAAAGAGATAGCGGAAAAACTCGGATGCAGTCCAACAACCATAACGTATCATTGCAACGAAGCTTATCGTAAACGGCACACTTTTAACAGGCAACGACGACGTTCTGAAATAAAAACCCAGATTGTAAATCAATTTGGTGGCAAGTGCAAAATTTGTGGTTACGACCGTTGCGTCGATGCCTTGGAGTTTCACCATACCAAAGATAAAGACTCGGTTATTTTACTAAAAGGAAGCGCGGGTTTATCAAGATTACCATTCAAAATCTTAATGGCTGAACTCAAAAAGTGTATACTTTTGTGCTGTCGCTGCCATCGTGAAGTCCATGCCGGTGTTGTTTCTATTTAAATTGGGGTGACGTACGAGATTCGGACTCGTGCTTTTTGTTCCACAAACAAAGGTGCTACCACTACACCAACGCCACCATTAAAGAACTGGAGCCTGTGGCCGGTGACGATCCGACAACCTGCGCATTACGAATGCGCCGCTCTGCCAATTGAGCTACACAGGCAAAATGGTAGGGGATGCAGCGTGACGTGCTGCGACCTCCTCGGTGTAGGCGAGGCGCTCTTGGCATCTGAGCTAATCCCCCGTTAAAATGGCGTTCCCGACTGGACTTTAACCAGTGGCCTCCGCCTTCGCAGAGCGGCGCTCTATACAACTGAGCTACGGGAACAAAGTGGGCAAAAATCGTCGGAGGACATTGACAGAAACGCTTAATAGGCATTTGTTGATAACCCTCAGACAGCGGCCCACAAAATGGTACTTCCGGCTGGAGTTTAACCAGTAACCTCTTCCTTCGGAGGGAAGCGCTCTATACAATTGAGCTACGGAAGCGTCAAAATTAAAGTTCAAAATCCTTGGCAAATCGGATGCGCTTTGATTGATTATTTACAGTGGGATCAACGCGTAAATATGCAATACTGCTGCCGGGAACAGAATCAACAGGAACCAAATAACAGCAACCTGTGTCAGGACAGTAAACTCCAAAAAGTTCAGCTTGACCTTTGTAATCACGCCGACCTGTTTTCCAACTGAAACCGCTGGCAGTATTAAAAACTATTGAACCGTTCCTAAGCCGACCTGTTTTACACTGTATACGCTTAAAAATACCACCTTCATCCAAGAGCAAATCGTAACGGCTACCTTCTCCAAACGGACGCAACACATTCTTCCCAAGCTCTGTTAGCCTAACAGCAATTTTTAGCTCGGACAAATTTCCTTTTTGGGCCGTATTCACGCAACAAAGAACAAAGTGGCAGCCCATACCGGTGTCGATCCGGTTTCTGCTGCTTGAGAAGCAGCCATCCTAAGCCAAACGTAGACGAATGGGCCAAATTAAATACGGGCAAGGTGTCAGACTGGGATGGTTCATTTCAAGTGATAACCCAATCAATTCGGCCCGTAAAATCATCGGCTGGTACCGAATATGACCGGCTGGCCGGTACCAAAGGGCGCACGTTCTTCGCTCGGCTGCGAAGCTTGTCCGGTCGGGCCAACCAGCACCGGCTGGCCCCATGGCTGGAACGTGCCGCGTAAAAACGGACTGCCAAAGCGTATACCAAGCTGCCGCCACGCATCGACCCAATCCGTGGCCGTGACCGACTGCGTGGCCTTGGTCTGGTAATTGTAAAACGTGAAGCTGTACAGCACGCCTTAACTACGAAATGGCGGCCTGACGCTGGTTTTACTCCAGCGTGTTAGCCCGTCGCTCGTGCCCGTAAGCAGTTGCGTTGGGTTTCAGACCATAATGGTAGCCCGGATGGGTTTCGATCCCATGATCTCTGCCTTGAAGGGGCAGCGTGTTAGCCAGCTACACTACCGGGCCGTAAAATGGTGCCAAGGGGTGGCTTCGATCCACCGACACAAAGATTTTCAGTCTTCTGCTCTACCGGGCTGAGCTACCTTGACAAAGTGGTCGTCACGGTTGGCTTCGATCCAACGGCCTGTCGGTTATCGACCGACTGCTCTACCGGGCTGAGCTACGTGACGAAATATAACGGGCAAGGATCGGCGTGGATGTTTTTAGCGCTCTACCGTTGAGCTATCCCGGCATTGGAGCCGGGAACAGGACTCGAACCTGTATCTCCTCATTAGCATTGAGATAACCCACAACACTTCGGCCCGTTAAAATGGCGGCGGGTAAAGGAATCCAACCTCTGCTGCTGTTACGCAGGCCACAGTTTTCGGAACTGGCACCTTAGCGCTCGGTCAACCCGCCAAAAATCAATTACGGTGGCGGAGGGGCAAGGATTTGAACCTTGGCACGTATTACCGTGGCCTCAACTTTCCAAGCTGGCACCTTACCGGACTCGGTCAACCCTCCACTCAGGCGATGATCGCGTACTGAAGCTCGTATCCGCGCTCTTTAACAAAATCATCAACTGCTTCCCGTTGCATGGGATTTAGTGCTTCCGTGTTAGCGTACATAACGCGCCGCTCCACCGTGGCACGCACCCAACCAAGCTGTTTCATGTGCGAATACACATTCATGACTTTAGGATTTTTGATGACGTTCTCCTGTGCCCATTTTTGGTGGCCACCCACCTTGGTTATTTTGCCCTCTGGGCTGATCCAGTAATTGTCGGGCATAGGCTGCCACATGGTGCGCCCGTATACATCTTTACCGTAATCGATGCGCCCATATTCGAGCAGTGCGTCCACGACTTGTTTTGCGTCCACGTCGTAACTACAAAATGGCGGAGGGTACAGGGATTCAACCTGTGCCGGTTTTACCCGGTCGACGGTTTTCAAGACCGTAGCATTCGCGCTCTGCCAACCCTCCGTGGCGTCCCCGGCAGGAGTCCAACCTGCGACACAGTCGTTTAGGAAACGACGGCTCTTGCAACTGAGCTACGGGGACAAAATCAAGTGACCAGATAACCACCACGCAGGAAACCGTGCCAGCCGCCACACACGATTGATCCGGCACCGGCGGCGCAGGTGTTCCCGTTCTTGTCTACGGTCAAATCTGGCGCAATGCCATGGCGCACCCAACATTCGTGCGGTTCCTTGGGCCGGGTGCAGTTGGAAGCCTGACTGTCAATCGACCACTCGCCGCCCGGCGTCCGGCAGACATAGTAATGCCCGTCCGAGCGTTTATAGCTGTCCGGCATCCACGCGGCGTCCCAGATAGCCCCCACGGGCGGCTGGCGCAGCGATGCAAGCTCCTGCGTGTCCGAACGCTGGTACAGCCGGTCGTAATTGACCTGCCATTCGTCACTTTCCAGAAACACATAGCCGCAGGCACATTGGCGGGGCCAGCGGAGATCATCGTGCGGAAACTGTTTCTCGTCATCGCCGCACGTCGGATGCTCGGCGTATTCAATCTTGGGATTGATTTCGGTGCTCACGTCGTGGTAGCCCTGTGGCAACGGGCATGGATTTTTGGGCGTATCCTCGCGCCAGTCCGACCGATACCGGCGCAGGGACAGGTTGTAAAAATTTGTGGGCGTCAGCAGAAAGCAACGGATCGGTTTACACATGCCTTAAATACCGGCGATTATGACTGTATTTAGGTAGCTATGATGCCTGAAAGTCGTTCGATTGCGCTTCAGCTTGCGCAGCGGTTCGTCGAATACAAGGACAGGATCGAGGAGGTTGCCGCGCAGGTGCGCCGCCACAAACGAATCCTCGATCTTTGCCCGGTGCCGATGTTTTTGACGGATGAACACGGGAAATGCGTCTACGTCAATCCCGCCAAACTCAAACTCGTCGGGGGCACCCTTGGCGAAATGCAGTACGACGGTTGGCAGCACTTTGTTTACCCGGAAGACCTGCCCCACTTGCTGAACGCGTGGACTCAATTCGTTTTAGACCACAACCAGCACACTTTTTCGTATACGTACCGGTATCAGCGCGCTGATGGCTCGGTGCTGGAAGTTGTGACCGAAGCCAGAATGCTGGACGACCACAGCATTGTCGGTTTTGTGCTGCCCGTGAAATGCAGCGGCTGTTTCGATTTTTTCACTGTACACGGATAATGCCTTTTTCATTTGGTGTATTTACTCCACAAGGTGTTTTTCCTTGAAGTTAAAATACGCAAAATCCATATAAAATGAACAACATAATCAAAGCAACAACTGTCGGTTTGATCTGCACTGCGTCGCTGCTGGTCTGTCCGCTGTCCACGAAGGCGCAGTTCGTAACCAATCTCGTCACCTTCAGCAATGTGGTCATTCGGTCATCATCAGATGTCACCGGCCCTTACACTAATTTGTTTACGTTGCCGGATGTTACCCTTGAGTACCGGTATCACGTGGGATCGCTTCAACCGTTTTTTTATCATTTTAAGCTGAGCACGCCGGTCATTGATGCTGATCTGTTTGAAACCAGCTTGACGCTCCAATATGCCTTCAATGCGGGCGGCCCTTACGATGACATTTATACTTATCCAACCATTGCTGTTACCAATCCGGCAGGAAACGCCTTTTTCCGTTCTGCTTTCGATTTGACCGACACTAATTTTGTGTTCGTTGACCCTTACACCGTTCAGTTTGTACCGCCGCCATAAAATTGGCACTCCCGGCAGGATTCCAACCTGCGACCTTGAATTTAGAAAATTCCTGCTCTATGCAACTGAGCTACGGGAGCAAAAACGCGCAGCCGAATCAACGGCTGCGCGTAAAATAGGCACAGCAACGAGTCAAGGTGAAGCTAACCTGTAAAATTTATGTGGTACTGACGGGGAAGCAGGAATAATGACTCCTGATGCCGAAGTCATCGTCGTCGCGTAACCATCACTATTAGTCACTGTATATCCACATGAGCCATTGGTCACGATTGGAATCCCTTGTGAATCATACACGACGTAAACGATATTAGCCAATTTAGACGCACTATAGCCAAAATACGTACCCCAATCAGAAACTGGTTGGGATACCCAGTTGGGAATAGACGTATAGCTTACCCAACCGGTGGCCGAATAAATTTCCTGACTCCATTGTACCAAATCAGTGGTGGACTCAAGATGTGCCGTGGTCATGGGATTGCCCTGTGTATCAAGGATTCCGGCCCGTGGAACAAAATTGGTAAAAGTGGTGCTGAATGACCAAATGTAAATGTTCGTCTGCCAGTCAGTCCATCCATTGTCAATGGCGCTCCAATAGTAAACAGTAGAATTGTTGGTCGCTATCAGGGCTTGACTGCTGTTGGTCTGGCCACTATTCTCCGCTGCCGGTTGCATTATAGCCTGCTGTTTAAGCAGGGGAGGGAAAAACGGCGGCATTGGAGGGAAAAACGGCGGTGGTGGAGGCGCTGGAGTCGGGGGCGGCTGCGCCGGAGTCGGTGCCGGAGTCGCTGGCGCAGACGGAAGACAACTGTTCAACCACATTACAAGGACTACGCCGCCTGCCGTTACAATCACTATCATAATTGCACCACATATTTGCACCGTTTGGTTGGGCTGTACGGGGTTAGCCGCAAGCTGTTTGTTGGTATTCTCAGCATACACAGGCAGTATAAGCAGGATGACCATGAGGCTGACTGCGATCAAACGACACATTATTGATTGAGTGAATTTTGATGTTTTCATAGACTTACTTTTTGAGCAATGCTGCGAGCGCCATCAAGAAACAGCCTGCATTCACACAGTGAAGACCAATCTGACCGACTTTGGGTGAAACCCACGGGGAGACAAAAAACCCCACTATTAGAATGTAAGCAATCCAGCAGGCAGTAAATATGACAAGCCGATTTTGGTGCTCCTTACACCAATTTCCGTAAGCTTGCCATCCGCGTTGGAGCGGCGCACGCACCGACCTGATTAGTTTTTCAGGTTTCATACCCAAACTGTATGCGTCCAACAGGCGATTGTCAACAGGAAATTACAAGACTGTAAGCATACGGTGTAAACGATTTGTATACAATAAGTTAAATGGCTCCAGAGGCTGGGCACGATCCAGCAACATCCCGGTTAACAGCCGGGTACTCTACCAATTGAGCTACTCTGGAATAAAAAGCTTTTCAGCGACGGCAGTGCCTATGCCTGCGGCCCTGTAGGGGCGGCTTTGCACACAGTAGGCTTGCCGTGTGCAATCTTTACGCCGCTGAAAAATGGTCGCGCCGGACGGAGTTGAACACGTCATCTCGCACTTCCGGGTGCCGCTCTAACATTAAGCTACGGCGCGTTTTAAAATGGTCGGGACAACCGGGCACGATCCGGCAACCTCTCGGCCCCAAACCGAGCGCTCTACCAATTGAGCTATGCCCCGTCAGCAATGTAAAAATTGTTTTCTTCTCGCGGACATTCCTCATTCAAAAGAACCAAGCATCGCCGTATGCTTACATCGGACGTTCCATAACTTTCCGTGCAATGATCGCAGCGAGAACACGTCACAATAACGCTTGGTACCGGCCCGTGATCACCGTCCAATTCTGTTTCTTCAACAGTACATTCAACACGCATACAGCGTAGAACTGAAAATGGTCTGGGTGACAGGCTTCGATCCTGCAACCTCGTGTACCCGAAACACGCGCTCTACCAGATTGAGCTACACCCAGTTGAAATGGTCAGTCAATGATGACCGGAGAATCTGAATTAAGCCATGCAAAAAGAGTTGATCCTTTGTGCTGCTGAATAAGCAAACGCGACTGATGCCCGCAGCACGAGCAGTCAAAATTGATTATTATTGCGTTTCTACGCCCCTGCATTTTTGTTTCTGGAACTGCCTCACTTTTTGGAGGATACGTACCTTGGATGGTCATCTTAATTCCGTCGCCATCTTCAAAATGGGGTCTCTCATATATTTCGATCATGCTGTGGTGCATGTCGGCTGTTTCCCGACAGTTTGGACAAGCTAGTGCGTTCATACGCCCACAAGAACGTAAAATGGTCGGGATGACGGGCTTCGATCCCGTGACCTCCAGTCCCCCAGACTGGCGCGCTACCTGACTGCGCTACATCCCGGTTAAGATTTGGTTGGTATGGCATCAGCCAGCCGCGCCAAAACATCACCATGACAGGGCATCGGCCAGCACCAGCAACCCAACGTTTTGTCCTTCAATTCGTGCAGGCTGGCCAACAACTCTGGCTGAGTTTTAATCCAGTCTTCATACATGGCGATGACTTCGTCGCGGGTGCCGTCGGCTCCGATCCGGTAGGGGTTGCCCCACTTTGAACCTTCTGGAAAATCACGCGTACCTCGTCCGATGTATACATCGAATTTACTGTGCTTGCAATGGACAACTTTAGTCATACTCCACAAGAACCAAAAGTTCCCCAAGCGGCAGGAGCACCGCCCGCCCGCGTTACTTCGTCACTGCCTGACTAACAGACCGTTGCGATGCTCAGCTTGGGTAAATTGGCGGCCCTCGATATTACGGCGGCTGCGCCGCCACAAGAAGTGGCCACTTCTTGTATCTCAGGCCAAATGGCGGGACGTACGGGCTTCGATCCCGTGACCTTCCGGTAGACAGCCGGTTGCTCTAGCCAGACTGAGCTAACGTCCCAAAAATTATGATCCGACGAGTTCGTCAGTGCCTTCCCACGTAAACTCCGAAACCGGCAGGTGCATTCCACACTGACAACAGTAGGTCGCACCGTAAAATTTTGGGTCGCGAGCGTAAGTTTCAGCGATGGCCAAGGCCATGGTCGTTTTCGCCCGGCAGGTATTGTGGATGTACGACTGACGTACCGGTCGAATGAATCCTTTGGCGCGCTCCTCTTCGGACAGCACGAGGTATTTTTTCATCTGCGGTGTCGGCACTTTGTCCGCACCGTATCCTAAATCGGGGTCTTTTGGATCAGTTGTCAAACTCATACCTTTAACTACGTTGGCGGGCTTGGCTGTTAATTCAGCCCGTAGCGCGCCACGCGGCGGATCAGGCCGCAAGCCCATAAATGGTGGCAACGGCTGGAGTCGAACCAGCGGTGTTTTCCTCTTGGGTAGCGCTTTTACAGAGCGTTGTCTTCGCCACTTGACGCACGTTGCCGTATTTAAAACATGAAAATCATTTACGCTATGGTTGTGGCTCTTGTCCTGACTGGCTGTGCAACTCAGCGGGGATTCCCGCCGAATAACGGCATCGGCAACTTTGACCGCTTGGACGACAAAGTCTATCGCGGCGCACAACCCTCGCACGAAGCCATTGCCAAACTGGCAAAAGCTGGCGTGACCAGAGTAATCAATCTCCGCCTGCCCGGCGATACGGCACCGTACGAAAAATCGGCGTGTCGGGCCGAAGGCATCGAATACTTCAACGTACCCATTGGTGGTTTTTCCGCTCCCACTGATGCCCAAGTACACCGGGTATTTTCTTTGATTGAGACCGCCCATGGGCCGGTCTACATCCATTGCCAGTGGGGCTGTGACCGCACCGGAACCATGTGCGCCTGCTGGCGAATCCATCACGATGGCTGGAGCAATGCACAGGCACTACAGGAAGCCGTCATTTACGGCCTGTCACCTTGGGAACAGAGCATGAGGTACTACATCCTGCATTACCACGAAAAATAACGGGCAAGGTTTTGGCATCGGGTATGCTGGGTTTCCCCGGCGGTTTGTATCAATAACAAGATAACCGACAGTCCATTCGGCCCGTAAAATGGCACGGCGAGAGGGCCACGATCCCCCAACCTGCGGTTTTGGAGACCGCTGCTCTGCCAATTGAGCTATCGCCGTAAAAGTTATTCTTCATCTGCTGATTCCCAGTTGTTGCAGCAACCGCCCCAAAAAATCGGGCCGGTTACTTCTTTGCAGGAGCCTTCGTCCTTGCCGCCGGAATAATACTCGCAGTTGCCACAATGTGTCGGCCCATCCTCGATGTATCCGACGGCTTCTTTGGGCAGCAACTCCAGTGGCGTCGCACCTTCTTTCAGGAAAGTTTTGCCCCCGATGAAGGCTGCGCACACGCCATGTTCACCATCACAAGCTGGCGGCGTTGTGACGAAGCACTCACTCTTGGGCGTGTTAAAGAATATGCACTTGCCACAACGCGCACCGGGATCGGTTTGACCGGATTTGTTGAGCATGTCCGGGGTCATGTATACAACCTGTGCTTGGAGCATTTTGCCATCTTCGGCTTCATGCTCTTGCAGTCCCATCACCCGGCGCAAAATCGGATTCATGCCCTAAATACCGGTCTGAAAATAGAAGGCCGGGGGGCTTCCACGCTCCCCGGCCTAAGTTTTATACCAAGGCGTTTTTGAACTTTGATCGCCAACAGCCTGCTGTCCTTAGCTTAATCCCGGCGCTTTACCGCTGAGCTACACCGCCATAGTTTTATGGGGGCGGTGACTGGATTTGAACCAGCGACTCCGGTTTGTTAGACAACACCTGTCAGGTCACGTCTTGCTATTGTGTAACGCACTAGGTGCGCTACGGTTGAGCCTTCGGGTGATAGCCTGACATTGAACTTTAATTTTAACCATCACCTTGAGCTTGGGCGAGCGGCCCGTAAAATCAATTTACAGGCCGCCGCACCCGAAATTATGGTTTGCCCTCCAGTTGTTTCAGCCGTTCTTTATAGATTTTTTCAATCTCGCTTTCCCTTATACCCCGAAGATTGCGGCCACCGGCATTCATACACGTCGCGTGCTCTTGCGTATTCGTGGTCAGCCTCTGCGCTTTTTCCATTTCAGCACGCCGCCACACGTCCAGTCTGCGTTTTGCGCTTTCGTCCATAAGACTATTTGTTGCCACTGAACACGAAGCTCAGCAACTGCTTGCCGATCTTCTTGGTCAGGTCGACTTCTTCGTCGTTGGCCCGTGAGCGCGCCCGGCGGACGGCTCGCGTCAGGATTTCGATCCGGTCGAGCAGTTCGGCTTTTTCCGCCGGGGTGATCAACGAAGACCACTCCTTTTCCTCAACCTTGCCTACCGGCACATCGATGGCCAGCAACTGAGTCTGAGCCGGATGTTCCTTGGTGGCGTCGTACAGCACAATCGGCTTGGACTGTTTCTGCGTGCGAATCTTGATCACTTCGCGTGCTTTGTAAACACCAGCGCCGCGCTGCGCATCCGCCACGAAACCCTTGGCCGGATCGAGCGTCGGGATGACCGCGATCAACTGCTGGATTTCCGTGCAGCGCTTTTCAAGCTCCAGCAGCGCCGTCGCCGGGACATCCTTAATTAGCACGGTACCCGCGTCGTCATCAAGCACGATGTCGGCCTTCGCCCGTGTATTGGCGTCAGCCACCTGATACGAGGCGTCGAGTGCCTTGGTCAGATGACCCTGAATCCATGTCAGTTCCTTGCCGACCGAGGTCTGCAAGAAGGACTGGGCTTCGGTCTGCGGCTCGGCTTTTTCCGCGTCGGGTTTGAAGACGACGTGCTTTTCCTCGAAAAGATGCCGCTTCTTTTCAAAGGTGTTGGCCTGATCGGTGCGGCACTTTTCGGCCTGCTGTTTCAGGCTGGTTTCAACTGCCAAAAGTTCATGTAGTTTGGTTGACATAGTGGTTGGAGTGTATACGCGTTAGATTTCTTGTCAACTTAAAATTTTGGTGGAGCCGAGGGGGTACGATCCCCTGACCTCCTGAATGCCATTCAGGCGCTCTGCCAACTGAGCTACGACCCCAAAAGGGTGCTGCTGCCCGTTTTTCGCAGGCGTCGCCTTCCCGTTCACGGCTGGTTAGGTCTCAATTCTCCAGACGCTTATGGACTTGGCGCAATAGTTGGCATCACGCACACGCCGCCCAAGACCGGGGCGTGCTCCGCGCTTAGTACACCAACCCGCAGCATAAATTAAAGAGCCGGGCCGAGTTTGCGACAGCGATTGCAACCGCCGCGCCTGATCGTGTGGCCTCTGCGTCCACCTTCCGGTGCGCAACCGGAATACTCCCCGGATACCGTCGTCTGGTGGAGCCGATGGGGATTCAACCCACGACCTCCCGCGTGCGAGGCGGGCGCTCTGGCGCTGAGCTACGACCCCAAATGAATTCCCCAGATGTCAGGAATCACCCAACATAGTCGCAAACGTGAGTCTTTATGAGTATTCGGCCATTTGGCTCCATCGGTAGCACTCCGACTTCGATACCAAAGCAGGGCTTTACCTGCAATACGGGTTGGTTTGATTGGCACTTCCCGTAAACGACGTTAGCTGACCGAGCTACCTAATCAGCCTTAGCCACATTACGTTTGCCATGCTCTTCCCACGCTACGAGACGATTCCAAGCTTACGGAACCTGCCTTTGCCCCCACCAAAGAGGCTTCAGCCACTGGAGAAATTGGTGGAATCGACCGGGAACGATCCGGCAACTTTCGGCTTGCAAAACCGACGCTCTACCGATTGAGCTACGACCCCTTTGAAATTGATGCGCGATACGCTTTGAGTTTGACCCGCCGGTCATCGTCAAACGGAATTTCACCGCCCAAATGGACGCCTTCGTAAATGGCCTCCCGGAGCAGCAGTTCAACGTTCAGCGATTCCATGGCTTCGAGCAGCAGGTTGTCGCTTTGGTCTCTGGTCAACGTCGCCAACGTCCACGTACCGTCGCTGTTCAAAACTTGCAGGACGTTGCGGTAAGCGCCGTCGTGCAGGACGGTTCCCATCCAATAGGTGCCGAAAGGCGGAATGAGATTCCAGATCGCTTTGGGCGTGCTGGCCCCATCCGACGGGGAACCGGTCGGCATCATGTATTGGACGCCGTTTTTGGCCACGTACACGAGGTCTTCCAGCAGAACGATATGCCTGCCGTCACTGGTTTCGTTGGCAATCGTCGGCTTTTTGAATCCATATTCCATGCCCTAACTACGCAACAAAATGGAGCGAGTGAACGGTGTCGATCCGTCGTATCAGCCTTGGCAAGGCCGCGCTCTACCGTTGAGCTACACCCGCGTCACGCCGCGACATAACCGCGCTAAATCACGTTTCTAACACGTGCCAATCATGCAGCGGCAAAAATGGCTGCCCGAAGTGGGGACGATCCACTACTCTTCTGATCCAGAGTCAGACGTGTTACCAGTTACACCATCGGGCATTTAAACAAAATCGTTTTCGGTACGAAAGACTGCGTAATTCTCGATGACGCTGGATTCGAGTTTGGGCTGGTTCGTACCGTAAAAAGCCATGTTGCGTTTGGGATCGGCGAATTCGTCGTAAACTTGTCGATTGGCAACGGCAATCTTAAAAGCTTCCTCGCGGTCGACAAATCGGCCCGTGTCCGTCACGTAACCGTCCTCGGTTTTGGCTTCCGCCATACCGGGTAAATCAATGAATTTCCTCGACGCTTCAAAATGGGTTGATCCGATGTAAATGGTGCGCCCTATGCGCACCGCCGCTGCCGCGATCTTCATATAGCACTAAGTACCCTGACCCCCCAGCCAAAGATCGCCGGACGGGGTCAGGGTCTTTTAGTGAATAAACACCCTATCGCATCTTTCGATGCACCCACAGGTTTTCCGCCGGAATGAGCTTCCCTCGCTCGTCCCGACCTTCACGGTGGTCTTTACCGGATTATCGGCCCGGCTCTCGGCTCCTCGCGGAGCATAAACTGTAAAATGAAAAACCCCTGCTTACTTTTTGGTAAGCAGGGGTTTTTCACCAAGTATACGTCCGTTACCTGCTTACCTCCAGACCGGGTTCCTGTGTACGGACGGACAACGATATGACACAGGCTTTCGCCCAATCATGGTTGAGGGCAAAATTATACCCTCTACCCGTAATTGGGGTTTGCACTGACGGCATGTTTGCTAACCTGTTCAAAATGTTTATTCGTTGCCTCCGACGCACCATGCGCCGAAGTGTGATTAGAGATAGCACACCCTGCGGCATGTATGCAAGAACTTTCTTAAAAAATCTTTTGGCGGCTGAAACGCCCGCCGCCATTACTGATTCAAGCGGGCCGACGCAAACGGCGCAAATTTCGGCGCGATATTTTCCCTCACCACCACCGCCGCCATCCTTGTGATGACCGGCAATGCGCGCTGGGCAAAATCGCTGGTGCCATTCCGAAACTCCGCCCGTTTCACGCGGGCTTTGTGCAGCCGGTAAATGACCTGACTCTCCGTCAGTCCGGTCTGCTCCATGATGGCTCGCGTGCTTTGCCCGCACAGGGCAAGCCGGGCGGCAATATCCTCGTCGCTCCCGTTTTTGAAAACCACGATGTGGGTGTGCAGCTTACCGGCAGCCTGTTTAAACCTGCTGAGCTTGGTTGCTTTCATAGTGTTTTAGAGTGGACTTTTGAACCGATGGATTAAACGTACTTGGTCAAAAGCTTTTCAACCTTGGCGCGCAGTTTGGGATTGCTGCGCATCAATCCGGCGAGCACATGACCTTCAGCCTGTGCTTCAATCGAAGCACCGCATTTGTTACAGAAGTTAATTCTTACTTCCACACCGTTGGTCGCAGCCACCGCCGCCGGTGTAGCCGTTGGATGCTGACGGCGCGTATACGGGCGTCTGGCCGACTTGACGGGCGCGGGAACCGGCGATTCAGCGACGGCAGGAACTGTGTGCCGGTGCTTGGGCGTGCGGATGGTGTGGCTGTGTACGCGCCCGGTGTGCATACGTACGGCTTGTTCGGCCAGTACTTTGGTTTGTTTGGGTGTGCCTATCCAATTACAGCCTGCGTGATTACATCTTGGTGTGAACATATAGTTGATTTTTGATGGTTAGAATTCCCGAAACGGATTCGGGGCCTCGGCAATCGGCATGGGAATCTCCAGCATCTCGTACAATTGCTCTTCGGTGATGACTTTAATCCCCAGCCGCGCTGCGGCTTGTGTTTTGGTACGCCCGGCGTCAGTTCCTTGCACCAAAAACTGGCACTTGTTGCTGACGCTGGATTTCACCACACCGCCCGCCGTCTCAACCCGCCGGATGACTGCATCTCGACTGCCTGAAACCAACGTACCGGTGATGACGAAAGTTTTTCCCGTGAGTTTTCCGGTGGTCGTCTCGTCGGCTTTCAACTGAAAACCCGCCGCTTCCAAAGCGTCTATTTCAGCGTGCTGGGCGGCAAGAAAATCAATCAGCGACTTGTATACGACCTTGCCCATGATGCTTTGCGGCGCAGCATTTAAAATCTGGCGCTCCGGCTCGGTAGGCTTGACCGCCGACTGCTTCAAGTGCTCTTCGAGCGCGAAAGCCACGGTCTGATCGTGCAGCATGTGCAACAGCGTGGGCCAGCGCGTCAAATCCTGACAGCGCTCCTTGCCCATGCCGTCTACACCCAAGGCGTGGAGCTTTCTCCAGTAAGGCTGTCGCTTGCACTGCTCGCGGCCTTCCAGAAATTTTTTACGCGCTGCGGGTTTGAAGAAGCTGGCGTCCTTGATGGTCAAAAAATCGGAAAGTTTGCGGACACCGTGGCGCATCAATTCGCGCACCATCGCCTCGCCGCAACCGGCAATGTCCAGCGCGCTCTTGCCCGTCGCGTGCTTGAGCCGGGCAAAAACCTGATCGTCACAATCCCAATTGGGGCAGTAGTAAGCCACTTCACCTTCGGGCCTGACCAACTTGGTCTGGCAACAGGGACACTTCTCCGGCATCTGCCAGTATTTGTCTCCGCGAACTTCTCGCGCCACGCCAACCACCTTGGGAATAATTTCCGCCGACTTTTCAACGTAGACAATGTCACCCACGTCAATGCCCAAGCGCTGCACTTCGTCTTGATTGCAGAGACTCGCCCGGCGGACGACGGTGCCGCTCAAAGGCACCGGCTTGAGTTCAGCGACCGGCGTGATCCTGCCCGTCTTGCCCACCTGCACCGTGACGCCCAGCAGTTGGGTCATCTTGCGCTCTGGCGGATATTTGTAAGCCACCGCCCACTTGGGCGAGCGCGTGCCTTCGCCCAGTTCTCGCTGCTTGGCCAAACTGTCAATTTTGAAAACCAGTCCATCGGTGGCAAGATTCAAAATTTTTCGATTGATGTCGGCATCCTGAATGAGACGCTCCAAATCCGATTTGTCGCCAAGTTTGTAAAGACAGGTGACCTGTCCGCTTTCGCCAGTCGTGGGCAACTGAAAGGTAGATTGAAAACCCAGTATCTCCAGATAATCAATCAACTGGTTGTGCCGCCGGATGCCTTTGATTTCAGTCAAGCAGCCGTGAACGACAAAGGAAAGCTGGCGCTTGGCGACCTCAGAGGAATCTTTCAACTTGAGTGTTCCTGCCGCTGCGTTGCGGGCATTGGCAAAAAGTTCGTCACCGGCAGCTTCCAATTCAGCGTTGATGCGGTTAAAGACTGTATACGTCATGTAGACTTCGCCGGTGACTTCAATTTCGATTTCTTCGGCCAGTGCCAGAGGCAGCGTCATGATTGTCCGGGCATTAACCGTCACGTCGTCTCCCTGCTCGCCATCGCCTCGCGTAATCGCCTGCGCGAGTTTGCCGTGCCGGTAGATGATCTTTAACGAGAGGCCGTCAATTTTTGGTTCAACAAAAAGGTCTTCTCCCACTTCAAAGACTTTCAGCACTTCATCGGCATTGTACGTGTTGTCCAGAGAGAGCATCCGGCGCTCGTGCCTCACCTTGGCAAAAGAACTGGTGCTGGCTGCGCCGACGCGCTTGGTGGGGGAATTGGGATCGTCCAGTTCCGGGAATTTGCGCTCCAAGGCGACTAGCTCGGCAAAGAGCACGTCAAACTCTTGATCGGAAATATCCGGGGCGTTGAGGACGTAGTAACGATAATTGTGTTGGTTAAGGAGCCGACGAAGTTCCAGTATCCGCGTATTTGCTTCCATAAGATCAGGCAGCCGAAGAATGCGTAACAAGTTCATGCTCAAGTTCGCTTCGTTCCCAGTCGCGAGAAGCGCCAAAAAGTGTGCCGAGTCGTCTCATAAAGCCGTTCTTTTACTATGTCGGTCTAATTGTATGCAATCACTTTGAAATGTAAACAACAAAATTTATGCAATACATTGAACCCATTTTGGCTGTTTTGGCGGCTTTGGCTCTCGTAGAACTAATCGCCTTTGTTGGCCTGCTGATTATTGTCATTGTCCTCTTCATAAAGCGGTACCTGCCGCCCGACGCGCCCATGGTTTACTGCACGCCCACCGTCACCACCGGAACAACTCCAGTCGAGTTCAAGATGACTCCTTTGCCGGACATCAAAGCGGCAGTCGCCGCCCGGAAAGAACCGCTGGGACGAAGCTGCGGCCACTGCGGTACGCGCATCAAAACCGATCCCGTAAGAGGCGTCGTGGTGGGAGAAAACTCTTACCATGTATACGCCTGTCCGGCCTGCAAGCGAGAGACGTTGCTGCCTGCCAAACTTGTTTAGCCCTGTTTGGAACGCAGCTTTTGAACAAGATCGCGGATATAGCGTTGGCCTTCCGGGTCGCCGCGTATAACTTGGGTGACGATGCGCTTGAATTCCCGTGGGGGCTGATGGATTAAATAGTCGTAAACGTGGGGCAACATGGCCTGATCTTCCTCCGTGTCGCCGAAAGCGCGCATGAAGCGCCGCCAAGCGCCGGGGCCGAGCATCACATCCCATTGTTCGTCGGTCAGCGTGTCAGCCTTGCCCCGGACATACTTTCGTGTTTCCGGGTCGGCATCGTCTTCGTAGGACAGGTACTCCATCAGACCTTTCACGATTTCCTGCACCAAGACCGGAAAGACCACCGCTTGCGCCCGGATCAAAGGCACGCCATCGTGGTCTTTGGTCAAGCTCACGCTGCCGCCCGCCGGAGCTTCGCTCATAAACGCTTTCCAGTGTTCTTCGGGAATGGCCCAATAGGCGAACTCGCCGACGGAAACCATCGTGCCGTACATGTTAAGTAAACGCGGATCAATCTGATTAAGCCGGTCGGCGGCGAGATGGAATGCGTAATTTTTGTTTATCGCGTTGCCCTGAATCATCATGTTAACAAACCGCCGCTTGGCAACTTCGTCACCCAACTGCTGCGCGATTTCAGGTATCTGAAGATCGGTGCGTTCCGGGTCGTCCGGCTCCGGCTCCAGATGCTTGCGGCTCAAGGTGACGTTCTCCGTCAGTTCGGCTTGAATCTTCAAATCGCCGCTTTCAATGGCCTTTCTGGCTCCCCGGAATTCCGGCAGGTCGAGCACTAAATTGACGGCAAGCTGTTGCAGTTCATCCCGGTGTTCCTCTTCGATGCGCATGGCCGTCATCACCGACTGCATCATCTGGCCCATCACCTGCTGAACATCAGCCCGGCTGCGGGGATGCACGCCGGTATAATGCTCGATCTTGCGGATCAGGGCCGGATAAGACTCCGAAGCCGCCACGTCGCCGGGGAAGTCCGGGCCGTAAGGGTGCTCCCCGTGCTCGATCCGGCGCTTTTTCTCCGGGTCGATGTAATCGGGTTGGCCACCAAAGTCAATGGGAGCCTCGGTGAGAATCCGTCTGGCCAGTGGCTTGGGCATTAACAGCCTTTGTCGTCTTCCAACAGGTTGGCGATTACCTGCCGGGCATTGGAATCCGTGTAGGTTTGATCCATGCCGTAGGCCGCCTTGGGGGCTGGTTCTTGGCCCGGCTCCACGTCGCGCCGCCGCCATGGGGTTTCCGGCTCGTCAGGGCTTTTATCCGGTCGGGCTGGCTCAACACCGGGTTTAGTTGTGGGCGGAGCTTCCGTTGGAGCTTCAGTCCCACCAGCGGTCAACGGGCGTTTAAAAAATTGTCGTGCATTCATTGACTTAACTACCTTTCTCTTCGGTGGCCAGCAATTTGTCCCAATCAACGTTCTCCGGCGGTATCTTTTTGGTGTTCAGATAATCCAGCCCAACTTCCGCATCCCCGCTGAAGGGCACCAACATCCAACTGGTATCGTAATTTTCACCAAAAACCACCGGCAAAACAATGTCAAAATGGTTCAACACCGACATTACAATATCGTGAACTTTTGGCAACTCTGATTGTATACAGTCAATCAGCAGCGAATCATGGACGGTGGACACCAGCAAGGACTCCAAATCTTCCTCCCGCATCATCTGCTCAATCACGTGGAGGGCCATGAGCATCATGTCGGAGGCCGTGGATTGAATCAGGTGGTTACATCCGGCGCGTAGCGCCTTGGCCTTGGCTTCTTCATCCCCGCCAAAAACTTCCTCGAAAATACGTACCCGCCCGAAAATGGAAACCGCCACGCCGGTATCCAAAATGAACCGTTTGTAGTACTGCAACAGGCGGCGCAACGCCGGATACGAATCGAAAAAGGAATCAATGATGGATTCGCATTCTTCCAGCGGCAGGTAAATGGATTGATTGGCCAGCACATTTTGCAACCCGAACGCGCCACCGCCATAGCCCGTCAGGAAGTTGGTCGTTTTTGCGAGCACGCGCTTGAGTTCGAGGTCTTTGGCTTCCTTGTCCCGTTTGTTGGACTGGAGCCATTTCATGTGCTCCTTCGTGAACTGCTCGTACGGGATTTTGTAAATGCGGCTGGCCGTCAGGGAATGCAGGTCGATACCGTCGAAATATGCTTTGACCATCGTCGGATCGCCACACGCCGCCGCCATCAACCGCAATTCGATCTGGCTCAGGTCGGCGGCGTACAGGCAGCCGCGCTCCCCAAACCGGGACGTGTACAGAGATTTGACCTCGCCGTCACGGGGAAGCTGCTGCAAATTCGGATCGCGACAGGAAAGGCGTCCACCCCGCGTACCCGTGAGCATGAAACTAGCATGGATGCACTGGTCAAAACACAGGTGCGGGTCTTTGCCTCTGGCCTTTTTGTCGATGCCCGCCGCTTGAATGTTGCGCAGCGGGCGCACGTAGGTCGAATACAATTTGTATGCCTTCCGGTACTCCTGTAACGGGCGGATGTTCGCGTGGTCGACCGCCAGCCGGTTGAGCGTCCACTTGTCCATCGCGGCATATTTAAGCTGGTCTTCCCGCGACATCCTTTTGAATGCTTCCTCCGTGTCGCCGAAAAGTTTTTTACCGCCCTTGGTCAGCCGCTGCACCGGAAGATTCAGCATGGCCTCGTCGAACAGGATGCGCTTCAAGTCCGCTTTGTTTTCCAAATCCAGATGCCATTCCTCGCCTTTGGCGGTCGCTTCCCTCTCCTTGGCGATGCACCAATCGACGATGTTCGGATTCACGTCCCGCAGCTTGTCGCGCAATTTGCCGACCTCCAGCGGCAGGCGCACTTCCATCTCGTTCAACTCCTTTTCGTTTACGAACATGCCCCGGCCCATCATTTTCATCAGCACCTTGGCTGCTGGAGACATGATGTTTTGGTAAACCCACATGCGGGGCGGCGGGGCAAATTCACGAAAACGGCCCGCCTCGCCGGGCTTGGCCAGCGGCATCTTGTAGAGAGGCGTTTTTTCCAGCTTGGACTTGATCTGCTCAAAAGCCCGGTAGCAAACCTCCACGTCACCCATGACGTAGGGAACAAGGTGCGATGCCCATTTGTCCCTCGGACAGTTCAGGTAATGACCGCCTTTGTTGTTGCCGGGGTGCATCAAATCAGCGTGCAGATCAATCAGCAGGGTCATCTCCTCTTCGTACCCGGCCAGATCAGGCACAAAATCGTAGGCGATGGCTTCCAAGCCGAGCGAGCCGCGCTGCTGCCGGTTGGTGTAGGCCATGTGCCATGTATCGTAATCAGCCGCATCCGCCAATTGGCACAGCAACCCGTCACGCTGCCGGTTGTGCGCCGAATCGCTCCAGTCGATGAATTTCCCGTCCTTGACGTACTGGTCTTTCCAGAGGCACGCGTAGGTGAACAAAACGTCGAAGGTCAGGTTGTGCCCGATCAAACCGGACTGGGTTAAAACTTTCCAGATCAAGGGCCGGAGCCGGGCCATGTGCGGGCGCACGGCGCTGCCTTCAAAATCCCACGGAAAACCAACGGACTGCGGCCCCGTCGCCGGATCAAGCCAGCGAAACATCATGCTGACGATGGCCGCACCTTGGCCCCACGGGCGCAGCCCCGTCGTTTCCGTGTCGTAGCAGAGCTTTATTTTCGGATGCCGAAGAATATCTTTCAGCGCCGCTTCGATCTCCTCGATATTTTCCGTAAATCGGTACCAATCTCGTGTATACACGTTCGGTTTGACGCCGTGCTTGGCCATCCACAACCCGTCGAGCAGGTTTTGTTTCCAGCGCCCAAAGACGTAGGGGTTGTTAATGGCGTGAATGATCCGGGGTGCCTGAATGGGCAGCATGGGAATGCGCACGTCCGGCTTGGCCCCCATGACTGGATGGCCCAGCACCGTCTTGGTCGGATCAGCCGGATGGGGCTGGGGCAGATTGAAATCCGGCTTGGTAATCCAGTCGTCCGGCCAACCGCGCCACGTCAGCAGGCGTCCACCCCAATCCTGCGCGTTTGATTTATGGCTCAGCAATCCCAGTACCTGCGTGCCCACCGGCATGATCAAGTTGGGTGGGTGCAGCAACAAATCCTGAATGACGTGATACCGGCACCAGTTGCCCTTGATCTTGTAATTGACGAGTTTGTCCGCCCAATTGGCGCACCGGGTGATCGGCACCCACCGAACATCCTTGGGGGTCACTCCCGTTACGTCCGAAGTTTCATGGATGATGCGCTTCAAAACCGAAGCCGATCCACCTGACGCCAGCGTGCCGTAGGTATCCTCATGACGGCTCACGCTGTCGTAAATAATCGTCACCAGCGGGTTGGTCGGCCCGGCATAGTCAATGAACGGATGTTGCGCCCCATTATCCTTCAATCCGCATTTGGCGCACACTGGAGACATTTCGCCGGGCTTGAGCAACTTGCCCTGCAATGGATTTTTTGGGTCGTATACAATCTTGTGGTAAAGCTTTTTTGCGGTCACCGCCCCCTTTTTATTTTTTTTCTCCTCCTCCACGACTTCATAACCCGTGGCATAAACCACCATGCTCCGAAAAAATGAATCGACGTTCTCGCTCTTGAAAACCGTGCCGTCAGGCAGGGTAAAAACCTTCTTGATCGTATGGCGTTTGGGCTTTGATTCGATTTGTGCGGCGGCGTCCATCACCCGGAATAGAACGCAGTTCTTAAAAAGCGTATGACCGAATTGGTGCCGGTGCAAAAACCGCTTCCCTGCTACAGCCTTGAATACAACAAGGCTGATCCGCGCTGCCAAGCGTGCCCGCATCAATCCGGGTGCATCCAGCATTCAGGCCGCCGGGCCACCCAAGTTCCGCTGTCCAAGGCCAAGTTCAAACTGATCCCGGACGGCTACGAGAAAGCTTACGATTTCGATCTTGAAGACCCGGAACTGCCGCACGTCCAGCGCACCTATTTCGATTGCTACGAGACCATCTTCAACCGGGCGACCCCCGATGACGTGACCCGCTTCGCCAAAGAGCTTTTGGCCGCCGCCCGCCAGACGCAGTGTTCCTTGCGGCTTTACCTTCTGGCTAACATGGTCGGCCACCGGGAATCGCAAAAAACCCGGATCGTCAAAACCGAGCAGGCGTTGCCCCGGCCTTTCCGGGCCAAAATGCTGCTGGGAACAACCGCCCTCAAACGCGCCCGCATGTACGCCGAAATGTGCAACCGGGAATTCGGGACTTTCGCCCTGTCATCCCTGTCCTGTCTGGTGGAGGAAAACTTTACCGACAAATCGCTCGAAAAGCACATGCTCCACAGCGAGACGGTCGTGGGAAAATATGTCGTCGGCTATAAAATTCTCCACGGCGGCCCGGCGTGGGATTCGCTCTTTGACGCCCACGAACTGACGCTTGATCCGTACTGGCTGGCAATTGACGAAACCTACCTGTTCACAAAACTGCAACCTTATTTAGAGAAGAAATGCGGCACGGAGCAAATTCAGCAGCATCGTTTTTCCGTTACCCAAGTACTGGGATACCTGAAGAAGCACAGCACCGCCGCCATCAACACTTTTCATGTCCGCGAAGCCATTATGCCTCAAGCTGTAGCCGAAGTACTTCACCACTATGGACACCATCCTGATGATTTCAACATTGACCCGGAACCCATCGTCAAACCACTGGAATTTTGGGTCTATCTGGGCCGGGCACTCCAGCAGTTTCAGTGTCTACTTTACCTCGAAGGAAAGCCCTCGCTCCTCACGCGCCGGTAAACTTTTTAACTCACGTTCTTAATGCTGCATGACGTGGGAAACGTACAATTTCTCGGATGATTTTCAGGACGCGATTCTCGCCTGCCTGATCCGATTTCCAGAGAAGTTCTGGCGCTTCGGGGAGATCGTAAAACCGGAGTACTTCAACGGCCCCAGCGCGGTTGAAGTCGTCTTCCGGCTCAAAGATCACGTGGCCAAATACGGCGCGTATCCCAACTTCACCACACTGGGCAATTACGTCTTTGTCAGGACGGAGCGCAAAAACCCGGAACGGGCCAAGGAACTGATCGAGTACGTGGTCAAGCTGTCACAGGTTGACTGCGCCGACGTGGATACCATCCTTGATCTATCGCTCAAATTTGCCAAGGAGCGCGCCATCTTCGACGCCCTGCGCAAAATCCATCTGGCCCAGCAGGAAGGCAAGGAAGAGACCGTCGATGCCGTCAAAGTCATGGAAGAGGCGATGAACGTCGGCTTCGATTACGAGGATTTGGGCATCGAATTGCGCCGTGACCTTGAAAAGATCATCGATAAGATGACCAACGTTAATCATGGCATCCACACGGGCTATCGTGAGTTTGACAAGCTTTGGAAGACCGGCTGGGCCGCCGGGCACCTGATCGTGCTCCTTGCCCCGCCCAAGGGCTATAAAACGACCTTTGCCGTCAATCTCGCTGAACATGGCCTCCAGCCACGCTATTGACGCCGACGTGCTGTACTACGCCTGTGAAATCAAACAGGAAGAGGCGGCAATGCGCGCCATCTACAACCTGACGGGTACGACCGAAGCTATCCTGTGGGAAGGCGTTGAGAAGTTCAAACTTAACGCCCGAAAAGTTGTAGACGAGAAAATGTGGGGACACTTCTTTTTCAAAAGCTTCCCGGCCAAAACTACCACTATCGGCCAGATCAAGGCCCACGCCAAACAGGCCATCCGCACGTTTGGCTTGAAACCCAAAGCTATTTTCATTGATTACGCCGACACAGTAAAGCCGGGCAACACCGGCAAGAACGTCCCGGATTACCGCCAGCAAGCGGACATCTACACCGAGGCCCGCGCCATGGGCGATGATCTGGGCTGCTGCATCGTTATGCCCGACCGCTGCAACAAGGAAACTGTCGGTCGCACAGTTCCCAGCGTCGCTTCTTTTCAAGGTTCATTTGAAAAGGGCGGCGTCGTGGACGCGGCCATCGGCCTGTGTGCTACGGATGCCGAGTACAAGCAGAATAAAATGCGGTTTTTTGTTTTCTTAAACCGCTCCGGCCCGCAAAACAAACATTACATCGGCACGGTCGACCGCGAAAAATATCAAATCACCGTGGACGGCGAAATTGACTACAACCCGGAAGAAGACGAAGAACAAACCCGGTTTGTTAAAGGGCACGGCAAAAACCGAACCAAGGTGCAAAAAGAATTGACGCCCAACGCAGGCGCGACCCAGTGGGATTAAGGTACTGGAAAAGTCAAACCGGTGACGGCCACCAGCGGCTTGGATTCATCCAGCTTTTTGTCATGGACGTAATCGTAACGTACCGCTCCCAAAGCCGCAATCAACTCCGTGGCCATTTCCAGTGAATTGGCCGTGTCGCTGACTTTGACACATTCGTTATGGCTATGCCAGTTGTAGTAACCGCTCGGCAGGTTCATACAGGAAAAGCTGAACCGCTGGCGCAACGCCATCACGTCCGTAAACGGATGATGCTGCCACTTGTTCACGCCCCATTTGTTGAGAACGGGCAGACCGGCCCGGATGAAATCGCCCGCATTATCAAACAGACGCATCCCGCTCGACGTGTAGGAAAACATGTCGCGGGCCGGGCAATCAAATTCCAACACGTAACCGATGCCATCGAACATCTTGGCCTCCGCGCTGAACGCGCCCCGGCAGCCGATTTCCTCGGCGGCAAAGAAAGCTGCCGCGATATTGGGAAAGCGGTCAAGCAGTTCAAGGCAGATGTAAACACCAGCCTTATCGTCGCCGCCAAAGCCCACCTGCTTGCATTTGCGGTCGTAACCGATCAAGGTGCCGTTCTTCTGGACGATCCGAAAATACCGTTCCACCGGTTGCACCGAATCAATGTGCGCCGCCACGCACGGGAAAAATTGAGCGGTACCTTTCCTCAAAAAGACATTGTTGTAGCTGTCGACCGTGCAGGTAACGCCGGGGCGGCTGGCCACTTGCGCCTTCAGGAATTCGACCATCTGGTCTTCCCGCATAGATTGAGTGGGGACAGCCAGCACCTGTTTGAGTCGATCAACGTTCATGCTTCCAATGTACTGGCTTCTGCCGCGCTGTCAACAGAAAAATTTAATACGGCCAATGACGCCGAAACGCCATTGGCCGTACACCAAAAGCAGCAACTGTTTACCACGTCAGACCGATACCAAGCTTCCAGAGGAATCCGCTATCGCCTCGGCTGGGCAGATCGAAGTTACCCCCGGCAAAGAGGAAGGAACTGTCACCGATGTAGTATTCAAAACTGGCTTCCGGGCCGGTGTGCCAGATAACCGACGAGGTTGTGTCATAGGAAACTCCAGCGCTCCACCCGGTGTTCAACCACAGTTGCTTGTAAAGATGCCACGAATAATCGGAAAAAATGTCCGTTTCACCAGCGAAGGCAGGTTCCCACGACAAGCTTTGTGCCGCGCCCACCCAGACGTTGGGAGCCTTCTTGAACGGGTCAACCGAGAGGGAAACATCAATGCCAAACTGCGTGTCGCCAGTTTTGGGCGAGGTAACTCCGGTACCACCGAGCGTCAGTTCGTAAGAACCGTACTCCTTTCCCGCATCGCTGCTCGCAGTGTTGGTGCTGAGGGTTGGAGCCGCTGGGGTATTGGTGGTTATGTCATTTGTCTGGGCATTCAGGCCGACCTGTGCCCCGGCCAACAGGGCGAATGCAATAAAAATTCGTTTCATAATTTTACGGTGTTAATAATTGGTTGCTGCTGATTTAGTCGGAATTCACGGGAACCACGGAGACGAATATAAGCATCTTGCCAAGAATCATCGTCTCCTGTTTTGTGATGCCGTTGCCGCTGAGATCAATGGTAACCGCAGAAGTTAAAGTTGTAGCGTTCTTGCCGGTTGGATCGTTGACGGCGTCGACCGTACCTTGCTTAAAGCTGTCCTTATAGCTCATACTGCCAGTCAGCGCTGGAACCGAAGTGTCAACTTCAGTAAATGCTGCTTCATCCGACACCGCAGCGGAACTAGCCGACATTTCATTTGGGATTGGCTCATTAACGCGGACATCAAACACGTATTGTCCAAGGCCGCTGGTTGCACGATGGGCATCGGGCATCCAACGAATGGTGCCAGTCAAGCGATCAACCTTCGGCACATAACCACTACCGTCGGGTGCCGGAATTGAATAATTAACATTTACCTCTTTGATGAACCACTCTTCTTTTTTGTAGTCGTAGTACAGTTCACCGTTGGCAGTAGCGGTTTGATACATCGGAATTGGCCCGGCAGCCAACGTAAGCTGCTGGAATTCCATCTTATCATACTTTGTAACAACAACCTGCTGCTTTTTACCGTTGATCTGGCGAGTAATGTAAACAGGTGCAAGCTTGACCTTGGTGAACCAGTCTTCCGGCCTGTTCAACGGTTTGCCTGCGGCAAGCCCGCTAAATTTGCTGTCGGAACCGGCACGCTTGTCCAGCACGCTGAACTGCAAATCGCCGGAATTGTAGTTGTAAACGCCATCCAACCCGATGGGCACTCTTCCGCATAAGTGGCTGATATTTTTACCGATGACCTGACCGGTCTTGGGATTCATAACATCACAGGAAAGGTCATAATAGAGGCTGCGGGGGCGAGTGACCGCTTTGGTGATGTAGCCGCCCATGATCAGCGGAGTATCAGTGATGGTGCCGTGAAAGCCGCCGCTATTGCAGACATTGATGTTCAAGGTGTAAACATCCTTTGCCGTCGGGCCGGGGTTGACCTTCGAGTTAAAATTAATCTGCATGTCCCCCCGGATGAAAGTGGGCGGATTGGTATTTTGGGCTGGCACGGCACAGGCGACGACCAGCATGATTGCGATGGTGAGTAGTGATTTCATGTGTTTTAACTGTTTATGGTTTGATGATTGTTAAGTGTTCTTCGCGGCAGGTTTGCGTTTCGCGATGTTTATCCTGATGCTGATGCGCCCATTCCACAGTTCACCAAGATTTTTGTTGATGCGATTCCGCAGCCGGTTTAAGCTTTCCTTGGTAGCTTCAAACTTTTTGCTCGGCTCGATTACAATTCTTATGTCGCGTTTCATATTTTGACTTCGGTTTACTGAAGTTGAGAAGTCGTTTGGTTATTTGAGATTATTGCTGTTGTTGACCGTCCGGTTGTGCGTCGTCGGTGTCGATTGCCCCGCCTCCAAATACGAAGGTTAGGATAATAAAGAATACGACCAGAACGATGCCCGCGATGATTGCGAATTTTCTTTTGTTCATGTACCTGTGGTGTTGATTTGGTGTTGTCGGTTATTTCCTGCCACGACGTTCCGGGATCACTTCGGCGTCAACTGTGTTGTCGCTGCCCAAATCCAGATTAAGGTCGGGCGGAGCGTTCAGTTCCTTGGTGGACTGTGCTTTGGCAATGGGTGTCGCAGTGGGTGTGGTGGAAATGGTGGGCTGATTGCCCTGCGCTTCCATCAGACTGGAGTCAATTTGAGCAAAGGCCGTGTTGATGCCAGTTCTTACGGCGTCCAGTGCCGCATCGTGCATCAGCTTGGTCTGGAAAGTCTCCGTGGCTTTGGCCTGCTTCATTGCCTTGGCTACGCTTTGGGCAATCTTCCATTCCGACCGCTGTTCATCGAGCCAATCGGCATAGTCGGCGAGGTTTTTCTTCGCCACGACATACTGGTCGTTTTGGAAAACCAGAAGCTGGCGCAACTTCTGGTAATTTTCCATTTGCTGACTTGGTGTATTTGGATGAAGCCGGTCGTGTTCCTGAATTTGCCGCCAAATATCCCTCAAAGAAACGTTGATTTGCATGATGCTGTCCGCCTTGCCTCGTAACGCAACCATGCTGGCCTCATATTCCTTCTCGAACTGCTCAATCGGGTTCTGCGCTGCCACGGCTTTCAATGCCTTCAACCGCCAAGTGGCGACTAACTCGGCAAAGGCCGGAATGAATTTGCTGGTAACGAAAAGCGCCGCGACGGTGAATCCCAAAGCCGCCAATGCACCGATCCCGTGTAAAATTGTAATAAACAACGGGCCAAGGATGACCAAGGCCACCAATAGCGCGCCGGAGCCGACGATGATTTCCCAGCGTTTCTGTTTTTGTTCCAAGTCAGTCATAAGTTTAATTCGGGACAATTCCCGGTTTGTTTTTCAGTTCTTCAGGTGTAGCGCATTTGCGCCCGTATGTCAGTTACAGTCCAGAACAACATTTGTAATCATAGATTTGTATACAATGACCGGCCAAGTGTCAACAACAAATTTTAGCAACGTAAGGCACGCATGAGCAACGAACAAAAGATGCTTGAGGATTTGCCGGAAATTCTGCCCACTTTTGGCGATCCGGTGCGCATCGTTGAACTGGGCGTCAATGACGGATACCACACCCGCGCCATCATCGACTGGCTCGACGGCCTGCACCGTCGTTTCATTTACGTTGGCCTTGAACCCGATCCTCGCATCCACCCGATCCTGCCCACCACCGTCAATTTCGTACGCGCCGCCATCGCGAGCGAAGACAAAATGATGGCGCTCCACCTGTCTGAAGGCGTCAGCGATGACGGCGCGATTTACAGTGGCTCGTCCTCGTTGCATCCGCCGGGAGAACTGATCCATCAGTACTGGCCCAAGATGAAGTTCCTGAAGACCACGCAGGTCATGGGCGTCACCTACGACACACTTTGCGCGCATCACGGGCTGGATGAAGTTGACTTCGTGTGGTGTGACACCCAAGGCTGCGAAGTGGACGCCATCAAGGGCGGTTCGCAGTTTTTTCCCAAAACAAAATGGTTCTTCACCGAGTATGCCGACGCCCGTATTTACAGCGGGCAAGCAACTTTTAAGGAACTGTGCGCGATGCTCCCGGACTGGGAGGTCTACACGGATTACGGCGGTGACGCCTTGCTCAGAAATAAACACTATGATCATCCTCTGCGAGTACTGGAAAGACAAAAATGCGGAGCGCCAAAAGGAACTTGATTTCGCGCTGTCCATCAATCAAAGCCTGCCGTTCGTCAGCAAAATTATTTTGTTCACGGAAAACGGCGCAACTTTTGACGGCCCAAAAATCGAGCACATCCCCTGCCCGAAGCGACCGACCTATTTTGAAATTTTTCAAGTAGCCAACCGGTATTCAGACACTTGCGCGGTCATCAACACCGACATCCACTTTTTGCCTGAAACGGAGGAATGTCTGAAACGTTTCGACCTGAATATCCACGTCCTTTGCCTTTCGCGGTGGGATGCGCAGCGCGACGGCTCGCTCGTGCCGTTTACCACCGGCGGCTCGTACGACACCTACATTTTCAAAAGCCCGCTGCCCATCAGAGAGCAGTTCAGCAACCACACCGCCGGTATTCCGGGATGCGACGCCAAGCTCTGCTTCGCCATGAATCAAATTCGTTCCGCGCTCAATCCTGCCATGACGGTGGTCACTGTCCATGTTCACATGAGCGGCATCCGCAATCTCGACTGCAACACCCGTCTCTTTGGAAACTATCACGTTGTCCCGGTTTCCAAATGAACTACGACTATTTTAACAACTGGCATCTTGGCGACTGCCTGTGGCAATGCGTGTTCCTGCGCAAAGCCGCGACGGCGCATCCCGATCACAGTTTTACTTTTTACTGCCGGGCCGATTACCTCAATCAGCTACAGGAAGTCATCGCCGATCTACCCAACGT